AGTTGTTGATATATTATAAATAGAACTTGACATAGAAACATTTTTTTTATTATTAGAATATGATCCAATATAATAAAAATTATTTTTGTAATTATATATTCGTATGTCTTCTATTCCAATAAATTTTTTATTATCTTTATAAATATCATCATTTAAAAATATTTCATTACTTATTTTATTAAAATTTAAATCTACTACAAATTTACTATTTAATGATATCCATTGTTGTGGACTTTTTTCAATTATACCATCATTATTAATTTTATAATTAATCCATCTAAAATTTATTAAATATGTATCATTTGATATTTCAATAATATTAGGTGTACTTGAATATAATATTGTATTTTTAGCTAATATATTTTTTTCTATTTGTCTTGTAAAATCATATGTTTTATTAAATAATAACAATGGAAAATTATATATATCAATTTTATTCCATAAAATGCTATAATCGTTTTTTTGTGTTTTTAATTGTTCTTCTCTATATTCATTATAAATTGTTAATATTTTAGTTTGATTATAAAGAATACTATCATCTTCGTCATTAAATGATAAATTAAAATTTTTAATTTCAGAGTTATTAAAAAATAAAGATAACATATGAGGGCCTGTTATATCTAAAGAACTAATACCATATATATTATTTTTTACATTTTTAACAATTAATTCTATAGCTTTATATAAAATATTATTATTTGGCATAAAAATCATTAACGCATTATATATTCCTGTAACATCACAAAAACATCGATCTTTTACAACATATTCTTTATCTGTCAAAAAAATTAATTTAAAATTATTAGCACATTTATATTTAATATTTAAATAAATACCTCCATGTATATATAAAACGCAACATCTCCATAAATCAGCTTTGTAAGCACCTGGTTTTAATTTATCAAACGTATACAATACATCTTCATTAAAATTATTTTTTATAAATTCTCTACACATATTATCATCATATAAATGATATTTAAATTCAGGATTTTGTTCTTTTAATAATTCTACATTTTCTTTCATTTTTGGAGGTAAATCTAAAGTATACCATGTTTGAAAAATATTTAATGGAATAACAGAATATATTTTTGAATATATTGTTAAATAGTGTTGTTCTTGTTTTAATTGTTCTTGTTTTAATTGTTCTTGTTTTAATTGTTCTTGTTTTAATTGTGATTGTTTTAATTGTGATCGTTTTAATTGTTTTAATTGTTTTAATTGTTTTAATGGCAATAAAGATAATTTAAAATTAAGCATATAATAATTATAATATAAAATATTATATGTTTCCATTTAAATTACATAAACAAACAAAATCAAATAATAAATCATCTAACCTATCTTTATATGATTTATTGACATCTCCACAAATAAGATTATTTTCAAATAGCAATATTACATACTATAATATTAATCCAATGAATAATCAAATGAATAATTTATATAAACCTATAAATTGGAATACAAATTGTAACAAAACAATAATACATGTATATGATTATTCAAATGGGTTAGGTGATTATTTAAGAGGATGTATTTTATTGGCTCAATATGCCAAATATTTTAATATAAAGTTTGAGTTAGATTTATCTAAACATCATATTTCAAAATGTTTACATAATATTCAACCTCTATTAACTAATGTAAAAATTCATACTTTTATTAATGAGTATAATCCATTACTTCTTGATTCATTCATTAAAAATTTTCTTTATTCAAATGAAGAAAAACTTTATATTACAACAAATTGTTTTTATAATAGAAATTTATTAACTAATGATATTCAACATTATATAAATTCTTTTTTTATTTTTAAAGAGCAATATTATAATACTATAAATAGCGTGTTTAATTTAAAAAACTACAATGTTTTACATATAAGATGTCTCGACACTGATTTTACAACGGATTTTAAAGATAATTCTTTATTGAATCAAATTAAAAAAATTCAATTGTCTACAAATACTATAGTAATGAGTAATAATTATTTATTGAAACTAAAATTAAACAAATTATTTGGATTTTACTTTATTGATAACAAATCAATCCATACTGTTAATGTAAATAATTATAAAGAATTAGAATCTACTATTATTGACTATATTATACTTTCAAAATCAAGCCGTACTTATTGTATTAGTTATTATAGTCATGGTAGTGGATTTAGTGAACAATGTTCCATATTAAATAACATACCTTATACTATTATTTATATACCCAATATCACAAAAAAATTATTAATTGAATAAGTTAGAAATTCTATTGACAAATATAGTATTTTTAAATCGGCTTCAATAATTGTAACGATTTAAAAATAGTTATACAAATTATCTCTCTAGAGGATTAAATAGTTAGTATTTAACGCCTGCGTGACTGATTGCGTTTTCTCAACGATCTACGTCTAGATTTTTGAGATCGGCTTCCCTTTTTTCCTCCTTTTTTCTGAGCAGCAGCAATAGTTTCTCTAGCTACTTGACGTTGATTTTGAAATTGTGCCGAATCATAAACGGAATGTTTTGGTGTTTCAGCTTTTTCTTTAGCTTTAGCTTCAGCTTCTAATCTTTGTACGTCAGCAGTAGTTCGTGGAAAAGTTGACATATATTAAACGAATATTATAATTTTGCTTAATTACAATAAATTTGTATAAGTAGCTGGAAATTCTTTAATTTGGGTTCCATAATGTTGTTCTATTTCTTTCATTTTTTCTACGTCATAATTTGTAATAAAATTAATACCTACACCTTTTCTTCCCCATCGTCCAGAACGTCCAATACGATGTAAATAAGTATCTACACATTTGGGTAAATCAAAGTTAATGACAGTGCTTACTTGTTGTATGTCGATACCTCGGGCAGTTATATTAGAAGATATAAGTACTCTATATTTTCCATGTTTAAATTCATTGTACGATTGTGATCGTTCTGTTTTATCCATATCGCTATGAATACAACAAACTGGAAATCCTGCTGTTTTCATAATCATGTATAAATCAATAACACGTTTGACTGAATTACAATAAATAATGGATTGAGAAACAGAAATAAAGTTGTATAAATCTTTAAGTGCGTCTATTTTATCTTGATCTGTTTTAAATGAAATATAAAATTGTGAAATACCTTCTAACGTTAACATTTCAGATTTAACAAGAAGTTCAACTGGATTATTCATAATTTTTTTAGAAATTTCTTGAAGTTCACTTTTAATAGTTGCGCTAAACATGACTACCTGTGTTTTATCGGATAGATGTTGAAAAATATTATACAATTGGGTTTGAAATCCTTGGGATAAAATTTCATCTGCTTCATCTAAAATAATTAAATGAATGCCTGAAGAAGGACTAACATGTCTGTTTAAAAAATCCAAAACACGTCCAGGGCATCCAATTAATACTTGAGATTTATGTTGTTTCATATGTTTAATATCAGTATCAATAGGAACACCGCCAATTAATAATTGAGAAGTAATGCCTGTATAACTGGCTAATTTTTCAAAAACGGATTGAGTTTGTATAGATAATTCACGTGTAGGGGAAAGAATAATACACTGTAAAGAGGGTTCAGTTGAACACTTTTCAATAGCAGAAATACAAAATGCTCCTGTTTTACCAGTTCCTGATTGGGCTTGCGCAATAATATCGGATCCTTTTAAAATAACAGGTATAGCTTGTGATTGGATTGGACTTGGTTTTTCAAATCCAATAGAAAAAATACCTCTTAATAATGGAGTTTTCAAGTTTAACGGTTCCCACGAGTCGTCCATACAACGTAATAGGTGAATAATGTTTAAGTTTTAATTTAAAAAAGATTCAACATAATAGATATGTATACTATACATGATTTTCATCAAATGAAACGAACCCAATTGTTGCCAGCTGAAGTAGTTGAACAAATTACATATATATCTAAAAAAATAGGTATAAATCAGTTACAGCCTGAATTTAAAGTAGAAAAAGTATATAATGTACCTCAACAAATTACTATTTTATTGAATAAATTGACAGAAGATAGTTTTAAAAGTGTTCAAGATAAAATTATTCAATTGATTGATAAAAATATAGAAGATAGTAAAGAAATTAGTGTAGTTATTTTTAATATTATTCGTATGAATTCTTTTTATGGTAAGTTGTATGCTAAGTTATATTTTTCCTTTGTTCAAAAATGGCCAAATTTTATGGATTTTGTTCAAGAACAATTTAGACAACATTTACTTGATTTAGAAACAATACAAATAGTATCTTCTAGTAATTATGAAGAATTTTGTAAATGTAATGAATTGAATGATAAATATAAAACATTTAGTCAATTTATAGTTCATTTGACCTTACAAAAAGTAGTTAGTATAGATGGATTGAATACATTGATACAAAAATTAATAGATATGTTATATGTTTTAAAAGATAGTGATCGAAAACTTGTTATGGATGAAATAGTAGAACATTTGTATTTATGTATCATAATAAGTAAACCAATTCATAAACAACTTAATTTTGAAAAATCAAAATTAAATATGACGGGTATTTCAAATAAAGTATTATTTCGATTAATGGACATTATGGATCTATTAAAATAATCTACGAGAAGATTTACGTTTGCTTTTAGATTTGGATTTTCTTCTTGTTTTAGATTTACTTTTGCTTTTAGATTTGGATTTTCTTATTGTTTTAGATTTAGTTTTAGATTTAGTTTTAGATTTACTTTTGCTTTTAGATTTACTTTTAGATTTACTTTTAGATTTAGTTTTATATTTAGTTTTTGTTTTGCGTTTGCCACCTAGATTTGATGATGGGTTTTCTTTATATTTTGCTAGATAATTTTCAATTAATGATTTTGTATAATGATCATTTGGATCTATACTAGCAAGAATAGCTTCATCGCTTATGTGATCTTCTTCGCCTTCTTCGTCTTCGTTTTCTTCATTTTCTTCATCTTCTTCATCTTCTTCGTCTTCTTCGTCTTCTTCATCTTCTTCGTCTTCATATGATTCATCTTCTTCGTCTTTTTCATATGATTCATCTTCTTCATAATCATTTTTTTCTGATTTATTTAATATATATTTTATTTGTTCAATTGTATGAGGATCATTTGGATCTATATCGGCATCGATTAAATCGCGAACATAATTTGACATAGTATATATAGATATATAATATTTTAATATAACTAATTTTAAATGTTACAAAACTTGTATCATTTATATTTGGTGATTATATTCATGAATATATTTTATTCAAAAACATATTCATTTAAAAATAAATAGTATTATTCTATAATATGAGTAAAAAAATTCATGACAATGATATCGAACAAATAAAACAAGTATTTGAAGTTACATTTCCTAAATTTAATCTTGATAAAATACAAATATGTGTAGGCAATCCTTATGAAATATCTTCCTCTAGGAATAGATATACTATATATAATGTAGATAAAACTACAAAAAAAGTAACTGAAAGTATTGGTTATTATGAATTGGATAAAGATGTAAAAGTATTGGATGATCAACAAGATTTTAATGTACGCGAATTAGGTGAAGAACCAATCACTATTAATCCTGAATTTGTATCTAAAATGTCTAAAAAATCAAAAGTGGCTGTAGTTACTAAACCAAAAAGCAAAGTAGAAACTTCTGAACCTGTGGTACCTCCATCCGATTTATCACAATTAAAAGATATAGATGATGAACAGATTTTATCAGAATATTTTGATAATAATAATAAATTATCCAAAGATAAAATTGTATCTACCTATTTAGAAAATTTCGCAAAACCTCGTAAATGGGTACAAGAAATTGGTATGTCGATAACAGCTTTGTATTTAGATGTATATGTCATTGTTGTTCATAATAATAGACCTTATTTACAAGATAAAAAACCGGTAGTAGCCGATAAAGATGATGGACCTTTTATAAATATGAACATGACTATGTATCCTTTTAATGAAGAAATGGAATATAACAAAGAACGTAAATATGTATTAGTATTATGGGATCCTGGTCAACATTATAGATTACTTGAACATAAAGGACAAGTACAATTCGAAGCAAACGAATTGCCAAGTAAAATATTAGACAGGACTGTTCGTTCAAAACCATTAACACCTACCACTCAAGTTCTTGTAGGACATGAATTGGATCCTTCTGTCAAAGGCGTAGATAATTCATTAGAATTAACTGTTATAACAACTACAGGGGGAGGGGATTGTTTCTTTGATAGTATGTATCGTGCTACTGCGAAATCAATTGATATTCATGCTAGTAAAGATAACTTTTTATCTGAAGTACATGCGTTGCGGGTAGCTATGGCAGAGAAACAAAAAGAAACACCCAATCCAGTTATATCTGAAAAGATTAAACAATTATATTATTTATTTTCTCAGAAAAATATGGATGAAATAAGAAATAAATTTTATGCTAAAATGGGTCGTGTTCCTATAGAAGGTGACCGAGATAATGAAATATTTTACAATGGATATTCTGCTATTTTTGGAAATAAAAAATATGACGAAAAAGATTTTGATCACGATGAAACGGAATCTATAATGATGAATTATTTGACATTATTGTATGAATTTTTTCCTTCTGTATCTAAAGAAGATCAAGAAAAGTTTAATGATGTATATATATCTTTGTTTGGTGTAGGTAAAGAATTTAACATACGTAATTCAATTGAACAACAGCGAAGTGAAATTCAAAAAGTAATGAATCCAAAACCTGAACCTGTTCTAGAAGTAGTTTCAGAAACAAAAGAAGAACCAGTAAAAGCGTCTGAACCAGTTTCAGAACCAAAACCTGAACCAGTAAAAGCTGTTGAACCAGTTTCAGAACCAAAACCTGAACCAGTAAAAGCTGTTGAACCATTAATAAATCCAATTGAAACTGTTAATTTGGAAAGTAAAGAAACAAGTTTAGATGTTAAAAAAGAAATACAAGATATTTTACAAATATATGCTTCGTCTAATTCTGTAAATGAAAAAAAAATAAGTTTGAAAAAATACAATAAAAAAGATTTATCCGACGCATGGGCATTAATATCAAAAGATAATCCATCTTTACGCCATCCACCTAAAAAAAATATTGATGATTATGTGAATTGTTTATCTAAAGATCCTGATCATACATGTAATGCGGCTGAACGAGGATCTAAAAGCAAAAAAACAAGTGGCGGTTCTAAATTTACAAGACGTAAAAAAATATAAACTAAACATATGAACCAATTATGTTTGGACATATCAAAATATAATAACATTCCAAATAAATATACAAGTTTTATTCCATCTTTTAATCCACATGAATATCAATGTCCACTAGAAGTGACAAAAAATATGTCATGTATAAAACATGGAATTCAGTATGTAAGTGAGATTAATGGCGTAAAAGTAATTATAAATTTTTTTACAAAAGAAAAACATAGTTATTTAGATCATTTTCACATTGTTATGACGTTATTGAGATTGATGATCACTAAACATTATACAGATATACAAATTGATTTTATATTTACAGATGTTAAAAAAACGTTGCCTATGTCAGGACGTGTAGGACCATCTACATTAAATACTGGATATATAATAAGAAATAAAGTTGTAGTGTATAGAGAAGAAGAATGGTTAAAAGTATGCTGTCATGAATGTATACATTTGTTTTTGTATGACGAAGCATTACGTGATAATACAATGTTAGTTTATTCTATGTTTCCAATAAGTAAAACTATTCAATTAAATGAATCATATTGTGAAATATGGGCAAGATTAGTAAATTGTTGTATTATTTCTGTTGTAAATAATATTTCTATAAAAACACTAATATTACAAGAACAACAATTTTCAATTGAACAAATGGTGAAAGTATTGAGGTATATGAAGTTGAATTATGAAGATTTATGGAATAATAATACAAAATATGAAGAAGATACGAATGCATTTGCGTATTTAGTCATACCTGCTATTTTAATACAAGATAGTTTTGTAGAGTGGTGTAGTGAACACAATGATTTATTATTTCATATTTCAGATAAACATGTAGATGAATATATAAAATTAATAAAACAAAATTATAAACAACCATCCTTTATGAATAAAATAAACAAAACAAAAATAAGTTTAAATAAATATACAAGAATGAGTAAACATAATATATATCTTTAATTTTATTATTGTATGATATCAGTTACAACTGAAAAAATTTAATAGAGTTGCGTAAAAATAAATCTAAATATAAATCTAAAAATAATATATGATTATATTATGGCAGAATATAAAACTTTAGAAATTAATGATTCTATAAATTTAAATAATTGTCGAAAATATAACCTTGGTTATTGTTATAGTACAACAGATGGTAAATATCTTGGTAAATATTTAAAAAGCTATAGTCAAGATAGACCGCGACAAACTGCTGTAGATGTACATAAGTTTGAACATGGAACACTTGATGGTGATACGAGACTTCCATCATTTATACCTTCTACTAATTTAGTAGTTAGAGTAGAATGTCAAAATAAACCTTTAGAAAAATCTACTCTAGATGAATCTTTACCCGCATATCCTACTTTAGAAGCAATACCAGTACCTAAAGCAATACCTTTAGCGGAAGAAACTGAGAATGATTTACCGCTGGCAGACGCAGTCGTATCTTCACCAAAAGAATTAGGTGTTCGATATGGTGGAAAATCTAAAAGGAAATCAAGAAAATTAGCAAGAAAATCAAGATCAGTAAGAAAATCTAAATCAGTAAGAAAATTTAAATCAGTAAAAAAATTAAGATCTAAATAAAGAAGATATAATATAAGTATAACATATGACAACAAGGAAAAATAATACACGTCCAAAAATGTGTATTATTCATGGATATAAAGTTTTATTTGTACCTAGAGGGGAAAAATTATTACATATTGAATGTGTTATTCGGAATGGATTTTGTACAGAAACAAAACATATGTCAGGCATAAATCATTTATTAGAACATATCATGGTTGAAAGCTGGAAACATTGTAAAACATCATGTAATACTTATTGGGATAATAAAGGTTATTCTGTAAATGCGTCTACTGATAAAACAACCATGTCTTATTATATTAAAGGTTTAAATATAGAATGGGAAAAAATGTTAACGTTTATAGTAAATATAATTGATAATCCGAATATAACAGAAGAACGATTAAAAAAAGAAAAAGAAGCAGTAATTGAAGAATTATTAACTTATTCGACAGATATTGATAGTACATTAGATGATACGTTTAATAAATTATTTTATAAACTAGATGGATTAAAATATGGCGATGATTGGAAATTACAAATTAACAATTTAAAACATATAACAGTAAAAGATATACATGATATGTATAACAAATATTTTAATGTAGATAATATAATGTTTGTTATCATGGGTGCTTATAATGAAAAAAAAATAAAAGCTATATTACAAAATCAGTTACTACATTCAAAACAAGGTAAAAAGTTAAAAGTAGATTGTTATACTTATTATCATAATATTGTATATGTTAAGGAAAATATTGAAAATACAAAAGTCATGTTAGGATTTCCATCAAAAGTACATAATTATATATATGTAAATTCTGTAGTTACATTGTTACATACTTTATTGTTTAATGAATTGAGAACTAAACATAGTTTACTGTATGATATTGAAATTAATTTTGATTTGAATGGATGTGGAACAACTACATTTATAAATTTCGATGTTCAATCAATCCATGTAAAAGATGTACTAGTTATTATTTATAAATTTATACAAGATTTACAAACAAAAGGTATTCAAGAAGATATCAATGGATTTAAAAATAAAGAAATTTATGATTATCTTATTAATGAAAATTCGATCATGGATTATTATTTATCTTTAATTTATGTAGATAGTCCTTTGTATACTAAATCACAGATTATACAAGCGATTAAAACAATGAATATGAAAACTATAATCAAATTATTTCAATCCTTGTTACCGTTAGATAAAGTATTATGTGTATATCAATGTAAACAAAATTTAAATTTATCTTGGGAAAAATTGATTTAATTTATGAATAATAAATAAAATAAATGGGTGTTCGATATTTGAATCATTTTTTACATGATCAATGTCCTCGTGGCATGAAATATATTTCATTTGAAGAATTGCGTGGAAAAACTATTGTAGTAGATGTATCTATTTATTTATATAAATTTAAAGCATTTGATGAATTTTTGAAATTGATAAAACAAATGTTAATGGATTTTATTAGATATGGTATTCATGGTATTTTTGTATTTGATGGTAAACCAAAAGAAAACAAAGAAATAGAATTAATATACAGAAAAGAACAAAAAGAAAAAGCATGGGAAACATATCAACTATTAAAAAAAGATGGAAATGAAGAACAGTTACAATATTTAAAGAAACAGTGTACAAAAATTAACATTAATGATGTTGCTAATGTAAAAACAATTATGGATTCATTGGGTATAACATATACAGTTGCTCCTCATGAAGCTGACGAAATATGTGCTAAATTATCTAGTAAAGAAAAAGTATATGCGTGTATGAGTGACGATATGGATATGCTCGTGTATGGATGTAAACGTGTATTACGAAATGTAAATTTTGAAACAAAAACAGCTATTCTTTATAAATTAGATGATATATTAGAGTATTTAAAATTATCCTACGATAATTTTAAAAAATTATGTGTTATTTCAGGAACAGATTATTATAAATCAAACAGAAATATATTACTGAACCTATATTTAAACTATAAACATTCCAAATGTACAAATTTATATGACTGGCTGAAAATAAATAACATACAAGCTAATTACGAATTACTTGAAACGATTTGTCAAGATTTTGACATTTCTGATGTTAAGTATGAATATTTAAATGACATTATTGAATCTCTCGTTTGAAAGTACATTTCAATTATTATTTATAAAAAATATAATTTTTATTTTTTATGAATATTTTTGTATTTTTATATTTAAACAACAGGAGCAACAGCAGGAACCGACTTCTTGAAGTGCTGGCTCATGAACTTCTGAAGGTTAAAGTAGGTAAGCTCCTCATCGGCCTTGATAGACAAAAGCTTCTTTAGCTTAGGATCAGGGAGGATCTTACGACCATTGGTTGCGTCCTGGAGCTTGTTTGCTCGGATGTAAGCATTGATCTCGCGGGTTACATCGGTACGAGCAAGAAGAGATCCATGGGGCTTTCCAAGGAAATCAGCAAGCTGATCACTGATGAGGGTTGGCTTTACAAATCCACTCGGAGCACGAGTACTGTTCTTAGCCTTGCGCTTGTTCGATGCCTTGGTCGCAGCCTTCAACTCGCGCTCTACACGCTTCTGAAGATTACGAACATTGAGCATAACAGCGGATAGACTTTGGCGAAGAGCAGTCAACTGGGTCATCGCAGTTGCGAACTCAGTCGAAAGTTCAGACGCATCCTCAACAACTGGCTCGGTAACAACAGCAGGAGGCGCTACTTCTACCTTTGGAGCAACAACAGGCTCAGACTTTACTGGCTCAGACTTAACGGGCTTTGACTTGGCGGGCATTATACGTTAATAAAGGATAATTATTTAAGTATTTTTTTTTAAATATATTTATTACGAAAATGCGTTTTAAATATAATAAATCTTTAAGAAAATATTCAATAAAAGAAAAAGAAAAAGAAAGAAAAAAAAGAAAAAGAAAGAAAAGAAAAGAAAAGAAAAGAAAAGGTAAAAAGAAAGGAAAGAAAAGACAAATGATAATACTTTAGGAATATTAATTTGGTGGTTAATTTAAATATAACATGGATAAATAATTATGTTGTTATTGGAAAATATAAACTCATATAACAATCAATTTTTAATATTATTGCCGCCAGTTAAAAATAATTTAATTGAAAATAGTTTATTTACACGTATTATTTATTCTCCTCCAATGATCGCTTTTAATGGATTATATTTATCTGTTTCTCAACATGCGGATACTATAGTGAATGATTTGAATACAATTGAAAATGATATTTTATCTAAATATCATTGTTCTAAAAAAAAGAAGAATTACATTAAAAATTTATTTAAATACAAAACAGGACAACTACAATATCCTTTGATATTAAAAATATCTGGAATATGGGAATCGGAAACAACTTATGGTTTAGCTTATAAACTAATAAATCCATCTGTTTGATAGTAATAAGAAATGATATATTGTATATATACAAAAATAAATAAAACATGACATAAAATAATAAGCATACTGTTGTCTTGTTGTTGTTTATTGACTATATTAGGAATATGATTGAATAATTTAAATGTAATCATCATCATAAGAACACTTGTAATCCATGATCGATAAGTCCATCCTTTTGGCATTTCATTTTCCTTAATTCTTTCGTTACTATGATAAATAGCATAAGAATAAATAATTAAAATAATAAGTAAATAAACAAACATGAACATGCCATTGTTATATAAATCAGTTATGTATTTTGTATAAGAAGAATCAGAAGATATGTTCGTTAAAGATAGAATGACAAAGCATTGTAATAAAAGGGTAATACAATAAGAAATAGTACTCCATAATTGTGTTTTAGTCCAACCCATTAAAATAGAAGAGGTGATTTCAGAAGAAGTTAAAAATTTGTTTATAAATAAAATACTATCTGACATTATATTATAAATATAAAATTTTGAAATAATATAAAGATTATATTTGAATAAGGGTATGTCCCGTGTTATTGGTTGTGTTAAGTGGTTTAATAAAACCGGATTTGGATTTATTACTTTAGATGGATCGGATATTTTTGTCCATCATTCCAATCTTACAGTAAATAGTGAACAATACAAGTATTTGGTTCAAGGTGAATATGTAGAGTTTGTAAAGGCAGAGTCTACCAACTCAAAACATCAATTTGAAGCCAAGGATGTTACGGGAGTTCATCGAGGGCTGTTGATGTGTGAGACGAGACAGAAGATGAAGCAGACTGAGAGAAATGATTAATTTTTAATTTTGTTTTTGTATTTTGACGTTCTAATATACCCATACATATATCAGGTAAAGTAGCAATCAAGTTCATTACAGTTCTATACTGTAATGTACAAACACATGAATTGTTGGTAAATTGTATACTATACCACCAATAAGAAGGTATAAATAACATTTGTCCTTTTGTAACTGTAACTTCTAAAAATTTAATTTTATCAAAGGATGTATTCCAAGGATGTAAAGTGGAATAATATTCTTGTGTAGTATAATTTTTTTCTATATGAAGATATTTAGAACTTCGTGGAGGAGCAAGTTTTACTTGAATAGAACCATCAGAAACATATAAATAATTACGATAGTAAGTACTGTATTCTAATCTTGTTGTAGATTGATCGGAACCAAAAAGTACGTCATATTGAATGTTAGAAACCATAGGAGGTCGAAGATAAGCATCTGTAGCTAAAAATTGTTTATACAAAGTGGTTTCTTGTAAAAAATCAGAATTGTGAATAGAAATATATGTTTTTTTCTTTATTAATTGAAATGCTTTGTTCAATGAAACAATAGAAGGAACAAAAGATGAATCGTAAACAGTAACATCAAACGCTTTATATTCCATAAATCTTGGTAAAGAACACTGAGCTATATTTTCTTCATAATATGGAAAAAGTAAAGGTTGACGTAAGTTACAAATTTCTTCTAATCTAGATTGTATAGGAGTATCTAGTTCAAATATTTCTAAATCATTACTTGTTTTTAGTTGATGAACAACATGAATATATAAAATAACGACAACACAAATAGTTAATAATGAAATTAAAGTATTCATTATTAATTTCATATAAAACTTTTAAATCATTTTTACGGAGAAAAGGAAATGCCAGGACCATCCGTTAATTCATTTAATTTGACTGTACTTTTCTTTTTTGAAGAAGGGGGTTTTACTTCAAGTTTAGCTTCTAATACACTAATACGATCATGAATACTTTCTAAATCGAGCAACCGTTTATTAATATCACTGAAAGCAGTATTGATCACATCCATGTCAGGAAGATTTTCAGTTACATAATTTTCATGACTTCCTAATTTACTTTCAAGAGCACTTACGGTTTTTGTCAATTTAGCATCTAACGTTTGAATTCTGTTATTTGTTACATAAATAGCATCTTTAAATGTTAACGGTTGTCGTGGCTGTGGCTGTGAGGCTTTTTTCATTATAGTATTGCTAAAGAATTATTATTTTTAATTTTAACTAATAATTTCTTGATATACATTAATGGAAAATGAAAAACCAAGTTTTATGAATCATGTTTTTAATTTTGAAAGCGAAAGCAAAAATGAAATGGTAAATATTGTACAATATAGTGTTTTAGGAGTTATATTTGTTACATTGTTAAATAAAGGTGTTCAAATGTATATGCCTGAAGTAGACAAAGACAAAGGAACTTTAGCAATAGTTAGTGAAATAATGATTCAAGTTGTTGTCTTATTTTTAGGAATATTATTTATACATCGTATTATAACGTATTTTCCCACGATGAGTGGCATACCTTATGCGGATCAAAATATCATTACTACTATTTTACCTGTGTTAATTGTCATGTTAAGTATGTCTAAATTAGGAGAAAAAGTATCTATTTTGGTAGAAAAATTATTTCATGAAAATCCTACACCAGTTAAACTTACTCCTAAACAACCTATAGGAAATAATAATCCACCTCTTCAAGTATTACCTCCTGGTATTAACACTGCCAATCCAATGGCTGTACCTGAACCTGATTTTAACAGTATGTTTTCGGGGCCAAATAACCCGTTAGTTAATGCGAATGAACCATCCGAACCTATGCCATCTAATTATGCCGGAGGTAGTTTATTTTAAAAAAGATTTATATATATTTTTATTCATAAAATATATATGATTTTTAATGTAGAAAAATTAATAGGAGTACAAGTTGTTATACGTGATGAATTGGATAATTATCCTATTTTAGATTCTGATTTTATACCCAAATTACATCAATTTAAAGAATTTAATTTACCTATTCAGCAACCTAAACCAACTACAGAACAAGAAGTCAAACAAATTGTACATGATAACGATGTTCATGAAATGGCATTAACAACTTATCAAATTTTTGTTCGCAATTTCATGTCTAATTACACACCTTATAATGGGATGTTGTTATTTCATGGATTAGGAACCGGTAAAACATGTTCAGCAATTACTATTTGTGAAGAATATCGTAATTATTTGAAAATATCTGGAAAGTATCAACGTATTTACATTATGTCCATGACAGATGCCATTTTAAAAAATTTTAAATATCAATTATTTAATGAAACACATTTACAAAGTATAAATAATAAATGGGTATGTAATAGTTGTGTAGGTGATAAGTTTTTACAAGAAATAGATCCTTATCAACTTAAAATGATGGATAAAAAAACAATTTGCGACTTGATAGAAACACTTATCCAAGAGTATTATATATTTATGGGTTGTAAAGCGTTTTCAAATAAATATAACAATGAACTTCCGACTTCCGGAAAATTAAGTTATATTCAAGAAAATTATGAAGGAGCTTTGTTTGTTATTGATGAAGCTCATAATATCAAAGAAGATGTTTCCGAAGGCAGTTTTTCAACTTGTTTATTTGACATTTTAAAACATACTACTATAAAACTATTGTTGATGACAGCAACTCCTATTTTTCATAGTTGTCGTGATTTTATATTTTTGTCCAAATTATTAAATCAAAATGATAAACTTCCTAGTATTGAAAATGTAAATACTATTTTTGATGTAAATGATAACTTCGTAGAAGGAGGCAAGGAAGTGCTTCAACAACATTTACATGGATATATATCTTATGTTAAAGGAGAAAATCCATATTCATTTCCTTATCGTATATATCCTGACAAAGTTTATATACATCCCGAAAATAGAGATTGTACTTTGGAACATTTAAAAATTTATCCTGTAAAATTAAGTGAATTTCAATCCAATAAATACATGGAAACATCTGTTCCAAGTACAGGAATTGAATTATCGGCTATGAATACATATAATCAGTTAGCGTTTATTACTTATAAAAATGGTATTAAATTTGCGGAAGCAATGAAGGTAGTCGAAGGTAAATTACCTGATATATCTTATCTATCCAAAGATTATTTTTTCGATCCTGAACATTTATATCGATATAGCTCAAAATTACATGAAATTCAAACTATATTACCAAAATCATCAGGTATTATTATGATTTACGTTCGTCAAATCGCAGAAGGTATATATCCAATAGCTGTAGCATTAGAAGCAATTGGATATAAATATAAAGATGGATCACGTCGAATCAATTTATGTAAACACTACAATTCAAAAGATAACAATTATTCTTATGTGATTTTAAATCCTTCTTTTTCTAATGTAAATATTCAAGATACAATTTCTATTATAAATAATGAATCTAATAAAGATGGAGATACAATTAAAGTAGTTATTATTACAGAAGCATTAACAGAAGGTGTTGATTTCAAAAATATAAGACAAATCCATATTTTAAATCCTTGGTGGAATTTGAGTCAAATTGAACAAATTATAGGAAGAGCAGTGCGATTTCGTAGTCACAAAGATTTAGAATTTGAACAACGCAATGTAGAATTATTTTTATATACAGCATTTTTACATGATAATTCTTCACCAACAATTGATTATAAAATGTATTGTAATTGTGAACAAAAAGCAAAGAAAATAGGAGAAGTTACACGTTTATTAAAAGAAATAGCATTTGATTGTAATTTTAATGTAGTTCAGACACAAAGTAATAAATCTTTACATGGTTTAACTGTACACCAAGTAACTTCTTCTGGACAAATAAAACAACATCCTATTGGAGATATGCCCTACACCGTATTGACAGATTACAAAGAAGATTGTAACTATTCATGTGCTTCTTCTTTTCATGAACCTGGAAATAAATTAACAATGCCTTATTTAACTTCGCATATGAATGAAACTATACGACAAATCAAATTTTTATTCAGTAAAAATTATGTATATACAAGAGAAGAATTGATTCAAGAAATTCCTATGATACCTGAAGAAAAAATGGATTATTGTTTATCGTATATGATTGAAAATAAAATACCTGTATATGATCGATTCAACCAACAAGGTTTTATAATTAATATTGGAGAATACTACATGTTTCAACCACCCGAGTTGCCTTCTTTAATACCTACGTATGAACGAAGAATTCCAATGGCTTATGTACATGATAGTATTATTGTTCAACCGTTTAAAAAACAAGTCTATAAAATTGATATACCACAATTAATAGAACGATTACAAAAATCATTTACATTATCAAGTAAAGAAATAACTAAACAATTGAGAGCAGCTGAAAATGATTTGTTAATGTATAGTGTGTTTGACCAATTGTATAAAAAATTATTAACGTCAGACTTAGATTTGTCTAATTGGAAAGAAGATAAAACAAAAATAATGATCCATTTTTTAATGGATCGATTGAATGATATTGAATGTTTAGAATTAGGCATGTATTTACATGAAAAACGTGATTTAGATGATTTTGAACAAAAATTAAAAGAATATTATAAAAAATTAAAAGTAGGAAATATTTATATTTTATGGTCTTATTCTGATGCTAAAATAAGTTATTACACCGAAGAATGGACAGAATATATTCATTATAATTATCCTAAATTACAATTGTATAAATTGGATGCGGATAAAAACATAGATGACAAAGAATTACCTTTAGGTGGTATTTCAGTAACTAAAGATTTATCCGATCGTGATTTTAAATTATCATTACCTACATTACCTAGTGAAAAACCCCGTTATGGATTTAAAATTACAAAAAAACCTGATGCGATTGATATTTTACACCAATTAATTCCTACTTCTTCTACAGAAAGTACATTCAAACGCGAACATTATATCTTACAAATAGAATGTTGCTTACGATACTATGATATTAATAAATATAAAGGTAAACGATGGTTTTTAAATCCAATAGAAGTTATTCATAATGTAGCTAGAAATTTTAATTTAATAAATGAATCGTTAAAAGAAAATAAAAAATAATTGAGTTAAAATGTAATTGTATTAGTATATAATATGATATACATTGATTCATTGTTATCAAGAACAATTCAAATTCCAATGGCGGATTGTGGAAAAAACATATCCGGCATTTTGGAACATGCCTTAAAATCATTAGAAGGTAAATGTATTACAGAAGGATATTTAAAACGTCATTCAACCAAGATAGTAAATTATTCTAGTGGTATTTTAAAAAATTGTTATGTTGTGTTTACAGTAACTTTTGAAGGACAAATAGCAGTTCCTACTATTCAACAAGAATTAACATGTATAGTAGAAACCAATACAATTGCTGGTTTACAATGTAAATTACATTTAGAATCTGAATCTCCGTTTATTATCTTTTTAGCAAAAGATCATCACATGGATAACAAAGAATTTTTTAAATGTAATATAGGTTCTATTATAAAAGTTTCTGTAATTGGATCAAGATTTAGTGTAAATGATTCTAACATATCTATTATTGCCAAATTGATCGAGAGTTAATTTAGACGAATATAATATGAAAATAGAATTATTGTTTATAGCAGGAACTATTTTTTTTATTATGGACACAATACACGATGGAAAATATATAGGACAATTAAAACAATTTAAAAAATATATAAAAATAATAACCATTGCTTTTGCTGCTTTTTCAATGTATATTTTTATCAAAAAAAATCCAAAAGAATCAAGATCATTGTTTGGACATTTGAATGGAATGGTAAAATATATGCCTTTAGATAAAAATTCAAAAGATTTATTAACACCCTTTTTAGATAATAATTTTGTACCTGCTCAAGAGCAGCGACTATTGTCATCGGGTACAGATGCTACTTCGCGCAGTGTAAGTGGTACTAAAAAAAAATATATAGCAGCAAGTCAACAATGGAAATGTAATGGATGTAATGAAACTCTTGATGCTTGGTATGAAATAGATCATAAAATAAGATTAGCTGATGGCGGATCCAATCATGTTTCTAATTTAGTTGCCTTGTGTAGAAATTGTCATGGAAAAAAAACAATGATTGAAAACTTTTAATTTTTTTATATGGACATTGTATGTCATCTAATTCAATACCGGCACATACAATGTCTAGAGCAACTGCGAATCAAATAATTAACAATACAAATATGGATAGTATCAAAAAAATAACATTGTATGTATTTATTTTATTTATTGTAATTGCTAGTATTATTGTTTTATTTGTCAATCCTAAAATACAACTTGTAAAAAACGCAAAACATGTATACAATACTTCTATTGAAAAAATTAGTACTACATATGGCAATGTTAAAAAAGATGCTGAAAAAACAGCACAAGAATCCAAAGAAACATGGGAAAAAAATATAAAAAATATATACAAAATTGTTATTATAAGTATATTGGTATTATTACATATTGTAGTTATATTATTATATAATCAAAATATTCTGATAGATAGTGATCAAGTCTGGATAGGAACATGGATAGGAAAATATCAACTTATCTTTCATATTGTACTATTCTTAGCTATGATCATGGAATATTTTTCAGATAAGTTAGATAATTTCCTTAAAAAAATATTTAATTCTATTGATGAATCGATTCATAAAAATACAAAAGATGATACGGTACATCATAAAACATTAGCTACAATATTAACATCCATTCTATTTATAGTATCATCTAGTGCGTCATTTTTTTCTAAAACATACGATATTAAATTACTAGCTACGGCTATTTTATCTTTACTTTGTTTACCGTTGATTATATTTAATGTACCTGGTTTTGATTCTGAAACTTATATACTTTTATTATTTTTTCTTGCGAACATACCTTTTGTAAGTACTATAGTAAATCGAATTCAAGAAAAAGATAAATCGAAACAAACTATTATTTATATTCCATTGTTGATTTCTTTTTTTGTTATGTGTATTTTTATATTATCATTAATGGGTGGAATTGATGTATCTACCAATACAAATTTATTTTTAATACTTAGTTTATTAAGTTTTTCTGTTTTGTTTTATATAAAATCATTAGACAATTCTGTATATAAAACTTTTCTATCTTTAATTGGAATCCTTTTATTGTTTATTGTTACATTACATTATGTTCTTACTTCCCAACATTGGATACTTTATTTTCTTGGTTATGCTGGTATATTGTATTATTTTTTCAACATCAAAACAGTATCTAATATAGCATCTACAGTACAAGAAGTTACATTTCGTGAAATATTAGTACTATCTGTTATTGTATCATTCATATTTTTATATTTATACATAAGAACTTTATTAAAAAAAGTATATACAATACATGGTGAGTTAATATTCAATGAACCTTTACCTTTACAAGATTATAAAGATGTTAAAGTAGTAAAAAACATACATTATGATTATGGTTTATCTTTTTGGGTAAATATTCAATCTATGAATCCAGGATTTGCTCCTCAAGCAAACGAATTTACTTCTATTTTAAAGTATGGTGATAAAATGTTATTTACTTATAATAGTACAAAAAATACAATAAAAATAGAAATTACAGAAGAATCTAATACAAAACGAATTTTAGCTGAAATTACACCTATACCCTTACAAAAATGGAATAACATAATTGTAAATTATGTGAATGGTACATGTGATATATTTATGAATAATGAGTTACAAACAACAGTATCAAATGTTATACCTAAAAAAGAAAAAATAATATCTGTTGGAATAGGAGATTCAGAAGGAATCAATGGTCAAATATGTAATGTCGTTGTTTTCGATCGTCAATTTACACCAGCTAAACTTAAATCTATGTATACAGATTTTGTAGGTAAAACACCTCCTACATTTTAAGGATATAATTAGATAAACATGAATGAATATAATGAAGAATTTGAATACGTTCCATGTTATAAGGTCGAATTAATTGAACAGCTTCTTCATAAGATACCCATTTCATATCTGAAACTTCAGAATCTTGAAACGAATGTTTTTGATCCAATGTTGTACTTATAGCAATAAAATATTTATGATTATAACATTTATAATTAGATCCAGTAAATATTTCTTCATAAGGTAATATATTGGAAATAATTTGTAATCCATATTTATTGTATCCAGTTTCCTCTTCGTATTCTCGTAAAGCACACGATAATTCTGTTTCATACGTGTTTTTTCTACCTTTTGGAAATCCCCATTCAGGAGTGGTCCATGAAGTTAAACTATTTTCTATAATTTGTTTCAAACAAACAAATTCATCATTTACATGATATCCTTTTTTTATAATGTTAAATTTTTCTTCCGCATTCATTTTTTCTGTTGTATTTTCAGATTGAACACCCCACAAATCATTCCATAAATTAGTAAAATTATCTTGAAGAATGTTTTCTTTTTCTATTAATGTCATTTCATCTATCAAATTGTGAATATGGCGTATATGATGAAATGAATATTTTCCTTGAATAAAATCTGTAAATCCTAATGTCTTTCTTCTACATATCATTAAATATTTTTTATCGTAAATATGAATAATTCCAAAACTAGTGATGAGTAATGATTTGGAAGGATATTTTAATTTATAATTAAATCTTTTCATATAGGTTGATATATGATTTGTTTTTATATTATATTAAATTATATGGATCCATTAGTATGGGGACCTTCTTATTGGTTTTTTTTACATAATGTTGCTTTTAATTATCCAACTCATCCAACGACAATTCAAAAAAAAATTCATTATCGATTAATTCATAATTTTCACGAATTTTTACCTAGCAACACCATGGCAGGATTATTCGTGAAAATGATAGACAAATACCCAGTTACCCCATATTTGGATACAAAAAAAGATTTTATAAAATGGATGTGGTTTATTCATAACAAAATAAATACACGATTAAATAAACCTACTATTACTTTATCTGAACATTATCAACAATTTCACACGGCGTATGAAGCTAAACCATCTAGAATAAAGCGATTTTTAAAAGAACGACATATGGTTGTATACACCATTATTCTTCTATTAATCATTTTATGGGGAATATCATGTAAATGTGTTTTTAAATAAATTATATTCTCTACGAACTTTACATGATATTTGTTTAGCAAAATAAGATTGAATAAAAGATAGATTCACATTTGTTTTAATATTAATAGGTGTATCCGTTATATAAGGTTCCTGAGTTATTAACGATAACAATGTGTGTAATGGTACGAACAACAATTTATTTTCATAAATACCAAAAACAGGATAATCTATAATATTTAAAAGGTATCCATAACTTATACTTTGTACTGTTATAGATATAATAATTACAGGTAATATAAAATTTGGATTAATTGTATAAGATCCATTCGGATGTTGTGTGTACGCATTTTTATATAATAATTTTTCTCCCCAAAAAGAAGCACTTCCATTGGGCAATAAATCATTCATATTAGTTGTAAATGTTATCGCATCATTATTGGAAACTTGTATATATCTACAATCATCTGTAATAAAAAATATACCATCATATTGTAAAGGTAAATTAAAAATAGTATTCCAAGATAGTGCTGGATTTGGTTTAGAAATTGGATTGCCTATTTTAAATGGTTTACTAAAACTACCAACATTAAGTGGATTATTTCGTACATTTACATTAGGATATTTATACAATCGTTTATTATTTGGAAGAGGACTATTTAAGATGGCTAATTCACTATATAAAGAAATAAGTTTTTGGATCGCATCGTCTATTGTATAATTTTGATTGATCAAATCACGAAGCTGTTGTATATATGGAATTAAAATACAAGGTATAACATATATAATATTATTGATTTGAATACTGTATTTTAAATTATAATCATATTTTTTGTTGAAAGTAGGGTTTACAATACCTGGACCATTATAAATATTTAAATGTTTATTCAATAACAATTTATATTTTATATAAGAAATTGTTGTTGTGTTTTCATAAGGGACTGAATACCTAGATCCTTGGTACGCAGGTAAATTTTTGGAAAATAATGTAAATTGATTTTTACTATTACATGGATGAAACATAATGTATCTATATATTTCATTTTGTATCTTGTATATACCATTGTAAAGATAAGTAAGGAGGATTAGAAACGAGTACAGATGAATTTTTATTTACAGTTAAGTTAGGACCTTTGTTTACAATAGAAATAAGATCGCCTGAACTGACAGCATAATTGTAATACCTCAAATCAGATATATATCCATTAAAACCACCGTTCAAAGCAACATTTACATTTCCGTAATTTTGTTTGACTACACTTCCTAAAATATGTCGTTTTGCTAAAGTTCCATTTACATATACATCAAGCTTGTTGTTTTCAATACGAATAAGTAAATGCATCCATTTGTTCATTGGAATATTTGGAATGTGTATTTCTTCATTAATAGTCGTAAATGTGTTCATAACGACAACAAGTTCATTTGTATTAGGAGAAATATATAAACCAGGAGCGTTATTTGGAAAATTCATACCAATCATATCACCTTCAGATTGTATATTATTATCTCCTTTGTGAAAAATATGTTGGTATTGATTTGAATTTCCTAAATCAGTAATATTTACCCAAATCGACCAAGAAAATTCAATGCCTTGATCTTCATTATTCGATCGATCAATAGGTATAGAACCTTCTAAAGAAGGATCTTGTTTAATTACTAATGGTACATTCCCAGGAACAAGTCCTTTAATAATATAAGGACTTCCACTTGGACTAAAAAAATATCCAACAATATTCATACCTATAATCATGCCAATAACAAAAACAATTATGGCTGCTATAATAACAATAAATTTTTGTAATGGCGTATCTTTGTCTAAATACTCTGGCATATACTATAAGTTAGGAAAATTAAATAGTAATAGATGCTTCAACGCTATCTCCTTTCAAAAAACTTAGTTGAACTTTGTATTGGTTTAAAAAGTTACTAAACATATTTCCGCCTGGTCCTGATTTATAAATATTCCAAGCTTGTTGAGGATTTACTGTATCATTCCAATAATTAAACCTTGATGTATAGCCCGAGAATCCTGTCAAAGGTGTTAAATAAACAGAAGAAGTGTCGTCTACTTCAGCAGGTGAAGGTAATACACATGTTTTTACTAATTTACCATTTATATAAACATCTAAAGAACGATTATTTAAGGTAACTATTAAATTGGTCCATTTTTGAATAGGAATATTTTGAACCTTACAATTGAATAATTCATCTGTTTTTGTCATAGCTACACGAACGACTAAATTGTTTTCTATAGGAGATAAAATAACACCAGGCATTAATCGTTTTGTTCCTCTACAGAATAATATTTTTTCACTGCCATATCGATACGACCAATCATCTATGTAAAACCAAATACTATAAGCATAATTTACAGAAGCTCCTGCTGGTAAAGAAGTAGATGGAATGACTAATTCTGTTTTCGCATCCGCAAAATTACTTAATGTAGATGGTCCGTTAAATAACCAAGACATTAAATAAACAATAAATAAAAAGAACACAATCATCAATATAAACTTTAACATATAATGTAACAAGAAATTAATTTTCAGATGTAAATATAAAAGAAGCTACTAAATGGTTAAATCTAGTATTTGAGTTGCGTTGTGGAATAATAACATTTTTATAATTGAGTTTGTGAATAGGTACAATTACTTTAAAATTTGTAATAAATAACGGGTTTTGATCCTTAAAGGCAATTAATTTTTTTATTAAAATAGAATATTCTGTTTGTCTATAATATGAATTTGTAGAATATAAATACCTCATATAATGATAAAGCAATGGTTTAAAAGTCATCAGTACAGATGAGGGAATAGTTACATTAGAAAATATAGTAGAATAAGCTAAAGTAATTGGATTATAAATAGTTATATCCATTAACATATTTTTTATTTCTTTACACATTTTTTGTCTAGAATATAATTTTACAGTATTATCTATAATATGTTCTCTCAATAATCCTTCATGTTTAATTGAAAAATTTTGTAAATCAAAATTTTCTAACATAAACAATGAAAATATTGGATGAATAAACAAACCTCTTTTTTGTAAACAGAAATAAATAACATATAAATTTTCAACTGAAAAACATAAATTTGTATAGGGATTTTTTATATCTAATGGTACAGAAAATAGAAAATCATCACAATTAATTAAAGCTTTATAAATAATATTCGATAAATCAAATAATCTAAATGTATATTTTTTGTAATTATCCATTATATCAATGAGTTCATTTGGAGGCAAAGAAGATAATGAGTTTAATACTAAATCTGTAGTTGAAAAAGATGGTCGTTTTTTTCGTAAATATCGAATACATATGTTTTTAATTGTATTTAATTTTTGAATAGCATTACAATACATTTTTGTAATATGTAATTTCGTAATTTTATCTATAAATGTATTGAATTCGATGAATTTTATAAAATTTTTCATTCTATTTTTTTTTAAAAATGTAAAAAGTACTTCTATAATATTTATATTGTCATAAACAACATTTGCTATACAATCTTCACTATAATATCGCGCATTTTTTTTAATTTCAAAATCAAAAAAAACAGATAACATATTATTTAATTTGTTTTATTTTTAATATTATAAATCTATTACATATTCAATATGGGATAAATCATCATTCTTTTTCGTATCACCAATACTACCTAAATTATCTTTAATTTCAATAGTATCACATTTTGTAGTTGATAAATCAACCATTTTCTTTTCTTTTTTAATGCGAATTTCAGTAGTTTGAAGTAAATCTAAATCTGTTAAAATATCAAAAGCATTAGTACCATAAGGTCCAGGTTGTCCTAACATAACATTACAAGAAACACCTTCTACTGTATCCAATTCAGCAAATGTAGCTGCTTTTAACAACATATCTGATGTTTCTTCAAAAGATGCTTTGGCAATAGGACCAATATCATCATTATTAATACCATGTCTAGATACAGCAATCAATTTTGAATTATAGGTCATTCGATCACACAATAATGATAAATGATGATCATTTATACTAGAACCGCCTGATGCGGATATGACATATTTAAATTCATTCAGAATACTTTCACGAGCAGCTTCAATTCCTAATACATGATACATTTCACGAATATCGTTACTGTAAGTTCGTGACGAATCAATGTAATCAAGCCCAAGAATATCAATTAAATTAGATCCAACTGTATCCAATACATATATTTTTTGTTTTTCATCTGATTTTTCTTCATTTTTAATCGTATAATTTCCATGTTCTTTTACAATTACATTTTTAATTTCTCGGAAATTAACCTTTTCTATATGTTTGATCCCTCGAAGAATTGTATTATTCAATATATGTTCCTGCATTGATTTTAATCGGTATATATCATCCATATCATGAAACACATTTTTCTTATTTAATTTATTTATCAATTGAATACGAAATATTAATTCATCTTCGTTGTAATCGTTGTAGATACATTCAATATCTCTAGGATATTGCTGTTTCAAAGCAAAGTTTATATCGTCCATTGTAATTTTCTTAGTAAACATAAGTTCTTTGTCCATAACCAATCGTATAACCCAATTGGAATCAACGGTATATTGTTTTTCAGTTTGACTAGTACATCCATCTAATATAGTATCAATATCCATACACTGTTGGATAAGCTTACTATCTTTACTATTCTTTTCAAAAATTATGCTAGCAGAATAAGTGATATCAATCAATCGTGTATGTTCAATCTTATTAATAATCGATTTGGCACGTTCTAAATCCATTTGTTCGAATTCTTTTAAATAAATAGTATCGGATGGTTGTTTAATAGTAGAAGATAAAGATAAAATTTCTTCAATACGTGGAACACCAAGAGTTACATTTGTTTTACTTGCTACACCAGCAAAATGGAAAGTATTTAATGTCATCTGTGTAGTAGGTTCACCACATGATTGCGCAGCAATAATACCTACATTTTCACCAGGATTAATAAGTGCTTGCTTGTAATGAAGTATAATATTTTCCAATAAAATAACAATACTGGATTTATTCATATGATGAACCATAATTAATTCTTTAGGAGATAAGTTGAAATCATATAAAAGTTTAAACAATACTGTAGGAGAATAAGGTCCTAATGAGTTCAACTTTTGATAATAACTTTCAGTTAATTCATATATTTCTAGAGGAGTAATATCAATAACTGTATCTTTAGTAGCATTGACTTGATGTTTTATATTTTGGATGATGTGCGCAAAATGAACAGGTATTAATATTTTATATGTTTTTTCACTAGTATAATTAAAGACATTCTTCATAATTGTTTCGCGAATATTAATCATATATTGAATTCGGCGTATTGAAAATTGACTACATTCGGATTGCTGTTGTTGATATCGCTTTAATGTTTCTGAATCAAACATAGCAGCAAATTCTTCAAATTTTGTATGAAAATGAGCATAGATTTGTTCTTGTTTAAATGTACATAGTTGTATTGTTTGTGTTTCTACTTTAGTAGGATCAATATTATCATCTCCGTATTTAAATTGTATTATCTTATTTTTTGAATTACGAACAGTACCATCATATCGAGTAATACCATCTTCTAACAATTTAACTAAACGACGTTGAATATAACCTGTTGTCGATGTTTTTACAGCAGTATCAATAAGGCCCATACGACCACCTTGAGCATGAAACCAAAATTCAAATGGAGATAATCCTTCAATAAAGGAAGATGATACAAATCCACGTGATTCAGGAGTATCATCGTATTTTGTAAAATGAGGTAATGTTCTATCATCAAATCCGTATTCAATACGTTTGCCATCGATTTGTTGCGGACCTAAACAAGCAACCATTTGTGAAATATTTACATCAGAACCTTTAGAACCTGAATCTACCATTTGTTTAAATCTATTGCTTTTATCTAGCGCATCTCTTCCAATTTTAGTAGCATCATTATTCGCTTTGCTTAAAATAGCATTAACACGGTACTCAAATTCTTCATTATTCGGTCTTCCCGTATCATTTTTAAATTCATTTAAATGTGTAGATTGTATAAGTTCATTCACTTCACCATAAAATTTATTAATCTCTTGTTTTATATTACCTACTACGCCAGTTGGTATATATAAATCACTAATACCAACACTAAATGAATTTGTTTTCATATATTCGTTTACAATATATTGAAGATTATCAATAAAATCTGTAGTTGAAACATGTCCAAAATCATTGTATATACGGTGAATTAATCCATTTGAATTGCCGCCAATTACACCTTTGTTCATTTGTCCTTTGATATATTTTCCATTTTGAATAGAAACTCCTCCTGTTGAAATTGTCATGCTAGGAACAATCATAGACAATAAATCGTAATTAGTAATTTGTTTTTCGGTAAATACATTTGGGTCAATATGATTACATTTGTTCATCAATGCCATCGCATGTAAAGGTGTAAATTCTTTTCTATTTTGACTAATTAAATAAGATCCAATCAATGAATCTTGAAAAATACCAATAATAGGCGAACTTGAAGCAGGACTTACAATTTGGTAAGGAACAGCTGCCAAATGTCTTAATTCTGTTTCCGTTTCTAAACTTTGAGGCATATGTAAATTCATTTCATCACCATCAAAATCCGCATTGTATGGTTTTGTATCACCAACATTCATCCGAAATGTATCTCCTTTGTACATTACACGTACAATATGACCCATCATACTCATACGATGTAATGTTGGTTGGCGATTGAATAGAATAACATCACCATCTAACATATGACGATGAACAACATCTCCTATTTCCAATTTAATAAGAGAACGATTGGAATATTTCAACGATTTAAATACAGAATTTTTCTGTTCTATTAATTTCGCACCAGGATAATTATCCGGACCATTTAATACTAACGCAGTTAATGCGTGAATATTTCTTTCATTTACAACTACAGGTTTTGTCATATTTTTCGCAATTTTGAGAGGAACTCCCAATTCACGAATAGATAAATTAGGATCAGGTGTAATAACTGAACGAGCACTGAAATCTACGCGTTTTCCCATTAGATTTCCTCTCATTCTTCCTGTTTTACTTCCTAAACGATCTTCAATTGATTTAAATGGACGCCCAGATCGTTGTTGTGCCGGCTTGGCATTCGGAATTTTATTGTTTATCATACTCGCAATATAATACTGTAACAGTGTGTAATAATCATCCAATTGTCCTGATGATATATTATGAATTTTCATTTTTTCTTGTAATGAATTGTTTGTTTTAATAATTTGAACTAACAAATGACTTATATCATCTTCACTGCGTTGAGAAGAATCTTGTTTTACAGAAGGTCGTACTGCTGGAGGAGGAACAGGCAACACCGAACATATCATCCATGCTGGATGTGACCATACAGGACTTAATCCCATAAAAGTTACATCTTCATCTGAAATTTTTGAAAATACTTTAATAAACATTTCAGGTGGAATTTTCATGTTCGCAGGAGCATCACCATCAACATTTTTCATTTTTGCCCATTCTGCTATAACAGTAGCAATTCCTTCTTTCTTATATTTGATAGGTTGAATACAACCACATCCGTGATCATTTTCACCACACCGTTTAATATTACTACAGAGATCTTGTACTTTTTTCCATCTTTTTTCATTTGGTAAATTTAGTAAATATTGATATTTTTGTTTATCTACTAAAATTTTACTACACCGAATACAAATCATTTTAATAACAGATATCACTGTATCTAAATATTGAATATAAAATACGGGTCTTGCTAATTCTATATGTCCAAAATAACCAGGACATTGTATATGATCTAATCCATCTGTAGGACAAACAATACCAGGTTCAATTGTACCCATTCGCGAATCAAACAAGCCATTGGGTATAGGTTTATTATTAATATAAGTATCTCGATTTGTAACATGTACTACAGATGCTTTCCTAATTTCATCTGGCGATAGAATACTAAATTGAATTCCCAGAATTTTAGCATCATTCACTATCGTAGTCATTATATATTATGAATACATATTTTGTTCAAATCAATTTTTAATTTAATTTAAAATTGATTTGAATAAATATTCTTTTTATTAATTATAATGAAAAAAGAATATAATCTACGAAACAAAAAGAAGACACCTCCTTCCGAAGAAAGTGAAAGTGAATTTACTGAAACAAGTGATAGCGACTACAGCACTGTAGATGAAGATGAAGAAGAGGAAGAAGAGGAAGAAGAGGAAGAAGAAGAGGAAGACGATGAAGACGATGATGAAGAAGAAGAAGAAGAAAAAGATCCGTTAAATGTTAATATTACGTTTACAATGTCTAAAGAAGAGTATTCTGATTCTGATTCCGATTCGGATTCAGAAGAAGAAATAAAACAGGATGAAAAACTTAAAAAGGTAGAAGAAGTGTTATCTAAATTATCTGATTTAAAAAAACAATATACAGATTTACCTATTAGTAAAGAATTATCTACTTTATATGAAAGTGAAAATAAAAAATATCAAAAAAAGAAATCTAAATTAAATGATGAACTAAAAGAATCCAATCAACGAAAATTTGAAAAATTATCTAAGTTTAAAACTACAACGGATAGTAAATATTTTATGAAATTACCATTAGATGAACAACAACAAATATTAACAAAATTAGCAAGTATTACTAACATAGATCCAAAGCCGATGCGTATACGATTACTTGAATCTGATATTCCGGACGAATACAAAGTATTCGCATTTAGAAAACTAAATGCGTTGGCTCATTTAAGTGAACATGAAGGTGGTGAATATCATAAAATTAAACACTGGATTGATGCTTTTATGGGTATTCCATTCAATAAATACAAAGAACTTCCTATATCTATTGTAGACGGTGTAGATAAATGTCATGAATTTTTAGAACAATCAAAAGAAATATTAGATAAAGCAACATATGGATTGAATGATGCGAAAATGCAGATTCTACTTTATTTGGGTCAATTGATTACAAATCCTAAAGCAACTGGAACATGTATTGCGTTTGAAGGGCCAATGGGAACTGGTAAAACTACACTAGCTATGGAAGGAATTAGTAAAATTCTAAACCGACCTTTTTATCTAATATCACTTGGTGGTACAACTGATAGCAGTACTTTGGAAGGTCATTCTGTTACTTATGAAGGAAGTGTATGGGGTCAAATTGTAGATATTCTAATGAAATCTAAATGTATGAATCCAGTCATTTTATTTGATGAATTGGATAAAGTAAGTGATACACCAAAAGGACAAGAAATTATTGGTATATTGACACATTTGACGGATTCTTCACAAAACAGTAAATTCCATGATAAATATTTTGCTGAGTTTGAATTTGATTTGAGTCGAGCAACATTTATATTTAGTTATAATGTAAGAGAAAATGTAAATCCAATCTTGAGAGATCGATTGTATGTAATTAAAACAGAAGGATATACTACTCCACAAAAAATAATTATTGCTAAAGATTATTTATCTACTAAAATTCAAAAAAATATAGGATTTAATCCAGAAGATATTACAATAACTGATTCAGCTCTACAATTTATTATTGAAAAATATACATATACTGAAAAAGGAGTTCGTGAACTAAAAAGATGTATTGAAACTATTTATACTAAATTAAATTTATTTCGTATTATGAAACCTACTGTAAATTTATTTGAAAAAGACTTGAATATTCAAGTTACGTTTCCATTTACAGTAAATACAGAAAATATTCAAAAATTATTAAAATATGAAGAAGTTCACAATAACATGATGTATGTTTAACGCCTAGATTTTCTAAATTTACGTTTTTTACGTTGTGTTTTATTTTTTTTACTTTTTGTTTTACGTTTATTTTTTTTACCTCCCTGTCTATCATATTGAGGTTCATGGCCAGTTGATACATAAAATTCTTCATTATCATCATCTATTTGTCTGTCATCATCTGTATTAATACCAAAAAAAGATTTTATAGGATTATTTCTTAATTCAGCATCTGTATATTGAAAATCTGGATCATCTCTATACAAAAATCGCAATAATCGTATTAAATAAGTAATATGATGTTCATTTAATAAAGGATTATTATCGCGGTCGAGAAATGATGTTAAAGATTCGGTTGTCATATGTTGTGCTCTAATTAATCCAATATATGGTGTCTCTTGTTCCATGTTAGTAGATACATCTTCTAACCGTAAAGCAAAATACCAAAATTTTTGATAATCTTCAAAAGATGGCATAATATAATATTATATTATATTATGGCTAACAAAAATGAAGTTGAAGAAATGAAACAATTAGAAAATAAAGGTTTAGAAATATTTATGGCAGATCCATTAGATAAAGAACAAGAATTAGCTAAATTACGAGCAGAACAAGGATTAGCAAAAGCAATACTAGCAACTAGATCTATGACAGAAGAAGAAAAACGTCTTGAACGCCAAAAAGCTAAATCGGAATCGTTTGGTTTAGGAGGTAAAAAAAGCAAAAGAAAGAATAGAAAAAATAAAAGCAAAAGCAAAAGAAAAAGCAATAGAAAAAAATAAAAAATATGTGATGTTTGAAATATTAAGAAAATTAATCTAAAATATATATTTTTAATATATTTTAGATGTAATATTAATATATACTAATATTATGTCATATAATTTTATAGAAGATCGTGAAAACTGGATAAAAGATGTAGGCAATAGCGCTGATGGTATATATGGTTCGGATGAAGAAGATGAAGATCAAACTCTTCCAAAATTAAGTGAATTACAAGAACGATTAGAAAAATTACAAAGAGACGAATCAACAGCAGCATCATCCGACCAGTCAACAGCAGCATCATCAGACCAGTCAACAGCAGCATCATCCGACCAGTCAACAGCAGCATCGTCTGAACCCGATTTAGAAGAACAAAAAAAAAGATTTAATGAATTAATAAACAACGGAGGAAAAAGAAAATCAAAAAAACGTAAACCTCTTTCTAAACGTAAACGTCTTTCTAAACGTAAACGTGTTTCTAAACGATATTAAATATCTAAATTAACAGTATTTTTATCTGATTTTTTGCGTCTTGGTTTACTTAAGCCTTCTTTCATTTCTTTTAATTCACTTAAACTAACCGCACTCATAGCATCTTCGGATTGTTTTGGTTTTAGTCCACTTAAAATATCATTGATATCAGTAGGTCCTTTCATGTCAGGACGTTTATCTCGGTCAGGTTCTTTTTCTCTTTCTCTTGCTCGAGGTGGCATATAAGGAGGTGGCGCACTTGGATGAGACATATTTGGCATAACATTGTTCATAAATCCTGAAAATCCAGGATTGGTATTACCCATAGAATTTACTGCTGCTTGCGTAAATTTCTGCATTAGTTCAGGATTTTGTCGCATAATATCATCCATACCAGGAAGTGAAGATTTAAACATAGTATTGGTCATATGAAGCATAATAGCACCACCACCTAATTGAAACAACAATTTTAATTCAGGAGCAAGTTTTGCTTTGGATCTATACTTTTCATGTAATTCAGCAAAAATTTCATCATAATCAGATAAATTTTCATTGACTTGATCCGCCCAACCATCTAATTTGATATCAAATGGATCAAATTTAGAGTTTAAAAATTCTAAACCCGTAATAGCAGCCATTAACATTTTACCTTGAAATTTAACATTGTTAGATTTTTCTTTTTCAGAAATGATATTTTCATATTCTCCTTTCATCTCATCTAAAGATGAATCCATTGTATATTTGCGGGTAAGACGAACATGTTTTGCTTCCAAATCTTCTAGTTTTCGTAAAAGTTTAAATTTTTCTCTTAATACATCAGCAGAATTTTCTTTCACAGGAACTTTGTCCGGATCTACTGTATTCATGGAAGCAAATCCATCCCATGATTTATTTACTTTCATAGAAGATACAGGTTCATTAAATTGAACAGTATTGTGTAGTTTATCATTCAAATTAATTTGAGGAAATTCCATGGGAGTTTCAGTAATTATTTTAGGTGTATTTACTTGTGATAATGAATTTAATTCATTTTCTAAATTATCTAAATCAGTAACTTGTACTGAATTAGGTGGATCTTTTTTCTTTTGATTCATTAATAATTCTACACCTGGTAAATTGGACATAGCAGGTGGAGCTAAATCAATTGTATCAAAATTAAGTTTAATTTCTTCTAAACCATCCATTTTAGGGCCAAGATTAATTACGTCCATTATGATTATATAAGAACAATTAATTTTAAGTAATCCGCATTTATATTGTTTAAGTACCAAATAACTTGTAATAACGTATCAGCTAAATCATCTTTTTTTTTATGTGTTTCAAATGGTGTTACCCAATGATTCAAATGGATTAATTTTCGAACACAATCTATGCTAATTTTTTTTCGTTCAGCATAAGTAGTTGGACCTGTATGAAATAATTTTAATTTGTTTACAGAAGATACACATACAACTTCCGCATGTTTCATAATCCAATATTGTACTACCATTCCTTGTAACATTTTCATACGATTTGCGAGAGGTCCTATTTGATTTTCAATGACAACTACATCTACATTTGTAAATGTATCGTATTGTTTCATCAATTCTTTTCCTAAATCAACGGATGAACATGTTTTGGCAGTTTTTCGTTTTAATTCAGTTAATTTTTTTGAATTTAATTGTTGTACCATAGTTTCTTTAGATCCTATGGGTACATTATGTTTTTCGCATACTTTTTCCAATTCTACTTTATTTAATCCAGATAAAGTAGGAATGTGTGGAGCATGTTTTTTACAATAAAAAAAAGTATCTCTAAAAAACAATGCTGGATGCTTACATTGTTTTTTATGAACATGAGTACATAAAGGTTGTTCACCCAACAAATTAATAACATCCCATTTTTCAATTTGAAAAGTAGTGTCTATATTGACGAGACAATGTGCTAAATGTGTTATTCCAATATCAATTGAAAGAACTCGCATACTTAGTCTATAAATATGTTTTTATTATCTTAATCGTTTATATAATTCCATGACGGTAAGTGCTCCCAGTACTTGAGCCATAGTATAAGTAACTAATGTGCTTGAGGGTTGTTTTCCAGCTAAAACCATTAAAACAGTTACAGCAGGATTATAATTTCCTCCTGAAATAGGACCTCCTATATAAGCGGCTAAAGCAAGAGCTGCTCCAATAGCAAGTGGATCTCCGGTGACAATGATAACATACAAGAAAAAAACAGTTCCTACATATTCAATCAACAACTCTTTCATATATAAAAGATTATATTTTATTAATTTTATCTTTGACTATTTTTACTAAATGAGGATTAGGAGTATCTTTTTTAGGAGGAGGTTTTTTTAGTTCCTTCATAATTTCGTTATAAGACTTTGGAGGCATAATTATACATAAATGGTATAAATTATTATTTCAATTTTATACAATTAACATTTGTTTGGCATGTTTGAAATGCCGTCCCAAGTCATGTTACATGATTTTGCCCATGTTTGTTTGTCGCAAACACTTTTATTGCTAAAATCCATTTTAGAAGGACACGCATCCGATACAACTCCTAATTTTTTTACATTATAACATAAAGATATAGGACATCCCGAACCAGTTTCATCTGTTTTTGGTGTTACTAAATCAGGACAACAACCAAATTCTGTATTTTTACATTTACTACCATTTGGAATTGAATTGTTAGAACTATCTAAATCAAAATAAGAACTATACCAATAGTCAGGACAATTATCTATTACTGGAGGATAAGTTGAATTTGATTTATTGTTTTTTAATGCTATAGCCGTAAATGTTAATCCTACAATTAAACAAAAAAAGGTAACTACAAATACATAATTTTGAAAACTATTCATTTAATATTTATAGATATTTTATATTTACAATATATGAAAGCAAATGGAAGGATTAATATATTGAATGCCCCGAATCATTTATCTTTATACGATACACCTAAAGTATATACATCTTCTTTTAATGAAGCGTTAACTGGCATTTGGACACATACACCCTTGTCTAAAGCTTATTTTTCAGTTCAAAATCAACAAATTATTCAAAATGGAATACGCGAAGGAGTATATAAATTATCCAATGGTTCTTTTGTTGTATCAGAACAACCGGATACTGATTTAAAATTAGTTATGCGAGCTATGTTTTTACAGCATACAGAAAATAGAATAGGTAATATTACTGAACAAATAAAAGAATTAAATCAATATGTATTGGATTATTGTATCCCTCGAGTGTTTAGTGAAGCAAAAGGATATACACAATATTTAAAAGATGCTAGTACACTTGTTGTTCCTATGGCTAGACCTGTGTTAGCAAGTTCTAGTAAATCCAAAACATTAGAACTTAAACCGTTTTTTTAAATAGTTACTTTTATTGCTCTAGGTAACTTTACCTGAAGTTCTTTTTCTATACGAGCAATAAAAGCATTTGTTGGAATTGATTTTCCTGTTTCATATTCTGTTATTACTTTTTCGTTTACAGTTAAACGTTTAGCAAGATCTGCTCGTGATAACTTTTTAGCCAGTCTTGCTTGTTCTATTTGCTTTTTAAGTTCAGAAGGTGCTCGCAAAATAACAGTTGGTTCCATTTATATAAAAATGCTAAAAAATAATAATTCAATTTTTATCTAGAATATTTTCCAGTTTTGAAAAAAGAATCCAGTACAAATAAAACAAAAACACCTAAAAAAATATATAAAATTAATTCTTCTGTTACATGTCCTGTTCGTTCATCTTTTTGTTCTTCTAATAAATGAATCATATAGTTTAATTTTTCAAGCAATTGAGCATCTTTTGAATACGTAGTATATTCAAAAGGTTTATCATAATTGGGGTAATCATACATGAAATTTTCTTTTTCTATTTTTTCTTTTTCTTTTTCTTTTTCTTCTTGTTCTTTTTCTTCTTTTTCTTTTTTATCTTTCATTTTATCTTTTGATCTAAATTCTTTCATAGGAACATAATCTTGAAGTTCATTATCATCATCATTATTTTCAAGTTGTTTAGGGTTTAATAATTTAGGACGAGTTGTTCTTTTTTTAATCATATTTATATTAGATTCTTCATGTGGAAATGGTGATGACCAATTGGATAACATTCTACTATTTCAATAGATTAAAATAATATGTAATAACTTTATTATATTCTATTTAATTATGATTCTAGATATTTTTATATTTATTCTATTAATTTACTTAATGGTTTATCCACAATTGTTGAATCATATGAATACTATGGTAGGTAAAACTATTGTTTTGTTATCTGTTTATTTTATTTCACTACATAATTTGTTTTTAGGTTTTATGTCTGCTTTTATTTATATTTTTTATTTAACTAAAAAGATTGAAAATTTTTCTCCTAAATTTAGGACAAAACATTCTTTACTACCTTTGGATGAAAATATTAGAGCAAAAGATTCAAATCTCATATCAATAGATAGAAACAGTACTGCTCCTCCAAGAGAAGAATTATCTGGACATATACCAACTACATTTGCTAATAATACCATAGGAAATTATAATCAAGTATAATATGATACTTTGGTATATTATAGTGTTGTTCCTTCTATTATTAACTACAGTTCAAAAAGAACCTTTTAGAACAAATCAAAAAACAACTTCTATATCTATTATGAATAATTTATCTCCATCTACTCTTATAGAAGGGATTCAAAAACGAATTCATCCTTATATTCCTTTAAAACAACACTATTATAAACTAAAACGCAAATTTCGTAATAAAATATAAATATTATTTATGGATGTCTTCGAATCTCTACAAAACAAATTAAATGTTGTTAATAATTCAAAATTATTTACAGGAATAATGATGATCTGTTTGAATATTGGATCTAAATTTATTACTGTAAAATTATCCAAATCTCAAGAAGAATTTATGCGAAATTATGTAATTCGTGAAGTACTTATTTTTGCCGCATGTTGGATGGGTACTCGTGATATTTTGTTATCTATTATCTTAACTGCTTCTTTTTTTGTATTAACCGAACATTTGTTTCATGAAGATAGTTATTTTTGTATTATGCCGGATTATTTAAAACAGTTACAAAATGTAATTGATATAAACAATGATGGAGAAATTTCAAGTGAAGAAGTGGATAATGCGATAAAACTGTTAACGAAAGCAAAAGATCAAAAAAATAATAAGAAAAAAGAAGAAGTCTATAAATATTTTTTAGCAAATAAATATTGAATTCTTTTACAACAAAATTATTAGTATATAATGGATAGTAATGCTATTTACATGTATTTTATTAGTAATATACTAATAAAATTGCCTTTTTGTAGAGATCTTGTTCCAACTGTTCTTTCTTATATTCGGTTACCCGACAAAAAAATAGCTAAGTTATTGGCTTATAAATTAATTCAATTGAATAATGTAAAAAACATAAAAGGATTGTTAAATACAGTTAATAGAATTGATCAGTGTCCTACACTAGTAAAATCATTTGATTTGATATGGGATTTGATAAAAATGTTTTTAATTCATAAAAAAGAAAGAAAAATAATAGAACATTGGTATACTATATTGACTAACCCTATAAATTATAATGTATGGATAGACCAATTTTTAAAGGTAAAACGTGTAAAATTTAATATTTAGCAATTGTATGGAATTAGCAATACCATTAATAGCTTTTGGTGGATTATATGTTATATCAAATCAGAAAAAAAAAGAACCATTTAAATTACAATCTCATCCAAACGAATATCGTTCTTTACCACGTGAAAACAAACATTTTGTTCCGCCACAAGACACTGGAATAATAGATAACACAGAATATACAGATTTAGCAGGCAGAACAATGAATATTAAAGATCAAACTTCAAATATGGTTCCTTTTTTTGGAAAACAAAAAAATATTGGAAATTCTTCTAAAACAAATGACGTACGCGATTCTACTTTGGATAATTATACAGGAGCAGGAACTATGTTAACTGTAAAAACAGAAAATGCTCCTTTATTTAAACCACAAGAAAATATACAATGGGCATCGGGGGCGCCAAACCAATCTGATTTTTTTCAATCGCGAGTAAATCCGTCTACGAGTATGCATAATGTGAAACCATTCCAAGAAGAACGTGTTGGACCTGGCATGAACAAAGGTTATAGTTCCGAGGGTTCAGGTGGATTCAATTCAGGAATGGAAGCACGTTCTCAATGGCTTCCTAAAACAGTAAATGAATTACGTGTTGTTACTAATCCAAAAGAAACATTTGAACTGGCAAATCATGAAGGTCCTGCTCAAAGTAAAGTAACAAATGTAGGTAATATAGGTAAAGTAGAAAAATATTTACCTGATAAATATTATATAAACACACCGGACCGTTATTTTACAACGACAGGTGATCAAAAAGGACAAACTTTACGTTCAATACAACCTGATCCAACTATTCATAGAGCAACTACTACAAAATCGTACGCAGGTGTTGCTGGTAATTCGGGTCCATCACAACAACCTCAACATGGTATGTACAGATCAGATAATCGCCAACCTTTAAAAACAAATCAATTCAATCCTGCTTCGACTACTGTAGAAAAAAATAATTTAAATTCAGTTATGAATTCTATTGAATTATTGCCAAATAATAGAACAACAACAAAACCAGAATCTTTTTCTATTATGAAAGGATTAGTCAGCGCTATTGCTGCTCCTATAACAGATATTCTTCGCCCTACACGTAAAGAAACATTTGGATTAGCTCGTGTAGGAGCACTATCTAGTTCTGTCCCGCAACATAGTTTGCCACAATCGACAAAAATAGAATCTACTATAAAAGAATCCACTATATACAGTCCATATACAGCAGGACAACGTGCTTATAAACCAGTCACTTATGGTGGATATCAAACATCAGATCATCAACCTGTTACTAATCAACGTGATAGTACCAATGTAGCTTATGCGGGTATAGCAGGAAGTACTTTACCGCAAACAGTATCGTACGAATCTGCTTATAATTCTATGATTAAATCCAATCGCGCAAATGAAGGTAGAATTGCTGGAGGAAATACACAAATGTTTACTCCTATTATAAATCAAGAAAACAATAACATGAAACCATTAACTCATGCTCCTTATAGTGGTATGCCACAAGGAGCAACTAGTATTCCTAATGTAGAACAATTTGGAGATATGCGAACTCCACAATCCTATTCCAATAACGATCGTAACCATTCTTCTATTTTAGAAGCATTAAAAGAAAATCCATACAATCATTCTGTATTAAATAGAATGTAATAAAATTGAATGAAATATGTAACTATATTTTTGTTATAAAATGCCGTTGTTTGAATCCAAAGAAGAATCTTCACAATTTCTTGCGACACTTGCTTTGAACCCAACTATGGAAACTGGCGCACCAAGTTTTAGAGGTATGTATCGGCAGTTAGTTCAATCGGATTATACGTTTTTAAAAGCATTAAAAGAATTTGTAGATAATGTAATTACAAAATGTAGTAAGATATATATAAATTCTATCGTAGTGAAAGATAAATTATTATCGGTTACTATTTCAGATAATTATAGTGAAGGATTTAAGCATTTACATAAACAAGGTAGTGATAATCCATTAAATCTTGCTCATATACGTGATGGACAAACAGATGATAATGAACAATCACAATTTGGTATTGGATTTAAAGCCGGATCTATGTCTACATGTCATAAAATGACTATTATAACAAAAACAGACGAAGCTGGATGTACAAAAGTAATATCTGATTATATAAGAATGAATGAACAAGATACGTTTAATTCACAAATATTTCCTATTAGTCCACAAGAATATGCGTCTATTCATCCATTTGAATATGGAACTACTATTATATTAGATAATATTCGAGAAAATATTTGTGGTAAAATGTCAGAACAACAAATAAAAGAATTAATAATAAATGAATTATCCAGTACGTATAATTATATTATTTGCGAACAAAATAAAGAAATATATGTATCTGTAAATGGAAAAGAAGAAAAGATTAATTATAAAGAACCTTTTAACCGTAAGCCTAAATGTATTCCATTTACAAAAAGTGGAACTGTATATAAATGTGAATACAATGAAGAAATATTGTATTATAATCAATATGATGATAATACAATTGTAATATATAATAATAGTCTTAACAAATTATATACAGAACATCAAACTTTAAAAATAATGAAAGAAATAAAAGATAAAGTAAAAATTGCTGTAATAACAACTACATTTGTGTATTTTCAAATCATAGATCCAATTACTAAACTACCTTATGAAAGTGAAAAGGACACAGAATTACCTTTTGGTAAAATTGATATTTTTCGTATTCATAGACAAATTGGAACTTGGAGAGCGAGAGGAAGAAACGGATCTAAAAATTATACACAAACAGAAATACATATTGATAGTAAAAAAATAGCAGAAGAAATTGGATTAACGTTTAATAAAAATGTATCTGAAGATCATTCTAACGATTTAACTAAATCATTACGAGAATTTGTTAAAGATATGACAAAACCATTTAATGCTGATACAACAACGTCACAATATATAGAATTAGAAAAAATTGCTAAAAAACATAATTTATTTGTTCCAATTCAAACAAAAGCATTGCCTTCCACAAATGATCCTACTGTTATAGAAACACAACAAGCTGTTTCGATGGAAGAAGCAATACTTGTAACAGAAACTCAATCAGCTCCTTCTATAGATGATGAACCAACACTTTACATAGAAACTCAACCAGCTCCTTCTATAGATGATGAACCAACACTTTACACAGAAACTCAACCAGCTCCTTCTATAGATGATGAACCAACACTTTTAACAGAAGAACAAGATGAACAAGCTCCTTCTATAGATGATGAACCAACACTTTACACAGAAACTCAACCAGCTCCTTCTATAGATGATGAACCAACACTTTACACAGAAACTCAACCAGCTCCTTCTATAGATGATGAACCAACACTTTTAACAGAAGAACAAGATGAACAAGCTCCTTCTATAGATGATGAACCAACACTTTACACAGAAACTCAACCAGCTCCTTCGATGGAAGAATCAGAACCCGATGAAGCCGAACCAGTTATTCTTGATACAGAAAATAGTTTATCATCTCTTTTAGAGTTGAGACCTCAAGTTCATGTAAAACCACATATACGAGGTAATCTTACATCTGAACAATATGATTCTTTAATAGAGTATTTAATTAAAGAAAAACTACATCTTCTACAAGATCCTAGATCTACACAAGTATTTAACATAATATTTAGATAAATTATAGTATATCTTTCAATTGTTCAATTTGATTACTAGATAATGTTGGAAATACTATATTAAAATTAATAATAAATTGTCCTTGATTTTTTTCTCGTTTCATTCCACCATTAGGTATTATTTTTTTATATTGTGGAGAAATAATAAAATCATTGTTTACAATTTTAAATGTTTTATGTTGTAAATATTGAATATCTGCCGTAAATCCACATAATGCTTCTTTTAATGTAATTGTATGTGTATAATATAAATCCAACCCTTTTCGTTCTAATTTGCTTGTGTTTTTAACATTGACAATTACTTTAATATCACCGATCATTCCATCGGTTTGATTTCCTTTATTAGGCAACAAAATAGATTCATTATTATCAATTCCAAATGGAATATCAACATATATAGTTTCTACTTCTGTATGACGAGAACGATGATATTCAATACATCTTTCAATTTCGATTGGAATACAACATCCTATGAAAGCTTGATCTAATGATATTTCTACACTAGCTAATAAAGGAGGAGGTTTTGGTATTGGAAATTGAAATCCAAATGGCATTTCTTTTTGAGAAAACATTTGTAAGTCCGGATTTCCACCAAATATAACATCAAACAAATTTATAGCTGGATTTAGAGTTTGATCGTACATACGACGCGATGATTCATCTGATAATTGTTGGTAAGCTTCATTAATTTTTTGAAACATTTCTGAATTTCCTCCTTGTCTATCAGGATGATATTCAAGAGATAATTTACGATATTGTTTTTTTATTTGATCAAATGAAGCATTTTTGGGTAATTGAAGAGTATCATAATGCGTCGACATATAGTAATAGAACATGAATGTTTAAATTTCAAAATTCTATTTATAAATTACAAAAATTGAATGTTAATTACACTTAAAATTAAAAACAAAAATGTCTTGGCTACTACAATTATTGCCTATCGCAGGATTTGCTCTAGATTGGCGACTTCATCAATTATCTCAATCATTGGCAAAAGAACAACAACAAAAATCAGAATCTTTACATAAAGAATCGGAAGAAACTGCCAAATTATTAAGTACTACAGAATTGAACATTTCTACTGTTTCTGCTAAACTAGAATCTTACCGTGATTCATGTGAAGAAAAATTAAAAAAATATAGTAATTATTTATTGTTAACAATGTTGGTAATTGGCATCTTAGGACAAATGTTGCCTCTTGTTTTACCTGAACATAATAAATATATTATTGGTACAAGTATACCTCTTATCCATTTCTATTATTTATTTTTATCCAATACGGTAGGATGTATTCTGATGTGTTTTATTTCTTGTATTGTTATTATCAATGATATTTCTTATTATATGACACATATCAATAATTTATGGGCAAACATAGAAACAACTTGTCTACTTAAACTAAGTTCGACCAACAATGAAAAATTTATTGAAATACAAGAATTATTATCTACAGAATTTTATACTTTATATAATTCAACTAAAATTGTTACTTTGGAAGGTTGGATATGTTGTTATTGTAACATTTTACATTATATTATTACCTTTTCTGCTTGTATTGGATTTATTAGCTTTATTGTCGCGTTCATTTTATCTCTAGAAGCTATTTTAATTCCAATTGATATAATGGCTACATCTAAATCCTATACATCATTTATTCTTGTTCTCGTTATTGTAACTCTTTATATAATAACTTTATTTGTCTATTTATATTGTAGAAAAAAGAAAGAAATACATTGGTATAATGCCAAAACAAACAGACGATTTCGGTTAACTAACAATCCTATTTCTATACAACTTGTACCGTAATTTCTCTATATTCTTGTGCTAATCCGCATGTAGAACAGCAAGTAACCGCACAACAAACATGATCATCTGTTTGTATTTGTTTTTTCTCTTTTATTTTTTTTCGAACATCATAATGTAACATTACAACTATACTATAAAACAGAAAAGATAACATACTGATAATAACTTGGGTACGATGATATTTTTTATAAGGTATACAATCTACTGTATCATATGTACATACATTCGCATCCTTATGATAAACACAAGGAGTAGATACAGAATTTACTATTGTATAATATTGAACGCATGAAGTTTCATCTAAATTAATACAATAGTCTGTTTCTTGTAAAGGGCATGTATGAATGTATAGTTGATAATGCCACGAATACAATGTTTGAAGTGTAATCCATAAGGATAAATAAAGTAAACAATCTAAAGTATAATGTTTATTACTTAATTTAGCATATACATGGCATGGAGCAATCCAACTAATAAAACAAGATTCGCTATCACAATGTAATAAGCTTGTAGACCAAGTATTTATCGGATTATACATATCGTATATGTATATTTTTTAAAAGTATATTTCAATTTTAAAATTGAAACATAATTAATAATTTTATATACATACACTTAAACATGGATTGGGAGACAATTAACAATATCAACATGAACATCTTTGATATAATCAATAATATACCAAATGAATTATATTATGAATATAATATAATCCCAACCATCAATGATTACACTATACTATATAATACCGAGCCTTCCAATATTTATAACGAGTTTTGGTTAGCTGACAGTGAATTATACGACGATGACGATGAGATATCTGAAGAACAATATACTCGTATAATGGAGTTTCTATTATTATTCTCTAGATAATTTAATTTTTCAATGTTAAAAAATGACTCCAAAATGATTTCTGTTGAACTATGTTTTTTTCAGTTTGTTTAACATATTTATAAGCTTGTTCTGTTGCTCTTTTTTGTTCTAATTCTTCTTGGTATAACAATTGTTGTGCTGCTTCTTGTGTGTTTAAAGGGGTTAAATTTTGTGTATCTCTTATTTGTTTTAAATCATGAATACTTTTATATTTTTGAACATAATCTTCTTCTGAAACACCAAGAACACTGTTTACAGTATACGCATTTTTTAAATCGGAAAAAGAATCGGATGAACATTCTCCAATAGTAGATACAACAATAGCACGGGATTGACGTTTTCGATCTTCAAAACTTGTATTCATATCTTCATTCGATTGTAACCAATCACCATATCCATTGTCTTCTTCTTTTAAATAATAAGTTTCAAATAATTTATTGAAATCTTTATTAAAATTTGGATTTACAGATAACGATTTTACAATTTGAGTTTTATCCGCATCTGTCATATCATCTATGATTTCTTCAAAAGAAAGATGATTATTAATGTTTTCATTAATTTTATGTTTAAAACGATCTACTGATTCAAGTAATTCATATGCTTTTTTAAAAAATAAATAATATTTTATATCTTTATCGCATTTATCAGGATGAAGAGCATAGACAATTTTTTTTGCTTCTTTAAATTCAGAAGAAGTAAAATTTTCGCGTAATTTAAATAATTTCAACAATTCTTGTAATGAATAATTATCTATATTTAAATCCATAATGTAGTAAAGTATTAATTTATTAAATATAAATCTATATACATTTATTTTTTTTTAAAATTATAACATTTCCATTATAATTAGAATATGATTTACATAATGTCCTAATTCTTTTTACATTTACTAAATTACATATTGGTAGTATTATTAATTTTTAAGAACTACTATTTTTTTCACACGATATAAGTGTATAAATGTAAATAACTATAATAACTTTTACAACTATGTTTAGAGTAATTATATTTGATATTAATTCAAATATAATTTATTTATGTTTCAAAAAAACATAAGAAGCATTGTTTATAAATATGAATTTAGCAAGGAGTTGAAATACGAATAATGCTCCACCAATAAAAACAAGTATAAGTATATCTTTTAAAATTTTTAATAAAATGTCTGCGTTCATAATTTATATACATATTATTTTTGTACATAATTTTCTAAAGTTCGTGCGCTACAATCTTTTGTGGATGAATATTTAGGCATCCACATATAAGGGACAACATTCTCCATGTTTTTATAATAAGATTCAAATATGCTACGATAATATAATTGTTCAGGTGTAGTAGGTTTGTTAAATCTATACGAATGATTTTCTAAATCATTACACAAAGATGGAATTTTTTCTTGTATAATTTGGTACCAAGAACGATGTAAAGAACTAACACCATCGCTAAAAGCTTCTTTCTTTCGCCATGCTATAGATTCGGGTAACATATCGCTAAATGCTTTACGTAATAAAAATTTTTCACATGTTCGATTAAAACGTATAGATGGCGACAAAGATAAATAGAGTTGAACAAATTTAGGATCTAAAAAAGGTGTTCTTGCTTCGCACCCATTAGAAGAAGGACCCTTATCACTTCGAAGAGCATCAAACAAATAAATATCGGATACTAGCCTACGACATTCGGCATCAAACTCGTACATATTAGGGGCATTTTTTAGATATAAATAACCACCTGTTACTTCATCTGATCCATCTCCATTAAAAATAACTCGAGCATCACTTCGTTTACTAATTTCTTTACACACTAAATAATTACCAACGCTTGCTCGAACTGATGTAGTATCATAACTTTCAATATTAAAAATGACTTCAGGTATAGCGTTAAAAAAATCTTCTTCCGACACAATAATAGTAGTGTGTTTTGTATTTAAAAATTCAGCCATTAAACTAGCATGTTTTAAATCTTCCGCACCTTCTAATCCAATACTATAGGTTTCTAAGGGTTCTGTATATCCTAATTCGTCTCTTATTTTTTTCACCAGCATAGTAATAATACTACTGTCAAGACCTCCTGATAATAAACAAGCAACTTTGCGTTCTGTTGTTATGACACGTTCGCGAACACATTCATATAATGTTTGACGTATAAGTGAACAAGCATTATAATCTAACGATGGATTAACAACTGGAAAATGAGTATAAGAATAGGTTTCTTCTTCTACACCTTTAAAAAATTTAGTAATTGTTCCTGGCAGATGATGTTTTGTAGTTACTTGTAAATCATTTACCATTTTTAGTTCGGAAGAAAACAAATGCATAGATCCTTGTTTTGAATGATACAAAGGACGAACACCATAAGTATCCCGAACAGCATAAATAATTTCTTTTGAAACATCATAGAGTACAAAAGAACACTCAGAAGCATTTATTAAACGCATAGTTTCATTGATTCCATATAAGTTGTACAAATGAATAATAATTTCGCAATCAGATGCTGTTGTAGGTTGAATGTTTAAATTATCGTATAATTCTTTGTAATTATAAATTTCACCATTACATACTAAATAAATACCATTAATATGAAAAGGTTGATTGGATAAGTTAGACAATCCATTGATAGCTAACCGATGAAATCCCATCCAAACGTTAGAATCAATCATTATAAATTCAGAATTATCAGGTCCACGATGTTGACCTTTTTTAAAATTAGCCATAATTATTTCAGGTGATACAGATGGGTTGATGACTGAAATAATACCGCACATACTATTTTATAATATATAGTATTTAAATATTTAAACTATTATAATATTCATTACCTTCCGACATATTGACAGGTTGATAATCTTTTAGTTTAATAGATTCGAATCCATCATTTGTAGAATAGACAATTCGTTTTAAATATAGTTTAGATAATTTGATATAACAATCACAACATGGTCTAGAATCTACCCATTTATGATGGGTTTGATTTAATCGAACAATATAAAGTGTCATCTTTTTAAACGGTGGATCGGTGAACTACTTTAGTCGCATTTCGTATTGCGTCTATTTCGGAATGACAAGAACAACATTGATGAATAATTTTATCTTTAGAAAAATTACGATTACTGTTATATCCAAAACTAATTGGTTTTCCATGATAAACTAATACAGCTCCATGTTTATAATGCATGGTTGATTTATGGGCAACTGAACTCGCAAGAGATAAAAATCGTTCTTCTTTTTTCATATATAGATAAAGTTTATTTCTTTAATTTTTTTAAACATGAATATATATATGTATAATATAAAAAAATTAGGGAATTTTTCTCAATTTGGTAAAGATGAATTGAAAACATTTTTATTAGTATTAGTAAGAGCTTATGTTGGAATTACAACATTGTCTATTTTAAAGTTAAAATATAGTGAAACATTAAATACATTGTTACCGGATGATCTAACTAAATTACCTTATAAAAATAATAATGTGGATACATCGCATATGTCGTTACTTACTTATTTTCTTTCATTTGAATCTAATTTTCCTTATGCTATTAATGCGGGAATTCCTTATTTAAATGATCCTTATTTGTTGTATTTAGGTGGTATCGTTAGTTATGTATATGCTTCTGTACGATTTTGTTTAAAATTACTGATACAAAAATACCCTTTGAATAAAGAAGGAGGAACAATGAACAATATTGTTGGATTGTTATCTTTTTATGTATTGCCTTATATTTTATTTGTTCTAGCAGGATTTCTTCCTTTTATTGTTATGGTTCCTGCTATTTATTCGACTCTTGTACAAGAGTCTGCTATATCTTGGAACAATGATCCTATTGTATGGTTAATGTTATTTACATTTATTTTGAATTTTATGAAAACAGAGATGTTAGAAGATTTGACTGTATTAAAAATAATGCCTTATATAGCTAATATTTGGTGGGGATTCATTTTTTCATTTGGAGCAATACCTTTTACTATATTTTGGTCTGTTGTAAGTGTTTCTATTTATGTAGTATTATTTTATGTGCTTCATCCTTTTATTGTAGTGGGAAATGGTATTCAAACATGGTCTCAACTATACAATGATTACAAAACTACGTTTTACGAATATTTTAAGAGTTTAACTATCTTATTTTTATTTTTATCTATTTCAATTGCTTATCGTCATTTAAATTCAAGTGTAGCTTTTGGAGTTAACATAGGAATTGTATGTATTATAATATTATTATTGAATGTATTGAATATAATACGGGATAAAATTTCAAAAGTGAAAATGAATTAATAAATAGAAATTAAACAAATTGGATATACATATATATGTTAGTTTCTGTTTGTACTCCAACATTTAATAGACGACCATTTATTCAAAGCATGATTGAATGTTATGAACAACAAGATTACAAAGGACCTAAAGAATGGATTATTATCGATGATGGAACGGACAAAATTGAAGATATTATAATTGATTATATTAAAAAAACAAATAAATCAGAAGTTAAATACTATAAAATCAATGAAAAATTAACTCTTGGTAAAAAACGCAACTTAATGCATAGTTATTCTCGTGGAGATATAATTGTATATATGGATGACGATGATTATTATCCACCTCAACGCATATCGCATGCGGTTCATATGTTAAAAAAAAATCCAAATGCTTTATGTGCTGGTTCTAGCATTTTATATACATATTTTAAAGATATTGATAAAATTGTACAATTTGGACCATATGGTCCAAATCATGCTACAGCAGGAACATTTGCGTTTAAAAAAGAATTATTATTGACAAGTTCATATGAAGAAGATGCTTCTTTAGCAGAAGAAAAACATTTTTTAAAAAACTATACGGTTCCATTTGTACAATTAGATCCGCAAAAAGTTATTTTAGTATGTGCGCATAATCACAATACATTTGATAAACGCGCTTTATTGGTTAATCCTGATGCTAGAGTTGTAAAATATAGTAATTTATCTGTATCTGATTTTATTAAAGATGCGAAATTACGTGATTTTTTTACAAATCAAATTCACGTGTTATTAGAAAATTATAAACCAGGCGAACCTTCTATGAAACCGGATGTATTATTATATATGGAAAAAATAAAAAAAGAACGATCTTTTTCTGTACAATTTGGCAACAGAGTTTTATATGGTCAAGAAATATTAGATCAATTAAATCATCAACAAAAATTTATAAAATTATTAACGGATAGAATTAAAACATTAGAAGATGAATTAAAGACGCTGAATGGGAGGTAAAACAGATTGTTCTCTTTCTGCTTTTAATTGTTCTAATGATTTAGAACCATTGTTTCCTATTTTATCGGGAACATAATCTTCGGTAGGCGTATGAATACTAAAATTTTGATCTAAAGTTACAAAATTATGAAGTTGTCGAGTACCACCCATACCTTTAGTAGATAGTTCATTGCTGTCTTGATCCCAAAAACTATAAGAATCTGACATACATGACATTTGATTTATGCTGTAACACTCAGGTTCACCATTGCCTGAAGTTGCTAAAGTATTTATTTTTGTTTCTTTTGGTTGTAAAAAATCATAAATTTCCTGTTCTGTAAGAACTTGTTGTGAGTCTAGTAATAATAAAGAGGGTACTTTATGAATAGAAGGAGGCAACAAGACTTGATGTTGTTCTAATTGTAATACTGTTTGACCAGATGAATTTTTAAATCGTCGATCAATACATATAAAATGAATTTCCTTGTTTAATTTTGTTTTAGCAAATAATTGTAACAATTTTTTGCTAGGTTCACAAAAATTACTATAATAACATATTGCCGCCATAATCACTAAAAAGATTAACAATTATTGTTTTAAACTTAAATTGATTTAATAAATATGTAATTAGAATATATACAATGCCTCTGAAAGTATTGAACCATAAAAAAGATAAGTTTAGTTTTGTAGTTACTAATACCGATGTTAGTATTATAAATGCTATACGAAGAACTATTATTGGAAACATAAAAGTGGTTGTTTTAGCCAAACAAGATTGTAACATAACTGTAAATACAAGTCGATTTAACAACGAAATTCTAAAACAGCGGTTAGCTTGTATTCCAATATGTTTAACACCTGACGAAACCAGTATTTCGCACTATAAATTAGAGTTACGCGAATCAAATACAACAGCCGGAGTACTACATGTTACAAGTAAAGATTTTGTAGTAACTGAACAAGGAAAACCATCCAAGAACCAATTATTTCTACCTGATCCTATTTCAGGTAGTTATATAGATATTTTGCGACTTCGTCCTAAAATGGGTAGCGTAGTGGAAAGTATTGAATTAACGGCAACTTTGTCTATTACAACTGGTAACCAAACAGGAACAGCAAACATAGGAAATTGTTATTATAGATGTTCTGTAAATCAAGAAGAGGCAGAATCGGAATGGGCTAAAAAAGGTAGTACTAATGTACATGAAAAAAAAGATTGGGATTTATTACAAGCAAAACGATATGTTATTCCTAATTCATTTGAAGTTACAGTTGAGTCTTACGTACCTAGTATATACAAACCAGCTCAATTAGTCCAAATCGCTTGTCTAACTCTGAAAAAAGAATTATTATCTTTTGCTGAACCACTTACTATTCGTGAAAGTCAAACAAATATGGATAATTGTGTAGATATTATTTTACATGATTGTGATTATACTATTGGAAAAATACTTGAATATCATTTATATACAATTCATTTTAAAACAACTATAAATTATATTTCATTTTTAAAAAACCATCCTCACGATAAAGATGGTATTTTACGCATCAACTATTTTACAAACCAAACGGAAGAATTTATAACTAATATGTTTTTAGACGCATGTAAAGAATGTATTAACTATTTTAATTTTGACTCGGATTTGAAATCAATGTAAATAATTGTGATGGTAATAAATTGTTCATATAAAGAGAGACTTCATGTTTAGTGATACATCTTTTTTTAGATTGTAACTTTTCTATATAATGTTGGTGTAACATGTATAAATGATATTTATATTTGTTATCACATTCTTTAAGAGATTTATATCTATATACAAAACAACACATGTATAATTCATGAAGCATCAATCCCACTTCACGAATATTTTTTTCGTATTCTTCAAATAAAGTAGTAGGAAAATATTTTATATATTCTTCTTGTTCCGGCGTAGAACGAATAGTAAGATAAGTATATTTTAGATTATTAGAATTACCTCGCAATTTTTTTACTTTTTCATACGCAAGATTACGAATCTTACTACGAGATCCATTAGATTTTAACATTAATCCTTTAAACGTATAAGGCTGATTTTGTACAAAAATTTCAGCATCTTCATAGGATGGAAATGAAAACATTAATGGTGTTAAAAAACAATGAATGCCGTGGTTTGAAGCATGAACTTCATAGACTGTATTATCCAAAATTTGATAGACAGCAATTAAATATAATTTAGGAGTATCAATCGGTTTTACAATTTGATTTTCCGGATGCTGAAGAACAAAACTATAACTATATTTTGGATCCAATACATTATAATCAATATTTGTTTCATGAAACATTTCACTAAATGTTTTCGATGAATAAAAATTACATTTTGCTCCAATTACTGTTCTAGTAGCAATAATCCATTCTTCATCATAAAATACATTAATCATAGTTCCATCAATAAATTCATCCATTATAATTTCTTGAATAGGATGTTGCTCTTTGAACGAATCGTATTTTATAGATTTAGGTGGTGAAAAACAAACTATCTTGTCTTTTTTAAAAATAACAGAACGAAACAAATCATTTAAATGAGGAAATTTTTTGTAATTAAAAATAGTAAATCCTTCATTATCATTCTTTACTTCAGGAATAATGTACATAAGTATATAAATACAAAATCTTTATATTTTCTTCTATTATAATAATGGAAGAATTACAACAATATGATATTATAGAAATAACAACAAAAGATTCCGTACGAATAATAGGCAGTTTTCATTCTATGATAGATGGTGAAATTTTAATATTAGTACCACCTACTATTCAATATATTCTTAAAACAGATGTTACTAATATAACTCGTATTCAACGAAAAGATCAAATAGATACTTCACAAATAGAAGCTTTTTTCAAATATTCTAGTTTTGTTCATAAAAAAAAATATAAACTAAAAGATATTTTAATTATTACATTTGAAGATTCAAATACTACAGAAGGAAGTATTACAGAAATAAACCATGATTGTATTACTTTACAATTGACAGATGATTCTTATCTATATATTAATTTTAATTATAAATCTATACCCTTAGGTATTACAGAAATAAAAAGAAAACAAACGCACGATTTAGAAGATAGAACAGAAGATAGTACTTTTGTAGTTCCTAGTTATAATATTGATGAATCTAAATGTAAATATACATTAAACATACAAATTGAAGCTATATTACAATATTTGAACTTTAATCAACAATATAATGGTGAAATATTTGCGCAAAGATACAAAGAATTAATGACATTGTTTCCTTATGGTACACCTATAAATATTGATCAAACTAATTTAAAATGGATTTATCCTACTACATCGGCTTCTGTTTCTTTATTAACTATCCCAAAAAATAAAATGTTCAAACAAAGTTTAGTAAAATCATTAATGTGTTATGAAAAATCTTTATTGACAAATAAAGATGTAGCTTATAGTACGGTTCAAGAAATCTATAAATCAGTATTACGAGTTTTTGATAAGAAAAATTTATTTGTTCCCACTTATTCTACTTATATGTTACCAAATAGTGTTATTTTAAAATATATAGCAAAAACTGCTTCAAAAGAACAAGAATTTAATTGGGCTACAAAAATTCAACACTGGATTCCTTATGTAACGAACGAAAATTTACCCATTGATGGGTATACTGTTCTCCCTGAATCGTCTATTTCATTTTCAAAGATATATTTACCTGAAACTCCTTTACTTCATAAAGTCCATTTAAATTCTATATCTCATTATCATTTATTTAATATACAATGTGAACCATCTTTTACCTTTAAAGAAATATCAGATTACACTAACAAAATACCTTCTATCGATAAATTAATTCATCAAGTACCAACCTATTATTCATTTCATGAATTTGTAAAACACCTTGAACCTTACCATATTTATGCTAATCATATTTCTCATTCTTTATATAGTAAGATAAACAAACAAATAGAAAAAAACATCCACTCTTATGTATCGAAACAAGAACCAAGTTCTTCTCTATACACTGCTTTGTTCAAAAATGAAGTCTATGATAAAACATATATTTCTGTTTCTGAATTATATCAATACGCTTTATCTTTAGATTCTGCCAATGCTTATATATTATCTTCTGTTAATCATCAAACAACTGATTTATTAGATCAACCTGCCAAACCACAACAAGAGTTTGTTTTAAAACCACCCGAACCTACTTGCGAATTAAATGATGATTGTGATACAGAAGGAGTTACGAAACTTAAAAATTTCCAATTATCTTCTTATCATTCATCTACAGTAGAACAACTCAATATTATAAATTTTTCTTTTTTACAGAAAAAACTAGTCTACGCAAAAAATAAATTATTAAAATACAACAATAAACTGAATGAATTGAAAAGTTCAATTGAACAAATAGATAAATTACCTTATTCTTATGAATTGTTTTATGAAATTATGACATATCCATTTACAAAAAGGTATACTAGTTTACTTGTATTTTTGACAAAATATACAACATTAGATAATGATACACAATTATATATATGTAATACTAGTAGAATACCTATCGTACCTGTGATATTTAAAACACTTGCGGATACTTATCTTACCAACATAGACGAATATAATACAATTTTATATAAATATTGTAAAACATCTCCCCAAATTTATGTAGAAGATGGGTATTACAAAGAAAAACATACAGGTATTTCACTTACGCCTATTGAACGGGTTCATTCGTATGATGAATTAATACGATCGGATGAAATTGAACTAGACCTAAAAGAATATACTTCTGAATATTCATTACCTCAAAAATATGTAGAAAATCATATTCATATTATATGGAAAACAGTAACTTCTAGTTCTGTTATGCCAAATCTAAAAATGGTTGATTTTATAAATGATATGATTTCAGAATATACAATTACTGAAAAATCAATAGAAAAGGTAGCCAATATAAAAGCTAAATATTTATTAACTTTACTTATTTATGTTTATATAAAATACGGCATTCCTTGTGAGAAAATAGTAGATGAAATTGGAAAAAATAAATCAATTGTTGGTATTGATTTAGGATTAGATATTAAACCATATTCTTTTTTAGCCAACGTACAAAAATATGCTAGCAATATTACACAATTATGTGCGTTATTGTATTCTAAATATAAACATACAAAACAAACAACTACTAAACCAAAAATACATTGGGGTAATTTTATGCCTTATATTGATTCAAATCATCCTGTACTTGTCAAAATAAAATCACAAATACAAAAACCTCCTATTCATAAAATAAATGGTGAAATACATCAAAACAATCATATTTTTGTAGATTTCGACATTCCAAAACAAAAATATCATCATCCTTCTTTTCAAGTATATACTCAAAAAATAAACAAATATAAATTACCTTCATTAGAGTTACATATTAATATTGAAAATCCAGTTGTCATGAAACCATTAGAACTATTTTCATTAACTACGGAATATAATACAAAAGAAACTTTACCCAATCAACAAAAACGTTTAATTTTATTACAAAATACTATTTCTGAATTATCAAATGAAATGGTAAATCAAATACTTCATAAGTATCCTCCTCTTTATATGGCTAATTTTATTAAATCTATTCTTCAATTTTATGCGATACGCGATGATTATACTGATTTAATGGATGATTTTATACCAGTAACACATGAATATGTTATTGCTCCTAACCATTATGCTATTATAACAAAAGTAGTAGATACATATTACCGTGATCTACTACATCATGATAAATGGGGGAATCTATTTGAACATAGAGATAGTCAAGTTATTTTAGAAGAATTAAAACAACCACTTACTGAAGATGAAAAAATTATACTTAAATATTATTTATATCAAATATGTGGCAATGTACCCAAAGAAGTCGTACCTTTTATTAATACAAGAATAAAATCAGAAATAAATATTCCAGATTACGATGAAATTAAGAAGAAGATGTCTGTTCGTCAAAGTGTAGAACGTAAAAATTTCGTATCTGCTCGTAGTAGTTTATCTTCTACTGAAAAAATATTAACTGGTATTATTCAAACGGATATTACAAAAACATCGTATAATATTACCCAATTCACATCTAGAGAAGAAGATGCTTTAAAATCAGATATTGATTTAGGAAATGATGGCAATGAATAAATAAGAATAGTTCAAAATAAAATAAAAAAACAATATATGAATCATTTAAGCATATCTATTTTACTTTTTGTTATTTCTTATTTGATTATTGTTTCGATAAAACCTAGCATTGTATATAATACAGATGGAAGTTTGCGTCCATTTGGATTAGGATATCGCAAAAAAACAGTTATACCTTTATGGTTAATTGTTTTTATATTAGCTATTTTTTGTTATCATGGCGGAAATTACATTCATTCTAAATATTTTTAACAACTATATACTATGGAATCGGAAAAAGTAGGATATGAAGAAGGTATGTATGAAGGTGATGGTTGGGGAGAAAATGAACAATATGAAAACGATGAAGAAATACTTACTATTGGAGGTAAACGTAAATCTAAAAAAGCTAAATCTAAAAAATCTAAAAAAGCTAAATCTAAAAAAGCTAAATCTAAAAAAGCTAAAAAAGCTAAAAAATCTAAAAAAGCTAAAAAATCTAAATCTAGATCTAAATCTAGTCAATAAATTATTCTGTAATAGTATATTCTGTAGGTGTTTCAACTGGTTCTGTTTCAGCAAGAGCCGTATTATGATTGTTAATGTATTGAGCAGTTGTTTTCTTACATTTACTAGATGTCAATGTATTGTAAGAAATACTAGTCGCAATTGATGCTGTTAACAAATACCAAATCCATTCCGAAACACATTCTTTTAATCGAATACATTGTTTGAATTCTTCTTTATGTTCGGATGTTTCATTCAAAATAGAACTTAATGAAGTATACGTCGTTTCAAAATTATACATTGAAAATTTGTTAATAATTAAAGATGGATCCGTATATACATAATGTAATGATTGGCTAGTTTGATTTTCTTTTGGTTTTAATAATTTTAAAAAAGTATTGTTACATCCATTGAATTTTGCGATTAACAATCCGAATGTATTTGAAAATGGCGTTAACCACCAAGGAAATACATGTAATAAATACATTATTGTACCAAAAATAAATATCCATGGTAGTAAAGAAGTAAATATAATTAAAAAATCTGTGTTACCACAATGTTCTTCTAAAATAGTATAATTAAAACTACTCATGGTCAATAAAAGTAAAATCATAAACAATATATACATATAATAAGGAAATGGTTCCATAGTTGATTTTAAATAAAGAAAAACAGTGGACATTACACTAAACATAATTAATGAATTTGTCATATTTGCCATAGATTAAATAAGTATTAAAAAATATACATATTTAACATTATGGATCATTTAACTGAACCAGGCATTCGAGATTATTTTGTAGAATCTTTCAAAACATGTAAAGAATATAAATTACAATATCATACATGGATTTTAAACATAAGTTTATTTATATTTTTTATGGTATGTTTATCTAGTATATTGTATTTTAAATATAAAGGAAAACAATCACCTATATTAAAAAAACGAAAACAAGAAGAAGACCGATTATATATTATGGAAAGAATACGATCATTAGAAATTGAAAAACAAAAAGAAAATAATGTATTGATTACTTTTTAAAGAGTTGATATAATTTGTCCATTTTTATAAACACTACATTTAAATTGTTGTTTTTTAGGTCGTGAACAATATTCATTTGTAGATGGGTTCATACTAAAAAACATTAACTTATTTCCACCAATACTATAAGCAGCCCAGTATCCTAATACTCCCCATAATGCTCCTAATAGAGTTCCTGTAAATGTTCCGCCAAATACATAATTATTGATGGATTGTCTTCCTAAAATATCGGAAACATATAAAAATATGAAAATAGATATAACAGAATAATTTACATTTTTAACTTGAAGCATCGATAACAACAAATAAATAAAGGTATAGACAATAGTAAAAGAAGAAGTAGAACAAGATTGATAATATTCAGCAAAGTAAATAAAAGAACAAGGAGTTTGTTGTAAACTTGATTTTGGAAAAATATAAGGTATAACAAATAATCCTAAAATTAGAATAACTAACCATACACCACCTTTTGTAAAATCTTGATTCGCAATAGTAGTAAATACCATGAAAGAAATAATAGTATAAGGTATTAATTCAATTATCTGTTCTTTTTTCATATACTATGTTAGTATTTAATAATTGTATTTTATCTAAAATAGTATCTAATCTTGCGCATGTTTGCTTACAAACAGCATACGTTTCTTTTAAATTAGCAATGCCTACACATGATTTCATTAAATAATCTTTTAACAAAGTATCATCATTCATATTGATAATGTCTATACAAGCATTTACAATTTCATTAATTTTTTTAATCGTTGTATCTCTCCCATCTTGTCTTTTCCATCGACGAATACATTCAGGTATGATAGAAGAAGGTTCAATATTCAAATATACATCACGTACTGTTAATTTTTGTTGTTTTTGTATTGATTCTAATAATTTCAAATTTACAATAATTTCTTCACGATCCATTAACATTGCCTTTTAAAAAATATTTATACTTTATATGTATTTTACTATTGGAGCTATTTTTAAAAATGAAGCTCATATTTTAAAAGAATGGATCGATCATTATTTGTATCATGGTGTTGAACATATTTATTTGATTAATGATTGTAGTACAGATCAATTTTTACATATAATACAACCTTATATTAATAAAAAACTAGTAACTTTATATCATTCTGATAACAAAGAAAAATATTTAGGCATTCAAGAAGATAAATATAATTTTTATTTTCAACGTCATTTAAAAGAAACAACATGGTTTGGTATAGTTGATTTGGATGAATTTTTGTATTCTCCTTTAGTAATAGATATTAAAGTTATTTTAAAAAAATATGAACGTTTTAATTTGTTACAAATTAATTGGGTACATTTTGGATCTAGTCATTTTGAACAACAACCTAATAATGTTGTTTCTAATTTTGTACACCGAAGTTCTTATACAAATATAAATGCGAATGGCAGATATAATTCTTATAAATCTATTGTTAAAACAAATGGCAATGTTCAATTAGGTATACATACACATAAATACAACAATACTTATCCTTGTAAAAATGTATCTTTTTCAGAAAAAAATACACCTTTATTAATAAATCATTATGCTATACAATCGAAAGAATTTTGGCAAACTATTAAAATGACTAGAGGAGATGCTGATTTTTATGTAGATACACAAAAATGGGAAAGAGATTTACAATTATTTAATGATTTAGATATTAACACGATATTCGATGAACGATTAAAAATTCAAAATAGTAAGATTACTACATAATAAATTTATAAACAGTAAATATATGACAAAATATTTATTTTATAATACATTGATTATTTCTATTATAGTTCAATTTGTAACTGGTATTATAGAATTAGGATCATTTTTTTTAAAAGTTCCATCTAATTATTTCATAATACGTCAATTACTGATATTAGAAATATTAGTTCAAATGATTGAAGGATTCTTTTATTTTTGGTTAGCGTATAATTTTACTAAAGTATTAAATGTTACACCGAAACGATATATAGATTGGGCTATTACAACGCCAACTATGTTAACAACACTAATGGTATATTTAATTTATTTAAACAAAAAACTAGACAACAAAACAGCAGATTTGGAATTGTTTACATTGTTTAAAGAAAATAGAAAAGAATTTATCACTGTGTTAGGTTTAAATTGGTTAATGTTATTATTTGGATATTTAGGTGAAATGAAAATTATTCCTGTTTTGTATGGCATTATCTTAGGTTTTATACCATTTTTATTGTATTATTATATCATTTATGTAAATTATGTTAATCCAATGACAAATGGATATTTATTATTTTGGTATTTTTTCTTTTTTTGGTCTTTATATGGAATTGTAGCAGGTTTACCATATTACATAAAAAACACATGTTATAATATATTAGATTTATTTTCAAAGAATTTTTTTGGCATATTTTTAAGTTATATCATATTTTTTGGAAAATATTAAATTTGTGGATTTACAGTACCAATGCTAATTCCAAGTTCAGGTAAATATGTCCAATGAATCCGTCTTCCATCTGAATAATTCGCCAAATCACGAACACATGCCATACAATGGCGTGTTCCGTACGTTCCTTGTTTTATTTTAGCCGCATCGAATACATTTAAACATCGGTCGCATTTATACACAGGTTGGTCCATCTTAGTTTAAAAAATAAAATTATAAATAACAATTCAATTTTTATATTTATTTGTTCATATATCAGATTAACTTCACGATTACTTGTGAAGCTAATAAAATTTAAATAATTCAAAAAAATATTCAATTCTATTTAATATAATTATATTTCGCTCATCTCATCTTCTGATTCTTGATCTTTGATAATAGAAATTCCTTTCCAAGACCTCCCTGATTTATTGCCAAATTTACTTGTAATGTAATCAAACAATTGTTTTCCCTTAGGCATACTTCGACCATGAAGTAATACCCACCATTCTTTAAACGTTTCGTATAATTCGGTTTCTTTAATAGACCCACCTGTCTCCACTTGAATACGATCGTGAACAAATCCTGCGAAATGATCTTGTTCTTGACGATAACGTTCCGATGTTTCCATAACAATAGAACAATCTTTTACATATCCATTGGTTACGAAAGCACGTTGTATAAGCATACTCATAAATACAGATTTCCATTCTTCAAATTTCGAATCCATTTCACTGTTAATTTTAAATTGATAAGGTTTATTAGGATCATTTTTAACTGGATTTGCTGTAAACAATGATTTAAATTCAGTTTTACGAATACGTCTCCATATACCATGATCTTTTCCGCGAATTTTAAGATCAAAGTTAGTACACATTACTAGTGTAAAACTAGGATAAAAGGTAACTGTATTTTTGTATAAAGCACGACCTTGAATAGGATCTTCACCTGTTATTTCTTTGATAACAGCTTCATTAAATACGTCATCTTCATTGGCTTCTTGCATTACTACAAATCTTTTACCCATTAAATCGACTACTTCCGAAGAAGTACTACCAATACTTGTTCGTTTTTGTGTAACTAAAGTGATAGGACAAGTTCCTTTGTACTCGCCAAATGCTTTTGACATTAGTTCAACAAATTTAGATTTACCGTTACTTCCTTCACCTTTGTACATATGAAAAGTTTGATTTTTATTTTTTCCAGTAGTAGCAGAAGCAGCGTGATCCCACATGTAATTACACAATTCAGGTTCCGGAAATAATTGACACATAAATTCATTGATTTCGGCAAGATGTTTAGGATTACATTGGTCGATAGGTATATAAGGAATATTCGTTGATTTTGATGTATAATCATCTGGCAAACCTTCTCGGAATTTTTTAGTATTAAAATCAATAACACCATTGCTAAAACATAAAATATGATTTTTACTATCCAATAAATTCATAAAATCTTTAATATAAAACAAGTCACATGCTTCACGCATTATGTTATTCTTTTTATCTGTTTTTTTCAAATCTAGCATGATGTTACATATTTTCTTTAATTTCTTTTCAAGCATATCGCGTTCTTCTTCTTCATTTGTATTCAAAGCGGCTAATTCATCTTGAAGATGTTTTAGTTTTTTCTTAAACAATCCATATATACCGTTAAAATCACTGATAAGACCACGTAAAGTAGTTCCATTGTCAGTTTCTTGCCATCGTTGATTTTTATATTCAAACCAACATTTATTAGTAATACTTACACATACGTATTGATCTTTGTACCATTGATACATGACTTTGGCCAAATCATATTCTGTACATACATCTTTTAACATCGTATCTATAAATACAGACAAGCATTTTTCTTTTACTTTTTCATATTCAACTAAATTTTCATTACGAGCCCAATACATAATGGATCGATCTGTTAGTTCATTATCCGGTTTAGACCAACTACACCACATGCCGAAATATTTTGGTACATCTGAAAATGAAAATTTATCAGATTGACTACTAAACTTTACCCATCCAGGAAATAATCGTATATCAGTATTTCGCAATGCCCAACCAACTTTAATCCAGTCTTGATAACTGTTATAATATTTACTAGATAATATTTGTAAATAAGCAAATGTTTCATTAATTTTATAATCCGTAATAGATTTATTAGACAACATGTTATCCAATGCTCGTTTCAAAGAACCTTCACATACAATATCAGTATAAGAAGTATCACTTGAAACAACACGCATCTTTTTTCTTGGTTCATGATTCAACTGAGCATATTCAGGTTTAAATGCGTCTTTAAGAACTAGTGTTTCGTATTCGTTATATTGAATAGATAATTTTTGAAAATCTTTTTTTAAATCAAAAGTAGATACATTTATGCTATGTAATATATATTCAGAATCTTCATCTTTTTGACACGAATATATTTTTGTTAATTTATAAGGAATACATCCTGGTTTTGTAGACCCATACATTTGCCAATTAACAACACCTTTCATTACGTTTTCATCAATAACTGAATTCCAAGTATCAGTTAATGATTTCAACAAATGATCCCATATATTCATGTTATCTAAAATTTTTTTACGTAACAATTCTTTTGATATTTTATCTGTATTCAAACCAATAATAATATGAATTCCATCTTTAATTTTATCCGGCAATACATTAATTGTATCTTTTTCAAATACATAAATAAAGAAATTTCCAACTACATTAAACAATATATTGATTTGTTGTACAACAACATCGATAAATTCTAAAATATCATTGTTCGTATAAGCTCGTTTTGGTTCTTTATATCTAAAATCAATATCAATAGCGATAGCACCTACATCTAGCTGTTTTTCAGTAAGATATTCTGAATTTCCGTTTTCAAATACATGTTTATAGTATAATTTATAAAACTCATTTCTTTGATCTGGTAAAATTGTATATGAACCACCATAAATTTTAGGTTGGTCTGATCCGATGCGGGTGTGTGTAGATTCTTTTGATGTAGGAGCCGCATGACTTTTCAGAAAAATCTCCATTATATATATACAAAAAGGTATTTTATTTATCTCAATTTTTATTTATAAATTAATGAAATGTAGTTTCAATTCATTAATTTAACTCCATATTAGGTTTCAAAAAAATAAAATTATATATTATTTTATTTTCTTAATCAGTTTTCATTTAGTTTTGTAATCTATATAACTGCATATAATAAGTTTGTGTTCCTATTATAATAGGAACTAAATTATTTGTTACAACCAAAGTTTTACCAGTAAAATCTATTATATTATGGGTTTCATCATCTAATTTCAAGTAATCTAATGTAACATTTTGAATTATATTACCACTCATGTCTATATTTTTACTTGCTTTATTTCCTGCTTCTAACACATCTTCTAACGTTCTTGATACTGGTTGCCATGAAGATGATTCTCCATTACTAGTTAATACATAATTATTATCACCTACATCACCACGAACAGCTATATTGTTTATATCAATTGAATTCGCATTTATATTATTCACATTTACTGTTTCATAATAAATATTACCATTTACTTGTAAATTTCCAGTAATAATCACGTTACCATTTGTATCCGAATATACAGCATTTGTTGTAGCTTTATCTATTAATTTTTGAACACATTGTAAACATTCTTTATCAAAACATTTTGTATGCTTCATTAATATAACAAATATATATTAACATTGATTAACATTTACGTTTACGGCTTTTTCTTACTTTACGAGTTAATTTTAATTTTACAGGACCAAAATGACCCTTTTTAGCAGTGTATCCGTATTTTTCTAAACGTTTTTCTTTTTTGGATGATTCTTGTTTACGTTTAGATACAATTCTTCCTGATTTAGAATAGACTAATTCATTCGCAGTTAATCCACCTGAAGTTTTATAAGCAGTGCCGTGTTTTACTTCCGCCCGAGTTCCAACTAATTTTTTGAATGATTTTCCATCAACATGGTACATTCCATCACTTTGCTTAATAATATTGTTAGCCATATTATATTATAATAAATTAAATTATAATAAATTAAATTATTATAATATTTTTACTAACGTAATCATTTGGTATGTTTTTACCAAAAAGATGAAAATGTAGCTTGCGAATTTGTAGTTATGATACCTTCTTTTTCATGAATACCATCTAATAAAAATACGCCCATACCAATAAACAACAACACATATGGAAAAAGAACAATTATCCAACTTATGTTTTTGTTAAAAGAACAAATTACGTTAAGAAGCCAAGTCCATAATAAAATATACAACGCATTAAATACAAGTATAACAAAAGGTTGAGTATAAGGACGTGAATATATTCCTAAATGAAATCTATTTTTGGAATTAATATTTTGTAATAACATTAAAATGTATCCAATAGTTGCTAAAATAAAATAAAATTTTGCGGGTTGACATAGTTTTTCAAACATATATATTCTTCTTATATTAAAATTTTAACAATCGCATGTTACCTATAGGCTGACTAGTAGGATCAGATGGAACAATTGTACCTCTACCATAATAACTTGAATTGGTTGAACTAACACTGTCTAAAACTGATCTGCCAGTATTTACTAATGCTTGTGGAAAAAGAGTTTCTCTTGTATCAATATTAAAAAATCCTCCTCCCATTTGTGAAGTACTCGAAGTAAACCGTAATGGATTTCTATTATAAGCATAATAACTTCCTCCTTTTTTTGATTTACGTTTATTTAAATTACGTTTATTTGATTTACGTTTATAACGTTTTGATAACATACTATATGATTTTAAAATATTTAAAGAATAAATTGAATTATTATAGTAGTAATGAATCATTGTACAATGGCTTCATGGAAATTGATTCAGTCTTATTTTGAAGGGAGACATCTTCAACAACTTGTTCGTCATCAAATCGAATCTTACAACGATTTTATTACGAACCAAATTCCTCAAACAATTGAAATGTTTAATCCTACGATTATTCGACCTGAACATTGTTATAATGCTGAATTAAAAAAATATTCAATAGAAGTACATATTTATTTTAAAAATTTTCAATTGAATCGTTCCCAAATTATCGAAAACAATGGAGCAACAAAACTAATGTTTCCTCAAGAAGCAAGAGTTCGAAATTTTACTTATTCGGGTAATTCAACTATTGATTTACACATTCAATATATTGTACGTACTGGTCCTACACTTGAAGATGTACAATATTATAATAACACTTTAACCCAAATTCATATTGGTAAAATACCAATTATGTTACGCTCTAATGTATGTATATTACATCAGTTTTTACATCTAAGTCCAAACGAAACGGATGAATGTAAATATGATCCAGGTGGATATTTTATTATTAATGGTTCTGAAAAAACTGTACTCGCACAAGAACGTGCTCGTGAAAATAAAGTTTATATATTTCCTCCTATTAACAACAATAGCAAATATTTATATCAAGCAGAAATGAAATCATCACCTGATTATAAACGTATTTCACCTAAACAAATTACTATATTTATTAATAAAAACGGATACAATGAATATACAATCCAAGTAAACATTCCTAGAATTAAAAAACCTATTCCATTATTCATTGTGTTTCGAGCATTAGGCGTATTGTCTGATTTAGATATTTGTCGAAAAATATTAATTCAATTGGATAAAAAAATGTTAGAATTGTTAAAAGGATCTATTTATGAAGCTAAAGAATGTTTAACAGAAGAAGAAGCGTTACAATATATTATTACGAATGCCTTGTATACACCAATTAACATGGACACTGCGCATGGTAACCTAAAAAAACGAGAATTTACCATGGAAGTATTAAAATCCGATTTATTTTCACACTGTAGAACAAAAGAACAGCAAATCTTTTTATTGGGATACATGACAAAAAAACTATTGTTATGTACAAGTGGAATTACTCCATGCGATGATCGCGATTCTTATTTGAATAAACGTATTGATTTAACTGGAACTTTGCTGAACAATTTATTTCGAAATTACTTTAACAAATTAGTCAAAGATATGATTAAACAAGTAATTCGTGAAATAAAAAATGGTTCTTGGAAATCAACTGACAATTATACGCAAATATTGAATCATACAAATGTGTATAAAAGTATAAAATCTACTACGATTGAAAATGGTATCAAACGCGCCTTATCCACTGGTGATTTTGGTATCAATAAAGTAAATGTTCGTGTTGGTGTTGCTCAAGTATTGAATCGAATGACTTACGCATCTATTTTAAGTCATTTACGTCGTATCAATACACCTGTTGAAAAAAGTGGTAAAATGGTTCCTCCTCGCAAATTAGCTCCGTCTAGTTGGGGATTTTTGTGTCCTGTAGAAACACCCGAAGGACCTACAGTCGGTGTTGTAAAAAATTTAAGCGTAATGACACATGTAACTACTATTTCAGATAGTTCATCTTTATATGAAATGATACATGCTCAAATAGAACCTCTTAGTCACGTGACAGAGACACATACCAAAGTATTTGTAAACGGTTGTTGGATTGGTGTGACTACTCATCCTTACGAATTATATTTAGATTTAAAAGAAAAGAAATATGCGTCTATTATTAATATTTATACGTCTATTGTATTTGATGTAGTACATAATGAAGTAAGAGTATGTAATGACGCAGGAAGACTAGTACGTCCTGTTTTAAAAATGAAAAATAACAAACTATTACCACATCCAAAAGAGTCTTCTTGGGAATCATATATTATGAATTCGACTACTGAATCTATCATAGAATATATTGATCCGGATGAACAGAACGCGGCGTTAATAGCACTGTCTTTACAAAAAATGAAGCCTGGATATACGTATACTCATTGCGAATTACATTCCAGTACTATATTTGGTGTATTAGCTTCATGTAATCCTTTCCCGGATCATAATCAAGCTCCTCGTAATACATATCAATGTGCTATGGCAAAACAAGCTATTGGTGTGTATGGTACGAATTATCACACTCGTATGGATAAGAATGCGTATGTTCTTACTTATCCACATAAAGCATTAGTAGATACACGAATTATGAAAATATTAAAAATGAACGAACTTCCATCCGGTACAACTATTATTGTAGCTATTATGTCGTACACTGGGTATAATCAAGAAGATAGTATTATTTTTAACAAAGCATCTATTGAACGCGGGTTGTTTTCAACGACTGCTTTTCATACCGAAAAAGATGAAGACAAGAAAATGCATGGAGATGATGAAATTCGATGTAATCCTGATTCTTCGAATACAACAGGTATGAAATTCGCAAATTATTCTAAAATAAATTCAGAAGGTATTATGCCTGAAAATACAAAAATTGAACCCATGGATATTATTATGGGTAAAAAGTCACCTATCAAAGGAGCTAAAAATGATCCAAGTGTTGTTTTTAAATACAAAGACATGAGTAAATTCTGTAGAGAAGAAAATTGTTATATGGATAAAAATTATCGCGGTATCAATGGTGATGGCTATGAATGTTGGAAAGGTCGTATTCGTGATTTCAGAGAACCAACTATTGGAGATAAGTTTAGTTCACGTCATGGGCAGAAAGGAACGATTGGTACTATTTTAGACGAATACGATATGCCTTTTACAGCAGATGGAGTAAGACCGGATTGTATTATTAATCCTCATGCGATACCTTCGCGTATGACGGTAGGACAATTAATTGAAACTTTACTTGGAAAAATATTATTACAAATTGGAATGTTTGGTGATGGAACATCTTTTAGTGAAGAATTTGATATTAATCATTTATCCGATAAATTAAGAACTTTGGGATATGAATCTCATGGAAATGAGATTATGTATGATGGAGCTACTGGAAAACAAATAGAATCCGATATTTTCATAGGTCCTGCTTTCTACCAGCGTCTCAAACATATGGTAGTAGATAAACAACACAGTCGATCGATTGGACCTATGGTCAATTTGACGAGACAGCCAGCAGAAGGTAGGGCAAGAGATGGTGGATTGCGATTTGGAGAAATGGAACGCGATTGTATGATTTCACATGGAGCAAGTCAATTCACCAAAGAACGTGTATATGATGTATCTGATAAATATAAAGTACATATATGTAAAATGTGTGGCGTAATTGCTTTGTATAATGATAAATTAAATATACATTTATGTAAAATTTGTGACAATCGAACAGAATTTATACAAGTAAAAATTCCTTATTCTTGTAAATTGTTATTTCAAGAATTACAAACAATGAATATTGTACCAAGAATCTATACTTAAATATAGATATTTATGAACTATTATGGAAGATAAACTTAATTTTTTTATTCAATCGAAATCTATCCCTAATATTATTTTTCATGGACAGCCTGGATCAGGTAAGAAAAAAATAATGATCCAATTTATACATAAAATTTATAAGAACAAACAAGATATACAACAATATGTCATGTATATTAATTGTGCCTTTGGAAAAGGAATTCGTTTTATTCGTGAAGAATTAAAACATTTTGCGAAAACAAATATTCATGGTCAATTTAAATCAATTGTCTTATTTAATGCTGAAAAATTAACTATGGATGCTCAATCTGCTTTGCGAAGATGTATAGAACAATTTAATTATAATACACGTTTTTTTATTGTTACAAATGATAAATTTAAATTATTAAAACCTATTTTATCTAGATTTTCTGAAATTTATGTTCCTACTCCTAAAAAAATATATACTGAAAATCCATCTTTTACAGAAATAATGAATACATTAACCGTATACAATATTAAAGAAGTTGCTTCCTTAATATATGAAAATGCTTATTCAGCAATAGATTTAGAAAATTATGTTAATTTACATTGTCATAATAACATAGACTGGTTAATGTATTATTCCAAAATTAAATCCGAATTTAAAAATGAATTATTGTTATTATATGTTTTATTGTATTTATATTTATTTCGTACAGAAATATCTGTTAAATTGTTTATATAGTTCATGGACGATTCAAATGTAGCTAATTTAACTGAATCTCAACATGAATGGGCAATTCGATTAGTTCGGTATATAAACATACCTATTTATGAAGGTATTATGGCTATGTTTAAAGAAGCCGATACACTTTGTACCAAATCCGAAGAACCAGAAAAATATCTAATGACCTTTCAAAATTTTTTAGCTAGAATTCCAAAATGGAATGAAGAAATTATTGATACGGAAGTTAAACGTATTATAGAAAAGAGCAAATGTAATTATTTAGAAGATTTACTTACTTGTGTCCATATTTCTCATCTAAAAATTTTATCTACTGTAAGAACTAGTAAAACACAAAAAAAAGTAGAAATTGATATACCTAAATTGAATAAATTTATTCATAATGTGTATATCAATATTGCTCGCGAATTGTATTCTAATATTTTTTTATTTAACAAAGAAGTTCAACCCTTAGTTTTTCAACAAAATAGAAGTGAAATTATGAAATGTATTAAGGAATCTATTTTAAATGCCGTACGTGATAGTATTCCTGTAGATAAATTATTACGAGCTTATTTAGATGAAACTACAGATTTACTTAAAGAAGAAAAAGTAAAGGTAAAAGAAGAAGAAGATAAAGAAAAAGAAAAAGAAGAAGTAAAAGAAAATAAAGAACCAAAAAATTTGTCTTTTTCAGATAAAGATTCCGCAATTACAGTAGATAATCATCATGAAACTATTGATGCTCCCAAAGATATTAATCGTTTAGAAGAATTGTCTGTTATACGTAATCAAGAACGCAAAGAACAAGAAGCATTAGAAGCAGCAGAAGAGGAAGAAGAAAAAATTAAATTTATGGAAGATTCTACACCTGTATCCATAGATACTGTTTCACTTGATCCAATTGAATTATCTCCGATTCAAATAGATATTGAAGAATTAAAATAATCGTTTGTTTAGAATAGTTTTATTCTTTATGTACAACATGAATAATTACGTTATTATGGCAGGGATCATTAGTATTTTATTTAGCATTGCTAAATATGGTTTGAATGAACCTCGAAAATTAGATGTAAAAGAATCAGTTATTGTATTTGTTTGTAGTCTTCTTGGGTTATATGTTTATAACAACTATATAGATGTAGTTGTCAAACCAAAAATATCCGAAGTATTTACAGAAGCACCTTCTTTTTAAAATTATATTTACGTGTTTTTTGTTTTTTGTTTTGTTTTTTATTTTTATTTTGTTTTTTATTTATTTTTTTATATTTTTTACCACCACGAATAAGAGTATCATATGTCATTCTATGTATTTCATCAATAGATAATGGAAGACGTAAAGGTGATGGATGATTGGAAGGAAATTTTATTTGTTTACTATTTACATCTTCTTCCATATGTCGAATATATACATTTCTTCGATCAAATAATTCTTTTAAACTTTTGTCTGATATATATCTATTTTTAAGTAAATGTTTATTTCTAATTTTAATTGATTCCAAATGTTGTTGTTTCATAAATAAATGTTCTTTCGCAATCACATCTGCTAATTGTTGTTTAAACTCTTCAGGTGTAATTAGACCTAAATTTTTATTGGTTTCTATTTGATATTTTTCTATATCAAATCGTTCTTTCATTTTTATCAAATTTTCAATTTTTACGGGAGCTGAAAATTCATCAATACATTTTTGATTTGTTCCATAATGATGATCAATAAATATATCCCAATTATAAAACCACCCATATAAAACTAAAAAATCCTCATAGTTTATTGGAGATAAAGTATATACTCTATCTAATTTAAATGATTCTTTTAAAGCTTCTACATATTGGTTTCGATCCATTAGCTGTTTAATTCGTAAATGATCTTCTTCTCTTATTTTTGTTGTGAAACCAAAATCTATTACCATAGGTCGTCCTATTATACCATCAAAATACGTTAATTCGGGACATAGTAAAACATTATTTAAATGAAAATCATTATGTACATATCCTAGTTTTATTAATGTTAAATAACAAAACATACTATAATTCATAATTTGAATTCTTGATAAGGGTGATTTTTCTCCCATAACAGCAAATTCTTCAATTGTGCTATAATTATTCGCATATTCCATTACTATAATACCTAATTTTGTTATATCAAATCCAACACTTTGATCATTTGGATTAAAAATAGTTTTAAGATTTAATTTATCATTTAACATATTTAATAAATCTGTTTTTATAGTTGTATCTATTACATCTACAAAAATGATGTCAGGACATATTGGTTGTAAATGTTCTAATGATTTTACATAAATATCTTTTTGAATTTGTATTTCTTTATTAAAATCTTCTATAGAATAACTAAATTGATTTTTTGGAGTGGATGTTTTAAATTTACATATTTTTAATATTAATTGTGTAATAGGTTTACCATGTAAACTGTAATCTGTATTTTCATAAAGAACAGGTTCTAATGGATCAACAATAACATAATCAATATAAGGTTGATCACGTTCATAGTGAAAATATTGATTAGGATTTAATGTTAATAACAAAATACTTGTGTTTGTATTTGAAATGTCTTTATTTAATACTTTAATAGTAGAAGCTTCTAAAAAATCTAAAAATAAACTTTTAGGATTATAACGTTTGTCTACAAAAATCCCACCTTTTTGTTTTTTACTCATTATAATATAACAATATATAAATTTACTTATAGGTCTTCAATATTATTTATGATAGGATCTGATACGTCAGGTATAAGAGTAACTGATTCATCTTTATAAAGAGGTAAATAATAAATAGTACCTTGTATAGATAATTTCATATAATTACCACTAAATTCTTTTGTTACAGGACCTGATTCTAATACATTTTCAATATGATCTACAGATGTTAGATCAAAAATATTTGTTGATGTTTGTGATAATGTAATTGAACCACTAGAAGTTAAATCTTTTTGTATTTCAAGAGAAGATAAATTAGTAATTGCTTTGTAATTTGCGTTGTTACTTGAATCAAGTACAGCAGAAAGATTAGGCGAAGTAATATCTTGCCATGTTGGGTTTGAATTAGCATCGGATACAATAACTTGACCTGTCGTACCTACAACATTTTTAAAAGTAAGTCCATTAAAATTCATATCAAAATAATTCTTTGTAGATGTTAACCCATTCAAATTCATACCAGAATAATATATTGTTGTGTCATTGTCATAATTAAATTGAATACCACTTGAATCTATCAATCCAAAATTATTATTTGTTTCTGATGATAAATTACCGCTTAAATCAATAAAAGAAAGGTTAATTATACTTTCACCTGACGCATCATTATCAACAGTAAGAACTTGATAAATATTCGATACTGTAGAATCTGAAATCCATTCTAATCCATTATCACCTATAGAAAGAATTTCTCCTGGATATCCTGAACTGTCGTTTGAATCTATAATATTAGTTACATTAATACAAGTAGCATTAATAATATCAGCATTAAGATCATGAACATTAACAGTTTCAGCATTAACAGTATCAACATTAATGTTTATACTAGTAATTATTTTTTTTGAACTATAAACGCCTACAGCAATATCTTGTGTAGGAGATGTATCAGGCATACTATATTGACATATAAATTGTACTAATATTGTCTGTAAAATAAAAATTGAAATGATTTTTATTAATTTATATCATTACAACCAATACATTTTTGATCATCGACCATGAACAAATCCGCAACAACTTACGCTCAATCGCTCACCATGTCACGCGAAGAGAAACGCCTGGAGAGGGCTCGTTCTGCTAAAGCGTGGCATGAAGACAAAATTCGCCGTGAAAAAGCTTGGCTTGCCGCCAATCCGCACATTGCTTCTCAGCGCCAACGTGAAAAAGAATCCGAACAACGCCAACGTGAACAACAACGTATCCAGCGCGAAGTAACCAAACAATCTGAAAAAGCTACTTTGCTTGCCAGTAAAAAGCTCTCGGGTGGATTTGCGGCACTTGCTGTTTCCGATTCGGAAACTGAAGACGAAGCAGATAAAGAAGTTGTCGTCGAGACAATGGTCGAAGAAAAACAAGAGCATCCTGAAGATGAAGAAAAGCCTGACCAAGTCATTCGGAAAAAATACAAGCCCATGTCCTATGAAGGATCGGCCAAGAAGCTCAACTGGGCGGACAGCGATTCGGATGAAGACAATTAAGGTAAACTCACAAATAAAAACACGGGTCCCGGGCCAGACCCATTTTTTTTATAGTTTAAATATATGAAATTAATTTATGTATTTTATTTTTTTATTAGTTTTTGTATAGGATGTGTTTTTCTATATTTTTCTCCAATAGAACATAAAACTGTATTGGTATACCCTACACCTGATAATATTTCGAAAATACAATATAAAGACAGTGCCAATCAATGTTTTAATTTTTCAGCTAAAATAGTTAGTTGTAAGGGAGATATAAAAGAAATACCAATTCAACACCATGAATAAAATCTATCTAGATAATATGAAGTTTTTACATACTACGTATGGAAAAGTTATTATTTCGGTAATATTAGGTTTTGGATTGTCTACCTTATTTAGAAAATCATGTAAGAACAAAAAATGTATTGATTTTAAATCTCCACCTTTAGATAAAATAGTAGATCAAACTTATAAATACAATGAAAAATGTTATACCTTTACTCCTCATAATACAAAATGTAATCCAGAAAAAAAAATAATCCGTTTTGCGTAAAAAAAAATAAAAGAAGGTATCTAGCTTAATTATGAGTACACCTATTTCAGAATTACCTTATAATACAGCTAAAAATCAACCAGTTGAATTACCCGCACGTGATATTCCACGTGAAACAATTCAACATACGGCAGATGTACAAACAACACCTAATTACATTCCAGCTAAACAACCTGAATATATTGAATCTCAACCTGTTGTATATCAACAATCTCCTAGTAAAATAGATAAGTTACTAGAAGAATTTAAAATTCCAATTCTTTTATCCGTGTTATATTTTATATTTCAGTTACCCATGATCCATTCTTTTATTATTCGAATATTTCCATCTCTTGTTCATAACAATGATTTGACAACAGTTGGATTTGCTGTAAAAAGTATAATTTTTGGGTTATCATATCATATAGTTATGTTTTTAATCGACTATTTAAATCAACCTTAATTGGTACCCATTTTTTTACAAAATCATTCCATTTACAAAACATTTTTATTTGTTTAGATTCAAATATTTCTTCATCATCACTTTCTTCAATAGAATCTATAGGAATTTCTTTTTTAAATAATTTAGATAACATTACACTTCGTTTACATGTGTCTACATGAGCAATAGAATCTAATTTATTATCCAATGTATATATTTCATATATATCTTTAATATCCGTAGAATGAACCCAAAATAATTTTAAAACACTTTTATCTATATAATTTACAATTTTAGTCCCCATAATTTTAATACAAAATATTTTATAAGGAGCATCAATAGTTTGAATAGAAAAACTAGTCACAGGTAAAAAAAACATACATTGACTAGAAGACATATTTTCATTTAATATGTATTTACTCAAAATTGTTTCTATTAATTTATATTTTTCTGAGTAAGATAATGTAACAGGTTCATTGTTGTAATAAAAAATATTATGAATCACAAAACATGGTCGTGATTCATAATATAGAAATGTTCCTTGAACTGTTGTACCAACGAGATCATTATGAAATACGGTAGATAGTAAAGATTGTGTTGTTAGTTTATGATTTTGTATATCGATTAAGATACAAGTTAGTTTATCATCAACTTTTGTAAATTGTACACATGCTAATTTACCGACAGGTTGTGCTAAATAATAAGAATTGGGAACATAAATTTCATGATGAACAAAACTTTCATACGGTAGTTGAATATCCATATATAATTTGTTTATTTTTTTTTAAACTGATTAAGAAATTCTTTTAATTCTTGTTTATTTTTATCTGTTTCTGATTCTGATTCTATTTCTTTATCTATTGGTATAGGACTTTGAATTATAATTTCATTTACTTTGGGTATAGTTAAATTAGATTGTAAGTAATTGTATAAATGATGTAAAATTAACATTATGATAAAAGTTAATGTTCCAGTATAAAATATAGTTAATAACATAATGTAATTTTTTATTTTTAATCATGAATTCATACTTAATACATATGTTCAGTTTATTTGTTTATCATAAACAAAATAAACGTCATTCTATGTATTATAAAATTAACATTGTAGAGTTACATTTCTTTTTTTAACCCTCAGCCTCCTTTTTTCATATATTTTTTAGTTCTACGTCTATTTTTAGTATTTTTATTTGTAAATTTTCGTGAACGGTACTGTCTACTTATTCGCATACTATAAACTTATAAATTAGTTTGTGGAATTAAAATTAAATCAAAAATAAATAGAACAACAATAAAATAAAGATATGGATTATAAATATAAAAAGGAACACGTATAAAAGACATTATACTTGTAACAATTACAAAAATAATAATTATGTACAACATATATAAAAAAAATTTATTGAACATATGTTCTATCCTTATTTTTTACAAATAAATTCATTCGTTTTTAATATTCTAGATTCCAATAAAAAAGTAGATGCTTCTTTTGCTTTTTCATCATCTTTGAAATAATTGACTAAAGTTGTCATGATATATTTTTTTGTTAAAGGTGATTTTGTTTTTCGTACTTGTCTTACTAATTTACCATCATTGTTTAAATCAAAAGCATCTATTTCTTGATCTTTCATGGTTTGAAGTAATTGTTCTGATATTTTTTTCTTTTTTTCAGCTAACTCTCTAATTTTTTTTCTATGTTCACTTATTTCATCATCTATTTGTACCCATTCTTTAATATCTATTTTTAATCGTTGTTTGTCCATGACAATCTTATCAAATACTTTTTAAAACAGTTATTAAAAAGTATTCTTAAACTACATTGGTAACATAGGGTTTGTAGACTGGCATACTATATCCAGTATTATATCCTACATTAGACATAAATTGTCTACCTCCTTTACGTGTACGATTCTTTCGTACTTTCCGACGCCGACTTTTCATTACCATATAATACAAAACTAAATAATTTATACAACAAAATAGCTATTATAATTCCAACCACTACAAACATCACTGTTTTGATCCAATCTAAATTCAATGGTTTTGTAGTAGAAGAAGATGTGTCTAAATATACAATTTCTTCATCTTCTCCGGTGGGTTGACAATCTATGTATATTTCTCCATCACCATTAAATCCATTTTGTGTTGTTCCTTTTTCATTAAAATAACTGGTTCCTTCATAAATAGGTATATAAGAATCATGTATTAATTTTCCTAAATCATCCATGGTGGATTGATTTAATTTTAGATTTCCATGACTTTTATGAAACACTACATATTGAACAAGAGAATCAGGAGAACATGTACCAAATGGCAAAGGTCCTACATATGAAAAATAAGAACTTTTAGGTATTAAATGATTCGCATTGAAATCTTGTATATTTAAAGTAGTTATTTCATCTGTCTTACCATTTTTTATGATATCTTCCAGTAATTTAGTACCATCCGCAGATTCATTGGATACAATAATAGGAATACAAATAAGTAAACCAGCTTGACCTCCTGTATGCTGAATAATAATTTCACCATCGGCGTACACTCCATCATAAGTATGTATAGATGGTTTAAATATTTTAATATCAATAGGTTTATAAGGAACTGAATTAAACATTACATCACTTTCACCGTCGTATACAATAACAATATGATCTTTTTTGTTTTGAAATAAACAACTGCTATTGCCGTATTTATACCATAATTTACATTTTAAATTACATTTGTTTGTTTGTTGTCTTACAATATTGATAGGTACAGTACATGACATACATAATAATTATTTTATTTTTTCCTGATTATTTTTTAAACATATTTTTAGGTAAACTGTTCATCATACCTTGTGCTTGTTTCATCATAGGACCTAACTGTTCTGCTAACTTATGTAACTGTTCTTGTCTATCCATTAGTCCTTCTGCTTTTTTAGTTAATCCTTCTAAAGTCATTGACTCTTCTTTAACTTCCTTAAGTTCCGATACATTTTCTATCTTTTTTTCATTAGGAACTGGTTCTTTTTTGTTTTTCTTTGGTTCTGTTTCTGTTTCTGTTTCTGTTTCTGTTTTTAATTCAGATTCTTTTTTATTTTCTGTTTCTAAACCTTCTTTCATGATTTTATTCATTCGAACTACATTTAATCCTATAATAGCAACAATAACAGATAAAGTATTACCTATTTTAAGTTTATAACATATAAATCCTACTAACATAAAGACAAGAATAGAATTCCAATCTTGAATAGATACAGAAGCAAGTACATTGAATAGCGCAATGAAAGAAACGACGTATAAAACTATTTTATTTTCTAAAAGTCCTCCTCCTTGTTTTTTCATATATTATTATGTTATAAAAAATTGATTAAACTTTTATTATTTTTTAAATTAAAATGTACGTATTAGCTACTAGTTTTCAAAATGAAAAATATCATTTGCTAGATAATATTTGGAATTCAAAAGAATTTTTTAAAAACAAGCATATAAATCGAATGAATAAATATGCATTAGATTTTAACATTGTTGAAATATCAGAAAAAGGTGATTATACTATTTGTATTTTAAAAACATGTTGGTTATCTATTTTTCAACGAAAAGTTCGACGTTTACTTTTACGGTAACCACCTTTATGTTTTGGAGTTGGTGTTCTTTTTTTCCGTCGTCTTGTTGGTGAAGGACTTTTCCAACCACCCGTTTTTGGTTTTAAACTTATAACACTAGTTAATGGAACCGATTTTTCTCCTGAACCATCACGAACCATTGCATTATTTGGTTTAGATGAGTCCATCCTTACAAATCTACCTTGTGATTTTGCTCCAGACATTACATCAATCCATTCTATAGGGTCATCTGGATTTAAATTGGTTGGACCAGCAACTGGAAATTGACTGTCTAGAGTAAAACGTCCACTGCTAGGACGGGGTGAGCCTCCAGGTGGACGGACAGGTCCGCCAGGCGGTCTAGGTGGTCCATATGGCCGCACTATAGGTAAACCTGCTGGAGGTGGACCTACACCTGCTGGAGGTGGTGGTACTGGAGGTGGTCCATAAACTCTGACAGGAGGTGTACCAGGTGCTTGCCATCGAAGCATTGGCCCAGGGCCATTAACAGGTGGGTTTGTTCCATCTAATCTTGCTAAAACTACTCTCCATGATTCCATAAACGGTACAAGTTCTTGTAATATTCTATCTGGTATATCATTATTTTCATTAATATAAGCTGATATTACTCTCATTTGTTGTAACAAAGCATCACGTTGAGCTACTGTTAAATCACCAACTACTTGAGCTTGTGCTACTGCTTGTTGTAATTGTGCTGGGCATTGAACAACTCGTATTAAAAAATCATTAATTAATGTTCTAATTTCAGTCGATAATGAACGTGCTCTTGTTACAGAACGTAATGCTGAAGCTTGTAATCGTCCTAATTCTCCCATGACTGCGTCATAATTAGGTGATGCCATATATTTATATATTATTTTAATTCGGAATGAACAGAATCTTTAATTTCTTTATATCTAGCTATTAGTTGTTCTTGTTCATGTTGTAAATGTAATAATCCAGTTTTAGATAAAAAATTTTCTTCGTGAATTTGCTTAATATGTTGTAAAATAGTTAATAATTGGTCTTCTTGTCTTTTTTTTTGTAATTTAAGTTTTTCAAACATATCTTCATAATCCGCAATCACTTCTTTTAACAATTCATTATCTCTAGACCTTATTTCTACCCTTTCTTTATGTTCTTTTAATTGTGAAACACATCTACGACGAGAACCATTTGGACAACGATGAATAGGTACACAAACGCCATTTTCTTTATATGAACCAGTTGGACATTTCATATAAAATTGAAATATTATTTTTATACTAGTTTAATGTAAAAAACATGAATCTTCAATCAGAACAAGATTATGAATACGAAGAAGTATTACGACTAGAACGAGAACGTGAAGAAGCATTTATGAAAGAAGCATTTTCTATACCTGAAAATACAGATGAAGAATTACAACAAATATTAATGGAATCATTTGTAAAAGAAACAAAAGTAAAAGAAACAAAAGAAACAAAAGAAACAAAAGAAACAAAAGAAACAAAAGTAAAAGAGATAGAAGTAGAGATAGAAGTAGAGATAGAAGATAAACCATTAACCGCAAAAGAACTAAGAGAAAAACGGATTCAATATTTTTCAAAAAAAAATTGATTCAAATATTATAGTGTATATTATTTATCCAATGGCTCTTTTCATCGACGCAACTTCTCCTAACTCTATCGTTTCAGCTGTATCTTTTGGCGAACCTAAAGTAAATGCTAGCGGCGGAAAAAATGTAGCTGTTTTCAACAAAAATCAACGTGCCATCATGTCTTTCAGTACTCCTGAAGTAACTACTTATGGTATTAATGAAAACAACTACGATGCTGGTAAGCCTCCTACTTATGACATGACTCTTCAACTAGATAAGTCAGACAGTTCAATGACATTTATTCAAAATCTTCTAGCTCTAGAAGCATATATATTGGAAGAAGCATTCAAGAATTCAAAGAAGTGGTTTGGTAAGCAAATGTCAATGGAAGTATTGCGTGAATTTTGGTCGCCCTTTCTACGATTTCCAAAAATCAAGGATACAGGCGATGTAGATACATCTAAGTCTCCTACACTTCGTCTAAAGCTATCTTATTTCGAAGGATCATTCAAGTATGTAGAAGTATACAATACTCAGAATCAGTTAATTTTCCCAAAGAGCAATACATCTCTTCAAGACCTTATTCCTAAAGGTTCAGAAGTTAAGTGTCTTGTTCGTCTCAATGGAATTTGGTTTGCTGGAGGAAAGTTTGGACTAACAGGTAAGCCATCTCAAGTTATTGTTCGACCTAAGACGCGTGTTCTACCAGGTATTTGTCAAATGTCAATGTCATCTACGTCCTCTCGCCAAGATGAAGATAGTTTTACAACTGAAGTTTCTGAAACACATCAAGAACATGTATCCGCACCGGCGCCAGTAACAGAAAATTCAGGTGTAAATGTAACTGATACAGATGATGAAGACGAAGATCCTGATAAGGAATATTCTAGCGCAAAGGTTGAATCAACAGAATCAGCAGAAACAAGTGAACCAGCTCCTCCACCAGTAAAGGGCCGAACACGAGTTAAGAAGAATGCTTAAAATCTACGACTAACTAATTGTTCTTGTGAACTTCCATCTTGTTTATCTTCACCGCCAACAAAACGTTTGCTATATCTAACACGTCTTGACTTTCTATTTTTTTTCAACCGTCTCTGTGTTTTACGATTTCCACCCTTTTTAAACAAACCGAACATAATTAATGAATATAAAATATTTTTTTCAACTCTTGTAATTTTTTTCTTTCTAAATATAATTCTAATAAATAAAATATTTGTCTTAGGTTTATATCGGAAATATTTTTTTTTGTTTCTAAAACTAACGTATCCATTTCTTCTAAAGTAGGAAGAAATGTATCTTGGAACAAAGAAGATAAAATACTATGTAATATATTAAAATTATTTTGTTTCGATTCTACATATTTTATAAATGTATACGCATGTTTATCTTGTTTCAATTGCGATTCTTCTATATCCCTCATGATTAATTCTATTTCTTTCATTTTTTCTATAGCATAATAGATTTGAAATGCTTGTACATAATATTTAGCCATGTTATGATGTAATGTAGTTTGGTTGGAATATTTTTTACGTTTAAAATATAACCCTTTGTGTTGTAATTCAATAATTTGTAGTATTTCAGAAGCAAGAGTATTACAATAATCATGATGTTCTATACTAGCATCTGTCGTTTTAATAAAATGAATAAATTTTGATTCTATTTGATCCATATATTTATAATTTATAAAATTGAAAAAATAAATGAAACATAATTATATTAAATGGATGACATTTTTAATCAGTTCATTCCTACAAAAATTGTGGATGATATATCTCAAGAATGTACATGTAGTAGTTGTGGAGAATTAACCCGGTTTACAGAAGATGGGTTTCGAGTATGTTCAAATTCCAATTGTGGAACAATAATAACCCATGTGATAGATGAAGCACCTGAATGGAGATTTTATGAAGAATCAGCATCAAACCCTACACGATGTGGTTTACCAATCAATCCATTATTGCCTAAATCATCATTTGGGTGTAAAATAGGACGTGGCGGAAAATTATCATATGAAATGCTTCGTATAAGCAGATGTAATGAATGGTCTTCTATGCCTTATTCTGAAATAGCTAAATATAATTCATTTCAATACATTACTCTTATGGCAAATAATGCGGGTATTTCAAAAATGATTGTAGAAGAAGCATGTGCTTATCATAGTCAAATATCTGAACATCAAACTTTTCGAGGGTTAAACAAAGATGGTATTATAGCCGCTTCCATTTATATTGCTTGTCGAATTCAAAATATTCCAAGAACAGCCAAAGAAATAGCTAGAATGTTTCATTTAGATAGTACAAGTGCTACAAAAGGGTGTCGAAATGCGATGACAATTATCAACGAATTAGAACAAAAGAAATCAAATGATATACAACTGGTGTATACAAGTACAACTCCATCTGCGTTTATTGATCGGTATTGTAGTCATTTAAATATGGCTAAAGATTATATCACTTTAGCTAAATTTGTAGCTATGAAGATAGAAAAACAAAATATGATTCCCGAACACACACCTAATTCAGTAGCAACCGGTATTATTTATTTAATATCGAATGAATTTGAACTAAATATATCGAAAAAAGATATTCAACAAGTAAGTGATATTAGTGAAGTGACTATTAATAAATGTTTTCAAACCATTGAACAATTAAAACAAATACTTATTCCACCTCAAGCGTATACGATGTTTAAATCAAGGACGTAAAGTTGGATTTACACATAATTCTTCTGTAGAATATACTTGTGTTTTACATGGTGTTTTTTTATCTACTTTGACACAACTTCGCACACCTTTCCATTCTCCTATATAACAAAATCCAGTTCCTTGAATTGAACTTGAACTTTCATCGGGTTTAGGAACAGTAGTTTGTTTAGGTGTTGACAATTTAGCTACTTTAGATTTACTTTCTGTATTACTTCCCGTATTACTTTCTGATTTACTTTCTGATTTACTTTCCGTAATACTTTCAGAATCATTCGTTGATTCTGAAGAAAAAGAACTAAGTATGTCTAAAGTTGATTGTAAAGATTGAACAAAACTAACTAAATTATATACATAGGGACTTACCCAATAATAAAGTACAATAACTAATATACAAATACAAATAGCAATAATATACCCATAAGATTTAGGTTGAGGTTCTATAAATTCATTTTCCATATATTCTAGTTAAATAATTTTTTGTTTTTCTTATTTGTTTTCTTTTTATTTGTTTTTCTTACTTGTTTTCTTTTTCTTGATCCTCCTTGAATAGGTTTTCCTGTATTTGCTTGTGCTTTTGCTGAACTATCCATTTTTAATTGTAATTCAGCAGCTTTTTGTATAGTATCATTTGAATTTGTGGCTTGTGGAGGTCCTCCTGTTCTAAATTGTGGAACTGTAACTGTACCCCCTCCTGATTTTGCTAAATTATTTTGGGCATGAATACGAGCATTCATATGATTGTTTATATTTTGTTGAGGTGTTGCGCCGTTTGTATCGTACACTTTGTGAGCAAAAGTTCTCATACTTTAATGTGTTATTTTTTTAATTATTTATTATTTTATAAAACTATATGAACGAAAATGAAAAATATCAATTACAACAAATGATTCAACAAAATAATGTAATAGATAATACACATGTTCTTCGTGAATTAAAACATAGTGGTGAAATTCGTACATGTGTTACAAAATTACTTGAATTAAAACAAACTCATTTAGAATTACTTCAAACTAATAAACCTAAATTCGAAGAATTAGCTTTACAAAGTTGCGGGTTTCTTTTTTTTAATTACATGCTTTTATACAATACAATACTAAAAGAAGATCTTAATATGGAAATTATGAATAAATTATTAACTATATTAAGCAATATTGAAAACAACGATTGCGATCAACATGAAGCAAGTTATGAAGTAGGTAAATTGTTAAAAACTATTTATATTGATGGAACTCTACGCAATATTCATAAAGAAGATGAAAAAAATAAAAAAGTATACAAAGAACCAAAAACAATTCAATGGTCGGAATATAAAAAAAATATACAATAATAATATGTCATTTCAACAATCCAATTTAGGTGGAGGATTTAACGGAATATCGCCTACAGTAACACATAATACACAACAAGGAAACTCGTCTGTTTCTCCCGCAGGAGAAGCAAGTCAAGTTGCTTTAGACAGAATGGTTCTTCGTAAAGCATTTCCTACAAATAAATTTGATAATAAATATATTTTAACCAGTAAATGGGCGCAAACTCCTTTTAGAGTAGCTATGAATGCGGGAGACTTATATCTTCGTCAAAATGAACCAGGTGGATCCAATCAAATAAAGGGTTCTGTAGGCATTGGTAAATATAGAAATACACTTGGAACTTATAATGGTGTCCAAAGTGGTAATGGAGCTAGTGGAAACCAGCATTATGTATACGATTCTTCGGTATATATTGCTTATAAAAAACGAGTTGCTAAAAATAAAAATTATAATGATACTAGTTTTAGTGGATCAAATAATGGTGCTTATACTGCTATTATGCGTATTCGAAGATAATTTAGGAATATAATATACATAATATGTATGAGATCATTAGGCGTCCATCGTGAATCAATCACTACATTATCTTCTAATACAAATTCACATGATCAATCTTTATCTATCCAACGTGAAAAAGCTAAAAATAATGTTCGAACTAATATGATTAAAAAAGTAGGTCATTTAGATAGTTCTCAAAGAACTTCTATGATATCATCCGATGTAAAAGGAAGTGTTCTTACTAGAACTGATTTTTCAAATACAGATATAAATGTAGTTAAATCTGCTTTAAATCGTGTTCGTAATAGTGGTTGTATACCACCTAAAAAGAAATAATTCATGTAGTTTATAAATTACGAAATTACATGAATTTTGAAAATATGTATCTAAAATATGTTTAAACTGACTACAAAAGAAATGGTAGACACTTTAGTTGATAATGCTATTTTTCAATTACAGCTTCCTGTGAACTATGTAGATACTCGTTATAATCAAACAGTAAATGGTACTAAAACATTTACTTCATCTCCTAGTGTTCCTACTGTTACTAATATAAATGACAGTACAACAAAAGCAGCTTCTACTAAATTTGTACGTGATGTAGTAGATAATGCCGTTTCTATTATAGAACGGCCTAATGATTATGTAAATTTAACTACAGCACAAAGTATAAATGGTATTAAAACATTTACTTCATCTCCTCTTATTCCTAATGTTACTAATATAAATGACAGTTCAACAAAAGCAGCTTCTACAGCTTTTGTACATAATGTAGTAGATGATGCGATTGATACTTTAGATATTTCCAATACATATGTTACTTTATCATCCAATCAAACCATAAATAGTATTAAAACATTTACTTCATCTCCTCTTATTCCTAATGTTACTAATATAAATGACAGTACAACAAAAGCAGCTTCTACAGCTTTTGTACATAATGTAGTAGATAATGCGATTGATACTTTAGATATTTCCAATACATATGTTACTTTATCATTCAATCAAACCATAAATAGTATTAAAACATTTACTTCATCTCCTCTTATTCCTACTGTTACTAGTATAATAGACAGTTCAACAAAAGCAGCTTCTACTGCTTTTGTACATAATGTAGTAGATGATGCGATTGATACTTTAGATATTTCTAACGCATATGTTACTTTATCGTCAAATCAAACCATAAATAGTATTAAAACATTTACTTCATCTCCTATTGTTCCTAATGTTACTGATATAAATGACAGTACAACAAAAGCAGCTTCTACTGCTTTTGTACAATCTGTTTTACCTATTGAATATTTCAGGTTTGATATAGATACGCCTTATCAATTAACTAATAGTACTATGTTAGGTATTCGTGAATTTGAAATAGAAGCAAATAGTGTATTGAAACTAAATGTATATAATGCTCAAATCATAGAAAATACACCTAATGTATCTATTACTTCATATATGTTTAATATGTATGATGGAACTGGCAATTCTTATGATTCTAATAATAATTTAGTTACAAAAACATTTAATTCTACGAATAAAGTTGATGTTAATTACAATGTAAATGTTTATAACAATACTAACAATGTTATTAATTTGTTTTGGGTGTTATATGTTACTATGAACAAAAATAGCAGTGCTAAATTTAAGACAACACAAAAAGTTACTTATTCTATTCGTAAATTAAAAAGTATAACAAATAACAATGCTAGTTATCCTAATTTACCTTTTAATAAGATATCTTCATTTACTATAAATGATATCGTTGCTAGCTATTTTGATGAACCTTACGCTATTATCAATCCCACTACGAGTAGTACCGGATCATTTGTTTATACTAGTGATTCTAATTTAATAACTATTACAAACAATATTATTACTATAAATGAAAACAATCAATATGGCATAACAACAATTACAGCAACTCAATTAGCTTCTCCACCATATTTAGAATTTTCTACTACATTTACATTTACAATAATAGATCCAATAATACTCGTTTATAATTTTACAACAGTTCCCATAACACTTACATTGCCTATTAGTGGTACTAATATGAATATTAAAAATATAGACTGGGGAGATAATAGTTATAGTGATATGTTTGAACCTCATACATATACTAATCTTGGTAAATATACAATTACTATTTCAGGAACAAATATTACTAACTTAAATAATTATATTGGCGAAGTTCAAAATACATCAGCTTCATATTTAATTAGATGTAAAAGATTTGGAGATGTTGGATTAACCAGTTTAACAAACTCATTTCGTGGATGTATAAATTTAATATCAGTACCTGATATTTTACCATCAAGTATTATGACTTTAAGTTATGTGTTTTGTAACGCATCAAAATTTAATCAAGATATTGGTGGATGGGATACAAGTAAAATATCCCTAATGAATCATATGTTTAGTGGCGCATCAAATTTCGATCAAGATATTGGTGGATGGGATACAAGTAAAGTAACAAATATGAGTTATATGTTTGAATTATCCGATTTTAATCAAGATATTGGTGGATGGGATACAAGTAAAGTAAGTTTAATTAATTATATGTTTAATGGCGCATCAAAATTCGATCAATATATTGGTGGATGGGATACAAGTAAAGTAACAAATATGGGTTATGTGTTTAGTGGCGCATCCGAATTTAATCAAGATATTAGTGGATGGGATACAAGTAACGTAGAAACTATGAGAGATATGTTTAATAGTGCATCAAAATTCGATCAAGATATTGGTGGATGGGATACAATTAAAGTAAAAGATATGACTGGTATGTTTTTCAACGCATCGAAATTTGATCATTATATTGGTGGATGGGATACAAGTGAAGTAACAAACATGACGTACATGTTTTATGGCGCATCAGATTTTAATCAAGATATTAGTGGATGGGATACAAGTCAAGTAACAGACATGAGTTTTATGTTTAATGGCGCATCAGATTTTAATCAAGATATTAGTGAATGGAACATAACAAGTCTTGCATATGCGAATAATATGTTATCAGGAAGTTCATTTTCTCTTACTAATTACGATAAATTATTAACTAATTGGAGTAGTCAAACTATTGTATTAAATAATGTTGATTTTAGAAATACAGGGTTGACTTATTCTTCGAATGGATTAGCTGGTCATATAGAACTTGACATTAATAAAAGTTGGACATTTGGAACAGATACATATGTTGATGAACCATTAATACTTGTTTATAATTTTACAGATCCTACTAAATTAACACTTACATTACCTATTAGTGGAACCAACCTGATTATTAAAAATATAGATTGGGGTGATGGAACAAATAGCAATATATTAGAATCTCATACATATACATCTGTCGGGGAACGTACAGTTACTATTTCAGGAACAAATATTAATAACTTAAATAACTATATTAACAATGTTACAAATGTATCAGCTCGATATTTAACGTCATGTAATAGTTTTGGAAATATTGGATTAACTAATTTAACTTATGGTTTTATGAATTGTGAGAAATTAATAAGTGTACCTGATTTATTACCATCAAATGTTACAATTTTACTTGGAACATTTATTAACGCAAATGAGTTTGATCAACCGTTAATTTGGGATACAACAAATATAATAAATATGATTGAGATGTTTGGTGACGCAAATCTATTTAATTCAGCATTGAATTTCAATACAACTAATGTAAAATATATGAGTAATATGTTTCGTAATACAAATAATTTTGACAAAGATATTAGTTTATGGATTGTATCAAGTCTTCTAGATGCGATAGATATGTTTATTGATAATAAAACAATGTCTATAACAAATTTTAATAATTTATTAACTAATTGGAGTCTACAAACAGTAAAAACAGGTGTTCGATTGTCAGAAATTATTTATTCAGAAAGTGCCAAAAATTCAAAACTTTTATTAGAAAGTAAAGGTTGGGATTTTACAAGTGTAGGAATTCCAGATAGCATACGTAATATAGATACTTTTAATATTGAGTTTACTAATTACATAACTTTAACTAGTGAAACACAATATATCTGTCGTTTAACTATTGGTTTGGGAAGTATAGATTTTTATGCCACTACAGATACAACTCCTACAAAAAAAATAATATTTACAATTACCCCAATATCCAATTTTACAAATACAATAGGTAATTGTGATGTTACTATATTGAAAGGTACAACAATTATATTTCAACCCAAAACATTTCAAATTACAAATTAATATACATTAAATGTATGAAATGTTTTGGCAAAAATGAAAAAAATAATTGTATAACTCCTCCTATCTTACCAAAAGGAACATTAATGCCGAATACAATAAACATGTCACGAAAGATGATAAAATCTCAAATAATCAAAACAACCAAATCATATAAATCTTCTATTACATCAAGTAAACCATATCATCCTTATCCTCCTAATACAAAACTTTTAGGAAGCAATAATAAATAGACTAAAATAAACCATTTTATATTAAATCCAACCACATTACCAAACGCATCACCTGCGAATAATGATATTATTAATTATGGAGACATTATATCTTGGACTACAACGATGGATTTAATTTTACGGTAACTAAAATAGCATATAAATGTTTACTTTAAATGTTTCATGGCAGTAAGAATAATATGTTCTTGATTTGTTAATTTTTGAAATATAATACATTCGTCTATTTTTAATATAAAAAATTTGTTAAACGCATTTTTACAAGTAATATTTGTACCATGTTGTTCAATGTTAATACGTACAATAAATCCGCCATTTGAAAATGTTTGATTGGATAAATTAATCCATCGAATAAAGCGTCCAATTTGAAATTCTTGTAGTTCATCTACATGTCTATATTCTTTTAATTTTTTACGAAGAGAAAGAAGTTTAAGTTCAGATAAAATAGTATGTTTTCTTGCTTCTATTTTTTCATAGGATAATGAAAGAATAGATTGATTGTTTTCGTTTTGAATAGCGTTGCTTATTTGTTCCATATATTAATAATGTAGAATCATTTATTTCATTTCAGATAGAAGAAGTTTATGTTTTTTCTTAGGCAAGCGATGTTTCCAATCTTCAGTTGTTTTTTCTTTTTCAAGAAGGGTTTGAAATTCTAAAATGGTAGGAAGTAACCATTGAAACCATTGTTTATTTCTAGTAATAATAGTACAATGTTCATCATCTAGTTTCCAGTAAATTGGTTTTATAAAAATAGAATGAAGGGCCATTACAGATGTTTCCCATTGTAGATATTCTTCTTGTGTACATTGGAATGGCGCGTATTCATAATGATAAGATCCATTTACTTCAAAATGTAGAATAATTCCTTTATATTTTCCATCTTGTGTCATTTGAAATGATCCATCTGAATCAAACTCTTCTTTCGAAGAATATTCTTTAAAACTAGTTTCTAGAAAATCGCATGAATCTAAATCACATACTTCCATTTGAATCTGACATTGAATCCAATATTCTTCTTTTGGATTTCCGGTAATTTCACGTGAACATGGGTTTTTAATTTCAAGCATTCTTCCATAATAAGGGGACGATTCTAATACATTAATTCCGTCGGGAGATGCTCCTAAAAATGGATAATTTGAATGTTGGATACATCCATACGATTGTATTTTGGTTTGATTGATATGACAATAATAATCTACAGAAACTTGTTCATATTTTACGCCCCAATGTAAAGGGCTAGTTGTGTTAGTAGTTTGAAAAGTAGAAACAGTACCGCATTTATTACATATAAGTTCATTACGTTTTGCTTCGGATCCTAATATTTTATAAATAGAACTGGCAGTTAAAAGCGAATGTCTCATGGTATACCATTCTTCTGTTCGTTGTTCAGGTTGATGTTTCTGTTGAATATTATTTAATTTTTCAGCTGTATTGTCTTGTGGAGGACAAACAAAACTAGTTCGTCCTTGTAATAAGCACAATGGAACAAGTAAAGATGGTATATAATCTAATTGTACTTGTAATAATTCACATACATCTTCAATCATGTTTTGTGTAAAAGATTCTTTATGAATATGTTCAATATGATCCTGAACATATTCTTCCATTAAATAAAGGGCAATTTCGTATTCTTTCATTTTAATATACTATAGTTATAATATTAAGTCAATTTAAGATTTGATTTTAAGTGTTTTATTTTTAGGAGTAAGTGAATGTAATGGTGAAACAGCTTCGGCGCAATTGATTTTATATTTTCCATTGTGTAGAACAAGACTTGGAATAGATAGTATTTTGTTGTTCACCATATCATAATTAACATCTTTTGTTTTGTGTAATAATTTTTTATTTATTTTTTCTTTTAATAATTCACGCAGTTGAATAGTAGATTCATCTGACAATTGATGAATTATTTTATATTCATTTACAAAATCGTACATTTTATTTAATTTTAAATATTTATCTAACTTATTCCAAGGAAGATTGTTGATATTGTTGCTATCCATTTTTAAAATATCATCTATAGTGGTCATGATACTATAGATAATAAAATATGTCTAACTTCATTTTAATTAGTATTTTTTATATCTTTTTGATTTTTATATATTATATGTTGGATCTAAAACACAGCCGGATAGATCACTCCAAATAGTTCCTTGACTACAGCAAGAAGGTCCTAAACATACATTAGGAACATCAATACCACTTACATCTATAAAAGATGTAGATTGTGAATTAGCAGTAGATAATTCTGTAGAATTAGTTGGCGCAGATACCCATGTATATTCATCATAATTATCATTTTTACGTAAATACATGTCTATTAATCTTCGTATAATGAAAAAAGAGCCAATAATAGTAACTAAATTAAACAAAGGACCTGAAGCAACACGAAGAGGTCCCACATAATTTAATAGCAAAGTTGCTAACATACAAATGCCAACAACTACAATTAGTTTCATTAATCGCACATGAGCATCATATTGTTGACTAAAATAAGTATTAATTTCAATCATTTTGAGTTGGTTATATTTTTCGTCTTCTATTTTTGCTAAATTTTGTTTTGATTTGTTTAATTCTTGTTCTAGAATTCTTAATGTATGCGTTTGTTGTTTTAATGCCTTTTCTGTACTTTTTTCAAGAATAATTTCATTTTTATAATGATTAGCTAAAGTATTGTATAAATTTACACGTGTTGCTGTTAATGAATTAATTTGGTTTGTAATAGTTTCTATTTCACTGTTTGTCATAGTGCTTTCTTTGCCTAGTGATATGTTTTCAGCATTTCTAGTTAAGACGTGATAAAGTTGTTCTTCTGTTTTTTGTAATTGAGATATTTGGTTCATTAATTCTTGAATATTGGCCATATATATTTAAATGTATAAAAAAAATTGAATCTATAATGTATTTACTACATGAATTACAAAATGGCTCTTAATGTTATTCCTGATTATGAACCTGATACGGTAACTATGTTTATCAATTATACCAATCAACAAATATTTAACTATAATCTAAACTTTTTAGAAGCAATTCAAATGTATTTGTTAGACAATAATATTCCTCAACATTTTAAGCAAATTAACTATATCTATAATAGTGTACAAAATATTGCTAATCAATTTCAAACCGAATTAAATATTTTCCATAATAATAATAATAATAACAATGGACAAATCTTTAATGATCGTATAACACGTACCTTGTTACTTATAAATGATGTCTTTAATTTATTAAACCAAGTACATCAGCCGCAGGTATAAACTAAATATTCTATTTTTTTTAAAAAATTGATTTAGTAAATTATAATGAATTATAGTATATGGACGATCCAACTACGATTTCGACTATTTTTACATCGAGACAAAATTTATTGGATATATTATCTGAAATAGGATACGATACAGAAGAATATAAAGGATTTAAGATAAATCATGTTGCTACATTAATTAAAAACAATCAATTAAATCTATTGTTACGTAAAAAAGAAGATGATAAAAAATTGTATGTAAAATATTATATAGATGGATCTCGTCTTACATCACAATCTGTTCATAAATTAAAGGATGAATTTTTCAATGATGAGATTTTAACCAAAGACGACACATTAATGATTATTAGCAAAGATGATCCTAATGATAATATTAAAGATACGTTGGATGAATTATGGAATATATATGGCATTTATATTAGTATTATTTGGATCAAAAGTTTACAATTTAATATTTTAAAACACCAATCTGTACCTCCACATATTATTTTGACGGAAGAAGAAGTCAGTGTTTTTAAACAAAAATATAATATTCAATCTAATTCTGAATTACCTTCTATTAGTCGTTATGATGCGGTTGGTTCTATTTTGTGTATGAGACCGAATCAAATATGTAAAATTATTCGAAAAAGTAGAACATCTTTAGAAAGTGAATACTATCGTATCTGTATTTAAATTAAATTGTATAATAATATATGATATTTGAATGGTTTCAAACATTATGTATTTTTATTCTCTTTTTTTTATTGTTTTCTGTAAATTTTTATAATAGTAGTGTTCAAAATCTCCAAGATAACTGGGCATTATATAGATGTAATCCAATTATGATGCCGTTTGCTGGAATGATGGCTCCGGATGGAACGACTACACAGGATAATTTTTCATTTTGTATTCAAAATATTATGACTAATTTTGCTCCTTCTATAACTCAACCTTTTGCTTTTTTACAGTCTATGACAATGGACATGATGGATTCTGTTCAAACAAGCAATGAAAATACAACAGATCAAGTTTCTTCTATTAAATTTGGTGTATCTGATATTATTTCTAATATTTATAGTGTTTTTATCAATGTAATTGTTGAATTTAATATTATTGTTATTAAATTAATAGATACTCAAGGAAAAATATCAGGTGTTATTGCTTCTATGTTATACATAATGACCGCAGTTCAATTTACATTTGAATCTATGTGGAATGGTGTTCCTGGTAAAATGATACAAACGATTGGTAAATTATAAATAAGATGTATATGGATATAGATACAAAAATATCAACCATGTATGAAAATATTGGTTATTTAGGAATGTATGGATCCGACGTTCTTATAACAATAATATTAATATTTATTACTTTTGCTATTGTATCTTATATATCCTATACGTCAGTTGTTTCGCAGTTAAAAACAAATTGGAACGAACATAAATGTAATCCGATTATTATGCCTTTTGCTGGTTTTATTATGCCTAAACCAGGCCAATCATTTTCAGACACAACATTTGAAAATTTTAATTTTTGTATTTATCAAGATTTATCTGCCATACTTAACATTATTATGATGCCTTTTGAATTCATATTGTATTTAACTATTGAAATGATTGATGGTGTGTTGGCTACTATCGTAGCTATCATAGAAGTTTTAACTTGGCTAAAGAATCAATTTGGAAGTATATTTAGTAGTATTTATAACAAAATTATAAATTTTCTAGTTCCTACTATTGAAATTATAGTACATTTAAGAGATGCTATAGGAAAATTAAGTGGTATTCTTACTACTATATTATATACTACAATCAATATTTACAACATTACTGTATCAGGTCTTATTAATATTTTAACTATTTTAGTAAATTTATTAGCAGCATTAATTGCTGTTCTTGTATCTATGTTTTTAGCCGCTTTTGCTCTTATACCGACACCTGCTTTTCCTGCTGGTATTGCGATTCAAATTGCGGCATCAGCCATTTTAGGTGGTATCGTATTGCCTGCTATTATTATTTGTAGTATAACTCATAATACATTAGAAGATTTGTTTAATGAAAGTAGTCCAAATGCTCCTAAAAAACCATCGATTAAAAAACATAAAAAGAAAAAAAAGAAATAAATATATGAACTATTCATTTGGGTTATTTAAACCTATCTACAAAGGAACTTATGAAGACTGGGCTAAATTACAAGAAAAAATAGCATGGTGTATAAATGATTTCTCCATTTATCCTAATGTAGTTGTTCAATGTCCTAATTGTGGATCTATTAATATACACAATTTAAAACATTTAAAATTAGACAACAGTTTACAGTGTAGTTTATCTAGCTATAATGGTCATAAAATATATTATGAATGTCCTGGATACAAAATAGGTATTATTACAGAATAATATATTCTACTACTATGATACTAAATTTTTGGATATTTTTGTTAGTTGTGTTTTTATTGATTCAACCTATTCAAGAAAAATTTGCGAATAAAAATATTTTATTAGCAAACAGAGAACGTCCTACATGTAAATCAAGTTACAGTTCAAGTGGAGGGTTTGTATGTCTTACTACAGACGAAGAAAAAATGTTACATCAACGCGGAGGAAATCGAACTAACGACGCGGACTTCTAGTAAACCGTTTGCGTTGACTGCGATTTTTATAATTCTTGTTTTTGTAGTATTGTTGAGATAAAGTTAACCCAACTGGTAAAAGACTTGCGGTTGCTGCATTGTACAACGAAGTTACGTATCCTCCTCGCTTGTTACTTTTGCGCCGAGTTTGTCTAAAGGTGTTTGAAGTCATACATAATACGGAGAAAATATTTTAAATGAATAACATAAATAAAAATACAAAGAGTTAATATAAAATGAATAAATAAAAATAACGTAATGTATAATAAATATGGCTTTAATTCATCTAAAACAAGTTCTTGAATAGGATGAATAATTAATTTAATGTTTTTTTTAATATCTTCTCTATTTAATATCTCTAAATATTTAGAAATCATAACATAGTTTAATTATTTTATAATTGCGTGTTATTCGTAATTATAAAAATAATTTTTATGTATATGACAATATATCATCCAAATTCAGATTTTGATTTTTCTAAATTATATTTATCACAACCATTAGCATCTGCGAATGGATCGTTTTTTTCAAAAATAAATATAATAGATACAGATGATTCTTTGTTTATATATACTCCTAAATGTAATACTCGCCAAGGAATTGTAACTACAAAGGACAAAATATATACAGATTTATTATTTACTTCTGTAAATAGTAATATAACTCAATGGTTGTCTTTATTAGAAGAGCATTTACAAAAACTTATATTTGAAAAGAAAGATATATGGTTTGCTACTGATAATATTGAATTAGATGATATTCAAAACGCATTTATTCCTATCATAAAAATATATAAAAATACTCAATATTTATTAAGAGCTTATGTTCAACAAACAAAACAACAACTTAAGGGAGAACCATTATTAATTTACAATGAAAATCAAGAACCATGTTCTATGTCTTCTATAACAGAAGACAATCCTATGATAACTATTTTAGAAATACAGGGTATAAAATTTAGTCAGAAATGTTTTCATATTCCTATTGTTATTAAACAAATTATGTTGTTTTCAAAAACATCATTTCAACAATGTTTAATTTCACATGATATAGCTTATGAAAAACAAAAACAACCCGAAGTAAAAGACCTAGAAGTAAATCAGTTCGAAGTAACTCAACCTGAAATAGAAGAACCAGTAAAGATAGAAATAGAAGAACTAGAAAATAAAGATTTGCTTAAGGAAGTAATTGTAGACATCCATGATTTAGATGAAATTATTCAAATACAAAATCCAATAGAAATTTATATTAAAACAATTGAAAAAATAAAAAATCTAACAATGGAAGCTAAAAAAGCTTATAAATTTGCGAAAGATATTAAGCAACAATTTAATATTGAAGAAGAATTACCAACATTTTAATTTTTTTTTATATAATTTTATATAATGAAGAACGTTGAAACTATGGTAGTAATAGTAGCATTTTGTGCTTTAGGATTATTAATATACAACTCTAATACCAATAAAAACATGAATCCAATGACCTCTTCACATTTAGGAAATTCAAATTCGGCTCCATCCGCATCTATGCCATCCAGCCATACAGACATGTACGCAGGCGCATCGGGACTTAAAACAAATACCTACAACATGCCTTCACACTCCATGAATGATGACCCTACTATGTTGTTACCTAATGATGCTAACAGCAAATGGTCGAATTTAAATCCTTCTGGAGATGGTCAATTAAAAAATATTAATTTATTGTCTGTACAAAATTTAATTGGACAAAATACAGTAGGGTCTACTAAAAAGAATATGAATTTACAACTTCGATCTGAACCCATCAACCCTCGCAACAATGTAAGTCCGTGGTTACAATCTACTATTGAACCTGATCTTATGCGTAAGCCATTAGAAATTGGACAAGGCGAAAATTAAATATTATTGTTAATTAATATGGATTTTACCTATATATTAATTATCATTCTTCTTCTTGTTTTTTTAACTTTTTACTTGAATTCGGATAGATTCAATTTAGTATGTGTTATTGCTAAAAAAAACGGAAACACTTATTGTGTCCGTGATTCGGATCGTATTCAAGAAAGTGTAGAATTACTCGCAGAAGCATCAGAACGCATGAAACAAATAGTTCAATCATTACGCCGAAAATATCCCGAAGACAAACGTGTAAAACGATTAGTTCAAAATTTTAATCCAGACAAAATTGTAGAAACATTGCCAACAAGTGAATTCACTGCGTATAGTGAAAATAAAGGTCAAAAATTAGCTTTTTGTTTAAGAAAGCATAAAGATGAAATGAAATTAGTTGATTTAAATACACTTATTTTTGTAACATTACACGAATTAACACATTTGGCAACAGAATCCATTGGACATAAACAAGAATTTTGGACTAATTTTAAGTTTATTTTAAAACATGCTGTTTTAGAAGGAATTTATGATCCTGTTGATTATTCTAAATCTCCAGAAGATTATTGTGGATTAATGATTGATGATAATCCATTGTTTTAAAAATAGTATAGGAAAACTATATAAACGCTATTTTATGGTAATAATTTATATATTATTACTATATGATAAAATCCATTAAAAAATATGATAAACAATATACAAATATGCTAGGAATTGTAAATCCATATGAAACTTTTCCTTATAAAATACATGCTGAATTACCAAAATTTGATATTGTTGCTCATCGATTAAATCCTAAACATAATTTTGTTTATGATAAATTGTTTATAGCAACATCACAATCTATGTCAGCAGGAACTTTAATTGAAGTCGCAGATACTACTAATTTTCCTATTTTTATTAAACCTAGATATGGACACAAAACATCTTCTAGTAAAAATTGTTATAAAATATCTAGCATGGATGAATTAAAACCATATTTAACTAAAAAAGATATGATGTGGTCAGAATTTGTAAATGCGAAAGAAAGTATGACCGATTTTTATTTAATTAATGGTGAAATTGTTTACCAATTAACTTATATTTATTCAGAAAAACAAAATGGGTTTGCTGATGATTGGAAATACATTTCACCAGAAAATAAACCTCCAACTGAAATTGTAGAATGGGTCAATCGTTATATGGTTGGTTATTCAGGTCCTGTGAATGTTCAATATCGATCAAATAAAATTATTGAAGTAGGGCTTCGGTTTGCTCGCAGTGGCATGTATATTGAAAGTACTCATAATAAACAACTTATTACAACTATCAATCACGCATGGGAAACAGGTATATGGTCCTTTAAAAATGTAAATGAATTTACATTCAAACCTTATTATAGTTTCAAATGCTGGTCTCCTTTTCCTGTTATTTGTTTAATACCCCAACACATTATAGATTTTATAATGAAATACAACCATTGTATGCCTTTCTATGAATATTATTTTGAACCAACTGGAAAAAAAAGTGTTATCTTTTTCCAGTTCTTACATGAAAATTTCGAACAAGGTATGAAAACAAAAAAATTATTAGAAATGTACATGACGTTGATATCTATATTTATTTTGTTATGTATACTCGTTTCAATTTATTTATTAATGACAAAAAAAAATTATATGTATAGTTTATATTTAATACTTTTATTGTTTGTAATGAGTTTAGATAATTCAATTGATGTTTTATGTAGCCAAATTATAAATCAAAAACAATTTGTTGTTTAATACCACCACAGATAATAGACAGAATGTTTGGTTACTACGCGATATCCATCCCGCATAGTATCCATGCTTACAATATAACTTGTTTCCCACTTTGTTCCATCATCCAATTTGCCTACGCAATAAATATAGCCATTGCGTGTTGTTTCAAATTTCCACTCATGAAGAGTGTACTTCCAATAATTCACATCATTATCTAGTTGGCTATTCCAATCCCTCATAATTTATTATTGCTCAAATCTTTAAGTGTTATAAGTTAATTATTTTACTAATATATGGAACGAATAAGATATACTGATTCGATTTATGAAGGTGAATGGGATTCTGAAAATGAAGAAAAACATGGAAAAGGAAAATTAACATTTTCAAATCTTATTTTTGATGGAACATGGAAGCATGATTTGATACATGGTATTGGAACCATTACCTATAAACAACCTCAAACTACTAAATTTGTATTTATTAAAGGATTATGGGATCAAGGAGAATTATTAAAAACTAAAATTTTAAATAATAATAAACTTAGTGTAGATTTTTCAGATTTATTATTTTTTTTAAAAACATATGTACCTAGATCATTATATCCATTATGTGGGTTTATACAATCATCATCTGTTGTAGAATTATTTTTAAAAAATATAAAACAATCTTCTGTAGTTAAACTTGTTGCGTTATGTCATGCGGAAATAATAGGTATTATAGAAAATAATAGATTAGAACAATCGTATCCTGTAATTGAGCGTATTAGTATGGTTCCTAATGATGTGATTAGTTATATTAACATAGATGATACCTATAATATATATATATAAAATGGTTACAAAACCTTATGCGAATAATGAATTATTTAAACTAAAAATAAAAGAACAACTAAATGAAATTGTTCATAAAGGATGTATGGAAAATATTGAAACACCTGATTTTAATTACTTTAAAACCAAATGTAAAGATAAAGAAATTCCTCATCATACTTTTTTTGATAGTTCAGATAAACAACAAATGTTTAACAAAGAATTTTCAAATGAAGGAACTGGATTGAACCTATTATTGCTAATAGATGAACATAATAATTATATTAATTTATTTTCAATACAAAATGAATGGACTTTACAAGAAATATTAAATGAAATCACAAGGTGTAAACATTTTATATTTATAGATTCATCTTGTTCTAATCAAGAATATGATACATATTCACAAGATCAATTAAATACATTAGGTGGTAAATCAAAAACAAAAAACAAAAAACAAAAAACAAAAACAAAAAACAAAAAACAAAAACAAAAAACAAAAAGAATATATTAAAAACAAAAAAAGATATATAGAATGATAACTGGTTTAGCTAATATTGGCAATACTTGTTTTTTAAATTCAACTCTACAGTGTTTATTACATTTAAATGAATTAAATATTATTTTAAACCAACAAATCCCCACTACATTATTATTAAAAGAATATAATGATCTTCGGTTGTTAATGTTTAAAAACTATAAATCAGTCAGTCCAAATCGGTTTGTTCATGTTATTCATCACATTTGTAAAGAAAAGAAAATGGTATTGTTTTCAGATTTTCATCAAAATGATGTATCTGAATTTTTACAATTTATGTTAGATGAACTTCATATATCTATGAAACAAGAAATGGAAGTAAATATTCCACTAGATTTAAATAAAGTAGATAAAATATGTTATGAAATGATTCAACGACTATATAGTAAAGACTATTCATCTATTAAAGATCTTTTTTGTGGAATTGAAGTATCTACTGTAAAAACACCTACAGAAACTATTATTAATGCTGAACCTTTTTTAATATTAAATCTTCCTGTTAAATCATGTACAACTATTTATGAATGTCTTCAATTATATACAAAAGAAGAACAAGTAGATTATAAAACAACTGAATCAGTAATTGCTTACAAACAATTACAATTTTGGAAATTACCAACATTGTTATTTATTACATTAAAACGTTTTGATAATTTTAATAAAAAATTAAACCATTTTATTGATATACCTAAACAAATTACAATTGATTCTATACATTATGAATTAATATATGTATGTAATCACTACGGTAATGTACAAGGTGGACATTATAATGTTATTCTTCGTAAAAATAATGAATGGATTGGCATTAATGACAATACTGTAGTAGTTATATCAGAAAATAATGTAATTACTCCTAATGTTTATTGTTTATTATTTAGGAAAATTTGATATAACGTATAATTATGATATGTGTTGGATGGATATTAGTTATATTAACAGCATTATTTATTATATATACGTTTGCTTCACATAGCGAATTTAACAAACCATCAAATAAATTTTCAATAGCATTTGCTATATTAATATGTATAGATTTATTCTATTTTTTCCTAGAAGTATTAAAAATAAATAAATAAAAAATTAACTTAGTATATGAACGTTTATTTAATCATTTCTATCTCCATTTTTATGTTATTTCTTATCTTTTTTTATAATTCTTATTCTTCTCTTGAACTATTGATATTTTTAGCATTTGTAATGATTATTAGTTTTATTGGTGCTCAATATTTTTTTGGAGTTAATTTAACGGCTAATATACAAAATTTATTTTCGTCACCTGAAATAGACGTAGCCATTGTTCAACCAAATAAAACCATATTAGATACCACAAAAAAACAAACATATCACGTACAAGGAAAATTTGATTACATGAATGCTAAAGCTTTGTGTAAAGCTTACAATGGAAAATTAGCAAATATTCAACAAGTAACCGATGCGTATTCTAAAGGAGCAGAATGGTGCGACTATGGTTGGTCAGAAGATCATATGGTTTTATTTCCAACTCAAGAAAAAACATGGAAATCTTACCAAGAATTAGGAAATAAAGAACAATGCGGTCGTCCAGGAGTAAATGGTGGATATAATCATAATATATTCCAACGTTTAGGAGCGAATTGTTTTGGAAAAAAACCGGATTTAAAAGGTAACATGCCTGTTAAACCTATATCGCAGCCTATTGTAGATAAACGTGTTCAATATTGGCAATCAAAATTGCCATCACTTACTGTTTCGCCTTTTAACTATGAATCTTGGAGTGAATAAGACTTAATTGAAAACCTGTTGTTTTTTGGATCGGGCATAGTTTGAAGTCTTGTAATTTGTATTTTGTCTTCTTCAGATACATTATACGGATTATTTTTCCGTAAAATGTTGAGTACATGAACAGTAGCTTGTGTCCATCCGGCATACATTGGAGATGATTTTGTCTTCTTTGATTCCGTAGTAGTATCCATTGTAATATCCATGTTGTAATTTTGTAATAAATTAATGTAGTTTAATTCATTTCAATTTTTAATTGAAATTTATTTGCGTCTAATTCTTTTTCTTTTCTTTTCTTTTCTTTTTTTAATAACATTCATATAATTCAATTTGTCTAGATGTATTGTCTAACGTAATTTTCAATATGGCACAATTTATAAATTTTATTTTTTTACGTTTTCTATATTAATCAATAATATATACCTTGTATTCTGTTGTTATGAAGACTTTTGTCAATACATTAATAGTTTCTCTATATTAACGTTATAAACAAAAAAAAAGTGTTATTGATTTAAGTGAAGGTGCGTGAAGTAATTACCGTCTATATTGGCTAAACGGAGAATCTTTGGTCTTGGTATATTCGACGAACACGGCTGGGGAACATGGCCAATCGTAAACTGGTTTCTTTTGGAACTTGGTCTTGGTCTCTACGGGCGCAGATTCGTCAGGGTCGTTTAGAAACGGCTCAGGCCATGATCGAGCTTTCTTGATGTTGAAGATAACGATGTCTTTATTTTTGCGGTCCGCTGGTGTCCCCCATTGACTTATTTTCTTTGACGCCGCTTGCCACCGGTATGTTGGCTTGGATCCTTTACGGTTGAGTACTACCGCACGCTGTTCACGATAAGCAAGACGACGTTTCTGCTTTCGAGTAGTTGGTTCTTTTTCTTCAGGTTGTTCGTTGATTTCGTCTTCAATCTCGGCGACAGGTTCGTTGCTGTTCGATTCAATATGTTTTTCTTCCGTCATTTCGAGAGATAAAATGTATTGAATGGAAGAGCAATGAACGCAATCGTAAGCGAGAAGAGGTGAGCAAAATTCGTAAGTAGTTGACATCTTGATCGGTTGGAGTTGGTTATATCTACTATTTATATTAAAAATCGTTTCAATTTTATTTTGAAATCTCACAACGCAATGTGTCTAACTTCATAGTAGAACCATCTTTCAGAAATGTAAATGCTGTGTAAACATTAATTTTACTAACAGTACTGTTTGTTTTGTTATATACATCTGTAATAGATTGAAGAGAAGGATATTCTTGTTCATTATACAAAAATCCTCTATCCGTTACGAGTATTTTTTGTTTTCTGAAATATAACTCGGATATAGCATGATGTTTACATAGGTCAAGTTGATTGGTCGGAGAAATACGTTTCTTTTTAGGTTGAATTGCTTTTTCAAATTCTTTAGTTACTTTAGCTTCAAACAAAGAATATTCTGTTTGAAGTCGTCGAAGTTGTTCTTTGAATTGGTTTAAATCATGTTCAATCGTTGTTTGTGATATAGAACGTATTGTTTGTTCCAATTCCTTGATTAATTTCATTTCTTCCGGTTTATGTTTTTGACCAATTTCTTCACGAATCGTTTCTTGTTCTTCCGTCAAATTCATCTTTTACTTTATATAATTTAACTTTTTAAAAAAATATGTTTCAATTTTATTAAACATTCATTTCAACTAATAATATATAATTCTGATAGATCCATCCATACATAGTTTCATCTAATTTATAAGGCATTTGTTTCATTTCATTCATAAATATATCATTTAATAACAAATCAAAATCTATCCAATCTTCAATAATATCCCATTTATTTGTATGAATAAGATGTATCCATTCGTCTAAGGTAGGAAGAGTAAAGTTGTGTTTAATAAATTTTAATGTATATTCAGGATATTGAATCACAATAAGATGCCAATTTTGTAATAAAGAATCACGTTGTTCTTCTTGATATTCTATAATAGGTATAAACTGAAGATAACAACATTTTCTATTTATAATCGATACATAAAATTCATCTTTTGTATGATAAAGTATTGGTTTTGTTAGGATGGATAAATAAGGAACATTGATAGTTAAAAAATTTGCGAATGCTTCTTGACATAATGTTTGTTCGCATAATTCTTGTTTATTCATTTTTTACATAAATGTATATAAATTTATATGAATTCAATTATAAATTCATTTAAAAAAAATAAGCGTGATTATATAGAATGAATGAAATGAGTGTTATTAAACGTGATGGATCTATACAACTCATGTCTTTTGATAAAATTTTGAATCGTATCAAAACTTTAGGGAATATGAATCCACCACTTCAATTAAATTATAGTCAACTTGTTATTAATATCATGGATAAATTACATGACAAAATTACAACATCTAAAATAGATGAATTAACAGCCATTGAATGTGCGTATAAAATATCTAGTCATCCTGATTTTGGAACTCTTGCTGGAAGAATTATCGTATCTAACAATCATAAAAATACATCTACGTCATTTCGCGATATAACAGAAATGTTATTTCAAGAAGGCATTGTTCAAGAACCTTATTATAACTATGTGATGAATAATTTTCGTATTTATCAAGAAATTATTGATTATTCTCGTGATTATGATATTGATTATTTTGGATATAAAACATTAGAACGAGCTTATTTATTAAAAGTAAATGATACTATTGTTGAACGACCTCAACATATGTGGCTGCGCGTAGCAATTGCTATACATTTAAATGATGCCGATAAAATCAAAGAATCTTATGATTTAATGTCTCTTAAAAAATTTACTCATGCTACACCCACTTTATTTAATGCGGCTACACCTAAGCAACAATTATCATCTTGTTTTTTAGTGGCAATGGAAGAAGATTCTATTGATGGTATTTATGATACATTGAAACAATGTGCTCAGATATCAAAACATGCTGGTGGCATTGGTCTTCATGTACATGATATAAGAGCTAAAGGATCTAGAATTAAAGGTACAAATGGAGTAAGTAACGGAATAGTACCTATGTTACGCAATTTTAACGAGACAGCACGATTTGTAGATCAAGGTGGAGGAAAACGTAAAGGATCTTTTTCTATTTATTTATCGCCTGATCATGCGGATATTGAAGATTGGTTAGATTTAAAGAAAAATACAGGAGATGAAAATCTTAGAGCTCGTGATTTGTTTTATGGTATTTGGATTCCGGATTTATTTATGGAACGTGTAAAAGCAAATGAATCATGGAGTATGTTTTGTCCTCATATGTATCCAGGATTAAATGATGTCTATGGAGAAAAATATAAACAATTGTATTTAAAATATGAATTGGAAGGCATAAATGTAAAAAAAATAATGGCAAGAGATTTATGGTTTAAAATTTTAGCTGCTCAAATGGAAACAGGTAACCCATCCATTTTATTTAAAGATGCTTGTAATGAAAAATCAAATCAAAAAAATATTGGAACTATTAAATCTTCCAATTTATGTACAGAAATTATACAATATAGTGATAAGCATGAAACAGCTGTATGTAATTTAGCAAGTATATCATTGTCTAAATTTGTAAAGGATAAAGTGTTTGATTATGATGATTTACACTATGTAACTAAAGTAGTCACTGTTAATTTAAACAAATTGATTGATATTAATCATTATCCAACAGAAAAAGCATTAAGTAATAAAAAACATCGACCTATTGGAATTGGTGTTCAAGGATTAGCAGATGCGTTTGCGTTAATGGATATTCCATTTCATAGTGATGCTGCTTTAGAAGTAAATAAACAAATATTTGAAACGATGTATCATGCTGCTATGGAACAAAGTATGGAATTAGCAAAAGAATTAGGACCTTATGATACATTTTATCATTCGCCTTTATCCTTTGGTCAATTTCAATTTGATTTATGGAATGTAAAACCATCCAAACGATATGATTGGTCCAATTTACGTAACCAAGTCATGACATATGGTGTAAGAAATTCATTACTTATTGCTTTAATGCCTACTGCGTCTACATCTCAAATATTAGGAAATAATGAATGTTTTGAACCCTTTACAAGTAATTTATATGTAAGAAGAACATTAGCAGGTGAATTTATTATTATTAATCAACATTTAATTAAAGAATTGATTGAACTCAATGTATGGAATGAAACATTAAAAAATAAAATTATAGAAAATAAGGGAAGTATTCAAGCATTGGATTTGCCAACACATATCAAAGATAAATACAAAATTGTCTGGGAAATTCCTATGAAACATATTATTAATATGTCACGTGATCGAGGACCTTTTATTTGTCAATCACAAAGTTTAAATTTATGGATTGAAAATCCAAATAATTCTGTATTAACTTCTATGTATTTTTATGCGTGGGAAGAAGGATTAAAAACAGGTATTTATTATTTACGAAGAAAACCAAAACATCAAGTTCAGCAATTCACAATTGTTCCTTGTGAATCATGTACCGCATAAAAAAATTGAATAACAATAAATAAATATTATTTAACATATCAATGGCTTCTCTTACTGAACCTCTTTTCATGGAAATTACTACTCTTGGCAAACAAGTAATTATTGTACTTTTTGATGTTAGTGGGTCAGTTATGTGTAATTTCAAATCAACATCGTATACAGTACTTGATATTATGGTAATGACATTATTTAGAAAACTTCGCGAAAAGAATATTAAAATATTTAAAGCTATCTTTTTCGGTTCTAAAAATCCAAACAAAATGCCAAATGGTTATATAACAGATGAAACTTTATTTATTGTTTCCCAAGAAGATGAATTTTTGAAAGTAGCTAAATCTCATACCGACAGATATAATTTAACTTGTCCTCATATTGCTATTCAAAACATACAATCTAATTGGTTGACTACTAAAAATTCAGATACTACAATTGAATTATATATTGTTGGCGATGGTGAATTATATGACGGCAATCAAGATAAATATAATGTAAAAAGAGAATTTAGCACAGTTGTTAAAATGTTTTTAAACCGTAATCCATTGGTACGCATTGGATTTCATGCGATCGATGGAAGTAGCACTACTATATCTGAAAATACAGCCGGTGTGGATATGTATGAAAGTTTAAAAGAAGCAAAACTAACTAGCCGAGTGAGTACATTTCATTTATTCAAATCCAATATTCCTTCAGATGAACTTGAACTAGTAACTAACGTAATTGTTCCTAATGGATACATTGGATATGAAAACAAAATGTTTTTAATAACACGAGAAACTGAATTTTTCAATTATTTATCTTTACAAATTAAAAATTGTAAAGATGAAACAATTTATTCGATTGTTCGACACAGTTCTGCTGCTGTAGGCAATATAATTAAAAGTAAAGGTTTATCAATTAATCTTGCGAATATGTTAATATATGGATATTCAAATTTGTTCAATGAATACAAATGCGAAGATCCAACAATTGATATTGTATCCGAAGATTTGATTCAATCGTTTACTAAATCTGTACACAATACAATTCACAATCAAACTGAATTTAGTACGACATTTTGTACAGATCGTAAAAAGTTCTTCGAAGAGGTAAATATATTGTTATCAAAAAATGTAAAAAATGCGATTGGAACTAATTCAGTACATGGTTATAGCTTTATTCTTGATAACAAAATATATAAAATGTATATGAGCGATGTAACTTCTCCTTTAACTCCAGCATTGCCGTATGCTTGTTTTAAAGATAGCAAAGGAACACTTGCTCCAGTTATACCTGAATCAAGACGATTGGGCAAAATAACAGACCAATGTATGCGACAGTATGTTCGAAATATAGTTAACAAAATATATGGATTTCCAGTTCAATCCGAACAAGCTAAATTTGTTCCATTAGTAACAATGGTTGTAGTATATATGTCAGATGTTTCTCCTGAAATAAAGAAAACATTTATAGATATGAGTATTTGTATGCTTCAAAAAACATTAACCGGTATAAATGTTACAGAACTTGAACATTACAGAAAAGGAAATGTACATACAACTAAAAATTGGATTTCAGAATTACAACAAGTGATTGAAGTTATTACTCATACAAAAATACCAGCTCTTGCTTTTTGGTTTGCTATATGTAATATTTTAGATGAAACCTTAGGAGATAATGTTTTATCTAAAAATCAATACATGTATGTAAAAAGTGAAGTTACTAGTCCATCTTTATGGAAATCTTATATTGAATCTTTATCTAAAGTAGATGTTGTTTATATTGAAAGTGAAAATTTAGAATTTGTATGTTCATTTACACATGAAAATACAGCATCCGGTGGATATGCGATTACTCCACATTCATGGAATAATTCATCATCTTCTCAACTATGTTCTATCAATACAGTTATGACCCCTGATGAAGAATTTATGCATTTACTTATTCAAAATGATCATTATCATTGTCCTATGTGTCGATCACGATTACATAAAAATACATTACGGTTTGTTCGAAAATCGGAATGTACTATATACTTGCCTATCAGTATTGATTCAACTGTAACATCTCAAACCACATCTATTCCATCATCGACTAATTCACTTCAAGATAAAGAAAAAAATAGTATTATTATATTGAAAGGACCAGTTGGTTGTGGAAAGACAACATTAACAAAGAAATTAGTATCTATACTTTCTCCACAAGGAAAAGTACATGTAGTTAGTAATGATGTACAGTGTGTCAAACTAATTCGTCAAGGAGAAAATCCAAAAACAGTTGGTCATATGGCAAGTAAAATAGTAGCTCAAGAACTTAGAACTTTTATTCAATCTAAAGGTAACAAATTTATAATTGTAGATATTTGTAATGAAAAACATAAAGATGGAAGTATATTTGGTGTATCTTTACCTGTAGACACATGGAAATATACGAGTATGTATGTAAATGTAAACCCAATGAAAATATCACCTAAAATGATGGTTAATTATTTTGCTTGGTGTTTACTTCATGTATTATCTCGTACAGAACAAGGTATGGGAAACGATTATTGGTTAAATCCTGAATCGGCTGGGTTTGATATTTGTAAAAAAGTGTTATTTGATAAGTCAAATGCGTTGTTTCCAGGAAAATGTAAATTGCCTCCTTTTACACAAGACAATGCCGTAGAAGTTCTTGGTCCAATGGCTAAATTATATGACGATTATTTGAAGAGAGATTATAATGAAGATGAAGAAATTAAAACATGTCTTGATGTTCTGTAATCAAACTAATTTTTTTATTTTCATCTATTTAAAATGTATTGATAATTTTAGAATAGTAAAACCATAATCCAATGCCAATAAAACATTTAGCAATTAAATCTAATATATTCATAGCAATATTTTTATAGATTTCAGAAAACATGTATACAATTCCATACATTCCCCATACAATTAAATAAATAAAAAACAATATTTTATTTGCTATTTTTTTACCATAAAAATGAATATAAATTAAATAAAACATAATAAAAAAAGGTATAAATCCACCTATCATAGCTAGTAATTGATGTTCAGGATGTAGTACACCATAATAACCTATACCTAACATCATATAATTTAACAACAAGATAGAAATAATAGTAGAAAAATGAATAAGTTGATTTGAATTTTTAGCAAGAACAATACACAATGTGATTAACATAAGTGGTGTAGTAATTGACCAATCAATATATCTTAATTTTGTAATTTCATTCCAATTTATATGTTTATCATTAACTTTTGTAATAAAAATACTATAATAATATCCAGCAATAATAGAAATACACGTTTCTAAATTCATAATGTGACGTATTTGTGGGTCGTTAGTTCGAAGTGCTTCAATAAATGTAATTGTAGCTGTTGTCATCATAATAGAATAAACAATCATAAAAGAAAAGGGTACTATATCATTTGGTTTTATATTTTTTTTATCTTTACTAGATACATCCATAGTATATAAAAATAATTTAATTATTCATCCAAATGGATAAGTAAATTTTGTCATTCTTCTAAACTACTTCTTTGTAGTCTATGGATAAAATAAATAATCATATATTCTAGTAATGCCAATAAAAAATTTTGAAATCATTTACTTGTTGAACATTTAACAACTATTCATACTAACATAAATATAGAATTAAAACCTGGAGTTAAAACCTGGAGTTAAAACCTGGAGTTAAAACCTGGAGTTAAACTATGAATAAAATTTTATAGAATATATAATTGATATGTAACAAAAAAACATTAATTATAAAAACTTAACAATTTTACTATTATATTATCAATGAGTCGATTTCTCAAAATAACTAATTATTTATTGAATACAAATGATATACATAAAATAATTATAACACCTAATAAGTATACAATTCATATTGTAAGTAAACAACTTAATGGATATAATTTCAATATGTTTGGAATGGGTTTTGGCAATTTATTTTCATATACATCTGAAATCGAAATATGTAAAACAAAACATTCAATTGATTATACTATTATTTCAAATTGGTTGAATAGTATTAAAAATGAAATTTAAATATATATATTTTTAAATACTAATGGACGAAATTATTCAACAAACATTCGATTGGGTTAGTTTATATATGAAACATTATGATGAATCACATGATATTCAACATGTGTTGCGTGTTAAACATTATGCGATTCAAATTGCGAAACAAGAACAATTGACAGAACAGGATATATTTGAAGTTACATTAGCTGCTCTTACACATGATGTTGCGGATTATAAATACAGTGTTGAAAACCAACAAGTTATATTAGAAGAATTTTTTAAAGATAAATTAGATCCATTCAGTTTATATAATGTTGTTTACATAGCATGTAATACGTCTTTGAGTAAAGAAATAAATGTAAATATAGATGATTATTTGAATCGGAAATTAATATGTGTTCGAGATGCGGATAGACTAGATTCATTAGGTTCAATTGGTATTACTCGTTATTTTGTATATGGTATTTTACATAAGCAAAGTTCAATACAAGAAATCATACTAAATATGGAAGAAAGAACAAATAATGTAATGAAACATATTAAATCATCTTATGGATTAGAATTAGCAAATAATAAATATAAAATAATTAAATTATTTATAGATGATTTTAACTTAAAAATTTTGTAACATTATTAACTGATATGAAACGATCTTTTATTGATATCGTAAAAGGAATTTTACCTCGACGTAAAGTAATTACTAAACACGAAAATTGTATCATGTATGAATTATGTGGTTCCGAATTATTGACCATACATGATAAATTTCAAATTCCATCTTATCAAAATGAATTAAATACAGAAAAAATTAAAAACATGAAGAATTATTTTTTTGATCGTAAAGATTTTTTTCATTTAAAAAACAATATTGTATTTGGTGTATTACCTTATAACAATGAATTAATTTATTTAATTGATGGTCAGCATAGGTATGAAATGTTAAAACATCTTCAACAGCAATTAAATCCATTTATTACCAATCAAGATTATAAATTTAATGTTTATTTTTATAATATCATAGATGATAATTATCAAATTGCTTTGTTTCAAGAGTTAAACCAGGATTCATTTAAAAATCAACATTTCGTATCGTTAGGAGCAACATTGGGTAAAAAAGTATATGATGTTTCTGAACAACTCAAACAGAATTATATTTTTTCAACAAAACGAAAATTTTCAGATCATGATAAGATATTTACATTAAAAGAATTTATGAATAGAATTCATCCTTATATTTTAGCACAACCTACAGCAAATGATGTTATTTATGGTATACAAGATAAATTTACAAGTTTTAAGAAACATATTGGATGGTTTGAATATAAATCGGAAGAAGAAGAGGTATACAAACGTGATTCATGGATATCTTTAACTCGTATAAATTTTATAGAATATTTATTACAAGACAATGTAATTCCTGATGTAATACCATTATCCAAACGAAAAAGCATTTCTTCTAAATTAAGAAAACAGATATGGGAAAAAGAATTTGGTAATAAAACTGAAGGTAAGTGTCCTATTTCTAGTTGTTCTGTTATTTTGTATAAAGAAGATGATTCTGCGTTTCAATGTGGTCATGTTATACCAAAATCAAGAGGTGGTGAAGATACGTTAGATAATTTACGTCCTATATGCGCTAATTGTAATGCTCGTATGAATTGTATTCATTGGGATGAATATGATAAATAATACATTGTATTTAATTTAAATATTTCTTCATATAAATATGATGAAATTATTAAAGTTTTTTCCAGCAAAAAAATATAATCAAATAATTTTTAGAAGTTTATTTGATTATAAAGATCCTTTTTATTTAGAAAAACAGCTTAGCGATGATGAAAAATCTATAAAAAATATGGCCCATCAATTTTCAAAACAATATTTATTACAAAATGTTGTTCAATCTTTTAGACATGAAAAATTCGATAAAAATGTCATGAAAGAAATGGGTAAACTTGGATTTTTAGGTTCAACTATTCATGGATATGGTTGTGCGGGTATTAATTATGTTTCTTATGGTTTAATCATGAGAGAAATTGAAAGAGTGGATAGCGGCTATAGAAGTTGTATTGGTATTCAATCTTCTTTAGTAATGTATCCTATCTCTACATTTGGATCTGAAGAACAAAAAAATAAATTTTTACCTGAATTAGCAAATGGTAATTTAATTGGTTGTTTTGGATTAACTGAACCTGATCATGGAAGTGATCCATCTGGAATGAAAACAAAAGCAATCTTAAAAAGCAACAATTATATTTTAAATGGTAGTAAAAATTGGATTACGAATTCTCCTATTGCTGATATTTTTTTAGTTTGGGCAAAAGATGAAAATAAAGATATAAGAGGATTTATATTAGAAAAAGAAATGAATGGATTATCATGTCCTAAAATTGAAGGTAAGCTATCATTAAGAACAACACATACTGGAATGATTTTTATGGATAATGTTGTTGTACCTAAAGAAAATATGCTACCAAATGTAAAAGGGTTAAAAGGACCTTTTATGTGTCTTAATAACGGTAGATATGGTATATCTTGGGGAGTTCTTGGTGCTGCTGAAGATTGTTATATAAGAGCAAGAGAATACAGTTTAAATAGAAAACAATTTAATAAACCATTAGCCGCAAATCAACTTATTCAAATTAAATTGACAGATATGCTTAGTGAAATAACTTTAGGTATTCAGGCCTGTTTAAGAGTTGGTAGACTATTAGATGATAATTCAAATGTTTCTGAAAATATTTCTATCATAAAAAGAAATAATTGTTTAAAAGCATTACATATTTCAAGAAATGCTAGAGATATATTAGGTGGAAATGGTATATCAGATGAATATCATGTTATGAGACATATGTTAAATCTTGAAACAGTAAATACATACGAAGGAACACAAGATATTCATGGATTAATAATTGGTAAAGCAATTACAGGAATTAGTTCTTTTTAAAATTAATAAATTGTAACTTAATTACAATTTATTTTTTACGCTCTCGGACAGTTTCGATCTGTCTACCTTGTGATTAACAGTCACACGCTCTTCCGATTGAGCTACGAAAGCATTTCTCTACTCTGTAGTAGAGATATTTCTTTAAGTAATTTTTAATTGAAATAGAAATAGAAATTAAAACATTAAACTATTTACTTGAAAATAACTATCGTAACTTTACTTGAAGGATGACAACAAACTATTTACTTGAACTATCTCGATGCTATATGCCAAATGTTTAGTTAGAGTAAGCTAAACCACCCATACCACTCATGATACGAAGAACATTGTAGTTGGTAGCATACACACGAACCTTGGCAGTTGAGGTCGCCTGTACAGCGGCGTTGGATAGTACAAGTTGAAGAGTTGCGTTATCAATACGAGAAAAGTTACATGTGCCAGATGGCTGATGCTCTTCAGGCCGGAGAGCGAACGAGTATACGTTAATACCGGTATCAGGTGTTCTAGAGTGAGCAAAGAATGGCTGAACAAGGTCAAAGTAGCTGCCTTCACGCTCCGAGAAACGATCTTGGCCGTTAAGCTGTAATTTAGCAGTGACAACTGGGTTCTCACCCCAGCAGTGTAATTTAAGAGCAGTCTGCGACAATACGAATGTACCCGCATCCGATACATAGGACTCAACCGCATTTTCGGGTGCGACAGCCATGTTAGTAACATCGTAACCAGTGTCTCCGCCAGAAGGAACATTCCACATCTGATTATGTACACCATACGAGCCATCCATGGCACCAGCAAACTGGAACAAACCATCGCTATCAATGAAAGCATTGCCGTCTGGACCGCCTTGAGCGATCGATTGAGGACCACCGAAAGCATGAATTGCGTTAGGAAGAGCATCTACCGAATCAGTGTAGTTGAATGGCTGAGCACCAAGCGCTTTGTTAAGAAGCTGGTCCGAAGTGAACGACGAGCAGTAATCAACATTCTTATCAGGCTGAACAACCCAAATCAACTCCTTGACAGGGTGGTTGAAGTTAAGCTTAATCTTGTTCGAAGACGAACCAACCGATTCATCACCTGTGAACTGAAGCTGCTCAATTAAATACTCGTGAGGATTTTGGGCCATACGACGACGCTCGTCAGTATCTAAGAAGATGTAATTGACGTACAAAGATGCGGCTACAAGAGACTGGCTGTAAGCATTCTGTACCTTTACAGAACCGGTAGTGCCCGAGTTTAGACTGGAAACAGCCCACAAGCATTCATCTAATGGACGAAGATCAATGTTAATGCGAACTTCATGGTACTGAAGAGCAATAAGAGGAAGAGCAAGACCAGGGTTCTTACAGAACCAAAACTGAAGAGGAACATAGAGAGTTGTCTCAGGAAGAGCATTGCGAGGAGCGCATATCTGTCTAGGAGCATCGGACTCGCAAGGACCATCTACGTTGGCGAACGATGGGTCAGTAATGTAAGTTAGCTGAGTAGTGTTGCCAACCATGTTGAAGTAGCCTTGCTCTTGGCCAGCAGGCATGGTGAGCTGGTTCCATATGTGCATCCAGTCACCATAGTGTCTGTCAATGCGCTGACCACCAATCTCGACTTCAACTTGGGAGATAAGCTGCTCACCAGGGAAATCAAGCCAGCGAGCATAAACAGCTCCAGTTGAGTTTGCCAATTCCTGGCTAATCTGAGGAAGAGTTACTTGGAGCATGGTTGTGTGGGCAAGATCGCCGTTACGAGAAATGGTACAGGTTACACGTCTGCCAAAATCAGCTTGACCGTTGAAAGTCTGCTCAATGGCCTCCATGGCAAAGTTTGTGTACCGTCTGTAGGTAACCTTCCAGAAGGTAATCTGAGGATTACCAGTTAAATAAACATCTTGTGCGCCATAAGCTACTAGTTGCATTAAACCGCCTCCCATCTTATAATATTGCTAAAGAAAATAATTTTGAAAATAAACAAATAAATCATTTATATTTATTCAAAAAAACGTCTAAATAAGAATTTGTAAAATATTGATTCATACCATAATGTCGTCTTTTAAATATATAAGTATTGTTTTTTTTGTATACGATCCATCCATCTTCAATTGCCTTAATAATAAACTTTCGTTTATTCATTTTTACATAATTAATGTATTTTTAATTTAAATGTTCAACTTATTAATTTATCAATGCATAAAACAAAATATAATGATATTCCTTTAATGTTAGATAAAAAACATT